AAAAGTTTTTGAAAAATACTTGACTTGACCACCAAAAGTATGATATAATAAAAGGGGATATATTAAAAAAAAAATAACTATTTTATACTTGACTTGGCGCAGCTCCTTGTGGTATAATAAAGGTATTGGGGGGTTAGGGGGGACCGCGCGCGGCGAAGCTCCCTGCGCAGCTCCTTCGGTGGCGACCCATTAGGTTGGTTCCGGTACCTATCCATTAGGTTAGGCTACCTACCTCAAAGCACAAAAAAAGAACGAACAAAAGTTCGTCTTGACAATACTTGACTTTAGGTGTATACTTATGGTATAAGGGGGAGTGTTTTTTTTATTATATATATATTTTTTACATAAAAAAAAGACTAGACTAGTCTTCTTCTATGTTTAATGTATCCCAATCAATCTCACTTTCGCATTGGTCTATAATGTCATCATAATCTTGATTAGAGCATTTTTCTTCGGCGTCTTCTAGTGAATCAGCCGTAACAACTCCTACATACATTACCCTAGCATAAACTGTAAAAGTATATTGTTTTTCTTCCATTTTTTTAACCCCCTAATACACAACATTTATTTTTTCTATTTCTTTTACTTTTTCAAACTTTATGGAAATAATATCATAATCACACAAGTCTTTATTATCTTTAATTAAAAGTAATAAATCTCTAATAGTAAAAACAAATTCTTTCTTACTTTGTATATATATTTCCATTTCTTTTCTTTTGTGGTCAATAACAAAACTTATACCATTTGTAGTCATTTTCTTTCCCTCTCTTTCTCTCTATAATTATAATACCACTTTTATAACTTAATGTCAATAAAAAAATATAACTATGGGTTAAAATAGTTATACCTTTGAAAAAAATAATCAATAGACTTTTTGTTAAGGGACTTATAAGGTTGTGAATAACCCCCTTTTCAAAAAGTATCTATATTATACCATAAAAAGAACACTTGTCAAGTGTTTTTTAATTTTTTTGTAATTTTTTTAATATTTTAATTTTAGTATCAAGTTTTAGATATCTTGTAATACATATCTTTTCAAATAATAACTTTTTAACTTTTTCTATCATAAAAAAACTCACTTTCTTGTTATGTTCCAACTTATAGGGTATATCTTTTTTATTCCCTAGTTTTCGTAGTCTTGCCAACTAGGTGAAACATTTAATCTTATAAGTCTATTTCCTAATAGGTCAAGACTTTTTTCGTATATAGTTATCTCATCACTAATATCTTGTAAAGCAGTATGACTTTCTTTGTAATTAGCATTATTTATTAAGTAGCAATATATTGCTTGTGCTGTTAATCTTACTCTACCACTATTAGTAATAAAAGCACTTTCGCCTAAGTCGTTTTTAATGTCTTTGTTTTCCTTACAAAACTTAACATAATTTTTACTATTAGTAATTATAGTGCTTATTTCCATAGTGTCTAATAAGTCCAACTCATTAAAAGGACTATAACAAGCAAATTCATTTCCTAACCTATCAAGTGCTTGTTTGTCAAAATTGCCGTTGTGTGCTACCATAATACTTATATCATATCTTTTAATTAGATTATTTATTTTAGTATAAATATCTTTAACACTACCTATAAAATAAGTATTTGTATCTTTGATACTTTCCTTATAAGTAGGGTATTTACTAGCACTAAAACTTGATAGCATAGCATATTTATTATTAAAAAGTCTTTTAACAATAAAACTTCTAGCATATACCACTTTTTTATTAGCATTATCATAGATTTTTACACCTATTTCAAATGGTAGCACCCCCTCGGGGTAGTAAATACTCCCTATTGTTTCAGTATCTACAAAAAGTAAATAATTTACCTTATCAATGTTTCTTCTTTTACCTTTGATTATTTTTTTCATTTTCTTAATATCTCCATTTCTTTCTAATTAGTTTTTTTATAAACCCCCTAATTATCTAAAATGTAGATATACCCTTATAAGTTGTCAAAGAACACCAAGCAAGATATGATTTTCTTGCTTGTATAGAGTTATCAAGTATAATTTTGATAACCCTATACAAGAAAGAAAGTTTTTATTTGCTTTCTTTTAATAAATCAATTAGACTTTGTGTTGCTTGATAATTTGTTACCATTTTATCATTGTAAGCAACTTTTGTTTTTGTAGCAAGTTCCTTACTTGCTAGACTTGCTAGTGTAGCATTAACACTATTGATTTTATCAATGCTTATGCCTTGTTCTTTTAGTTCCTTAGCATAATCTTTGATAAGTTGGTAGCAAGTAGCACCTTTTTCGTAGCGTAGTAGTAAACCACCTACGAACATTTGTTTTTGTGTCATTTTGATTTTTTCCATAATCTCACAACCTTTCTTTAAAACTTTTCAAATAACACTTGTACTTTTCAAGTACATATTAAGTATAGCACCTATTAAGTATTAAGTCAACAACTTTTTAATAAGTTATACAACTTTTTTTTAAGTAGTTTGATACTTAAGTATTGTATCTATCAAGTACAATTAAATGATACCACCTATTAAAAAATAAGTCAACAACTTTTTAACAACTTTATTAAAAAACTTGTATTTTATGTTTTAACCTATTTTAAGACCGTTTTAAGACACTTTAAGTATAAAGTAATACAATTACACTATCAAACGCAAAAACGCCTTAAAAGTGCCTTAAGATGCTTTTAAAGAGTATGTAAAACTTTTTAAAAAACTTTTAATAAAATACTTGACTTATAAAATAATAAGAGTATAATAGTTAGTGTAAGGTAGCAAGAGAACTACTACCTACAAGAAAGGTTGTGAAAATATGAAAAAGAAAAGAGTTTTAAAAAAAGGAGTAGAAAAGGTTTCAAGTTTTATTTTAGGTGGTTGGATAGTTTGGATATGTACTACTATTGACACAATAGACCTACCTTTTAAAGAGATAAAAATGTACTTGGTATTTACTTCCATTTTTACTATTTTAGCATTAGTTAGTTTTTATCTATTGTTAAAATATAGTAGTGTCTTTGATGAAGAATAGACACAAAAAAAAGACTTGTAAAAAGTCTTTTTCTTTTCCCACTGGGGACACCCGAACGAATGTTCACACGAACGAATGTTCAAGGGTGGGGGTGGGTTTAGTAAAATACCGAACAAATGTTTGTATATAAGGGAGAGCACCTACCCGTTTTTAGAATATTAATTTTGGTTTTTTAGGCTACTTACCCGAATTTACAAAATTATTTTTCAAATGCTCCATCCGAATTTACAAAAAAAGAGTAGCAAGGGTGTTCACTGCGCTCACTGCGCAAAAGGTGCTACTCTATTCTGACCAATGTCTCCTCGGTCAATCCGTTATTATAAGTAAGACGCACTAGTTGCGCCGACGTTAACCCCATTATTCGCTAATGGGAATTCTTTTTACTGTTTCTACGGCGTATCCACCGTCTCCACCAACACATTCGCACATTGGGAATTCTTCGATATCGTTGCTGTCTTTTTCAGCTACTAATTTAACTTTTACATGGCAATCTGCGCCGTCATCTGTAAGCACTTCTTCTACTTCGCGGTAGAATAATTTTCCACAGTCTTCTTCACATTCATAAACTACATATTTTGGTTTCATATTTTGTTTTCCTCCCTGTTCTCTCGCTACGCTCGTTTACGTAGCCTATTCTGATGCGCCTAATGGCGTCTTTTGCGTCTGGCCTGCGCCGCTTTCGCCTTGCGCCTATTTTCTACGGCCGTGGACACTGCGTCATCTATGTGAAACAACACTAGTGTTGCGCACATGAATCCTACGCCGCTAACCAGGCCTTCTAATAATGCGTTCAACATTCGCCGCACCTCCTACGGTTTCATCCTTTTTTTTCGTGTAAAAACTTTTTACTTTTTTTCTTTTTTAATTTTTACAATTATATTATATAATTATTTTGCGCCTTCTGTAAACTTTTTAATCGTCACAGCGCTGGCATTTTTATTAGCCAATAGCAACGTAAGCATGTGCGCTTTCGCCCACTCAGGTTCTACGCTGGCCGCAATAAAGTATGCGCCTTGGAATCTTTCTACTGGCCACCATGAGATGTTTCCTTCGTCATCACGGATGCGCAAATACATGACGTCGTTGCGCAAACAATAAGCCTGAGTGAAATACTGGCGTTCTGTGTGCGCCGATTTCACTTTGATGCTGAGTGGTTTAGCATAGCGCCATTTTACGCGGTCAACAGTAAAAACTATAACAGCATATGCTGCGGCTGAAGTGAATATCACGGCAGCTATGGCTAGACCAATAATTAATGTATTTAAAAATAATTCGTTCATATTGCCTCCTCTAATGTGAGCCCATGGGCCGCAAACCATTCGCACAACGCGACACGTTCGCTACATGGATTGTCCGGTTTCTCATATACTAGTAATGCGACTTCGCAAGCCCGAGCGTCTACGGCTCGAGCCATTTGACAAAGTTCTGCGACTGTGCGCCCAAAATCAAGTCTAGCAAGTTGGGCCGCGTACTGGCGCAAGAACATACATGAGCTAGGATTCTGCGCACAGAGTTGGCCATGACATAAATTATGACATTGGGCTCCAGGGGCGAAACTTTCATAGCGTAGGCCGTTTATAATGCCTCGCTTGTCTTTGTATACGCCCCCGGGTTGGGTTTTATCATGAAACCATTTTGGGTCCCATAGGGCCGTACTGACCGGAATCGTATGTGGTTTTAAATTGCGGACATTGTAAAAAGTGGTAATGGTGATGCGGATTTCCATAGACTTTTTCTCCTTTCGACAAATACAATATATCATGAAACAAGACCTTCTGTCAAGATTGAACTTTAAGAAAGTATTCTTTTTAACCCCCAGGGCTTTTCGCTACGCGAAAATCCTGCCTTCGGCAAATGAAAAATCTTCGTTGTGTTTTTCTTTTGTTTTTTATCAAGAAGGGGGAAATGAGTTAATTATGAACGAAGTGAATAATTAACGATATTTAGGGGGTTATTTATTTTTTTATTTTCTTTTATTCTATTTTACTATATATTATATTTATTATTATATATATTTATATATATATTATTATTTATATATATTATATTATATATATGTATGTTCTGTCAAGAAAAAAAATTACAAAAAATTACAATTTCCTATTGACAACTTCATGAAACTATGATATAATACACTTAGTTAAGAAGTTAAACAGGAGGAAAAAGAATATGAATAAATATTGGAAACATTTTAAAACTATAACTAAACATAAGGCTATAGTAATGTATAATTGTTTTAGAGCAGGAATTATATGGAGAGGATTAACACATGATAATAGTAAGTTTGGCCCTACGGAATTTTTTAGTAGCGCTAAATACTTTCAAGGCACTAGAAGCCCTATAGATGCCGAAAAGGAAGTGAAAGGATATTCACTAGCTTGGCAACATCATAAAGGACATAACCCTCATCATTGGGAATATTGGATAGATAATATTGGAACATATAAAAATACACCTTGTAAAATCCCTTATGATTATGTAGTAGAAATGATATGTGATTGGATAGGGGCAGGAAAAGTATATTCTGCTGATAAGTGGAATCAACATGAACCATTGGCATATTATTTAAAGGTCAGAAATAGTAGAATCATACATCCGGATACTGAGGCGTTGATATTACAATTTCTAAAAACAATAGATGAGAAAGGTCTAAAAGCATTTTACACAATAGCTAAAGCCAAAGGAGTTAAAAAAATATATGAGGGGGAAAGCAAATGAAAGATAAGAAATTTGTAGTTTATGAACATATTTCTCCCTGTGGTAAAAGATATATAGGAATAACTTCTCAGAAACCAGAATATAGATGGCATGGAGGGGCAAATTATAAATCTAACGATTATTTTTATAAAGCTATTAAAAAGTATGGTTGGAATAATTTTAAACATATTATTTTATATTCTGGAATGGCAAGAGAGGAAGCTTGTATAAAAGAAATAGAATTAATAAACAAATATAAAACAAATGATAGAAAATATGGATATAACATTAGTCTTGGCGGAGAATGCTCTACATTAGGATTACATTGGCATAAAACTAAAAAACAAATACAAAACCAAATAAAAGCAACAATAGGGTTAAAAAGAACACCAGAACAAAAAGAAAGAATGAGTAAATCTCACAGAGGGCTTAAACAGAGTGAAAAGCAAATTGAAAAAAGATTAAATACGATAAAAAAAAAGGTATCCAAACGGTATAAATTATAGCAGGAGAGGAAAAATGATAAAATGTATTGAAACAGGAAAAATATATGATAGTGTGAAATCGGCTTATGAAGATTTGGGATTGAGTCACGCTACATTAGAAAAACAAATAAAAAATGAAAAAACAAGAAGTAATTTTCATTGGGAGGTATTATAATGAAGGTCGCTACTTACCTAGACTTCAATTTGCAAGCTTATCAAGAGCGATTAGGTTTAGTTAATTTTCTAGACCAACAAGGTTTATTACAACAATGCTCACCAAGTGAATTAGATAAAGTGGCTAATTATTTACTTTATGCCGAAGACGTTGATGCGGAAGTCGAGTTAAAGGAGGGGAGTAAGAAAAAAGTTAGTTATGAAAGCTTAATAGAAACTACTCTTGGAGAAAACACTGTTCAGCGCAGTCAAGAAGTTTCAATTTATCGTGTCCCAAGACCAACTATAGATAGGGAGAAAGATGCGGACATCCCTTTTATGAAAGATTTGTGGGTAGCAATAGATGATATAAGTGAAAAATATCAATATTGTCGTGAAGTATTAGAGGGCAAAAGAGATATGGACCCAAATAGGAAGTTAATTCCTACTTATCAAACCAAGTATTTTTTAAGAGAGTGGATGATAGACTTACGAAGAGAACAATTTTTATTAAAAGATAGTTTTCGCCCAGTTGTGAACTCAATTGGAGGTTTTCCAATTCATGTAGAAAAACCAGATTATCTTGGGATGCGTATTGGCCCACATGTTTTATGCGAATCTGATTCATGTGTAGATTTTGGAGATTGGCGTCATATACATGCCATGTTGAAATATTATAATGGAATGATGCCAAAGTTAGAACATAATGTTCATCATCCTTGGTGGGACCCATATGAGTTTTTAAACTATTTGATTGGGGAAGTTAGGCTTTCTCCAGAGCATCGCCTAATACTTGAAGAAAAGATAGACAGGGTACCAAATGAAGATATCGTGCGTCATCTTGAGGAGATAGGAGGAAAATCTTATAGTGTTAATTATATAAGTACCATTTGGAAACAACATATTACTAAGCAAATTGTAAAACAAGCTTATCTATGGTGGGAGATGAAGACACATAAACCTGACGGTACTTTAGAAAATATGACTAAGTGGAAAATATGTCCTCAATGTGGAAGACAATTATACGCACATGAGTTGAATTTCGGAAAATATCAAAACGGTGATTGGAAAGAAATATGTAAGGATTGCTTTTACGAAAATAAGAAAGCAAGAGATGGTGTAAGAAATGTTTAATAGAGAAATTATAATACCCTATGAAAAACTAAACAATTTAAAGATTCAAGTTGGAGACCTTACTATTCCATTGTTAGAGTTTATAAAGATTTTAATAAAACAAGAACTGGAGGGTTAAATATGAACGAACAATACAGAATATGTCCACAGTGCGGCAAACGCCAAACTGCGGATATGTATTTGCCAGTTTCCAATTCCTCTGTATTTAATTACAAAGGAGCTAGTTACATTTGTATCGAATGCGTCGCTAAGAAAATTGACCGTCATGACTTAAGTACCATTGACAAAATGTGTCAATTCTTAGATTTGCCTTTCGACGCAAACAAATGGTTGGAAATGGACGGTAAATACGAGAAATTAGGACCTTTGCTTATCGACTATTGTCAAGAGATGAGTAATGGTAAGTATGTTGATAATGATTGGTTTGATTACAACAAGATGTGGGAGAAATGTCGTGAATACAATAGCGTGTTAGATGAGTTAACGGCAATGCACGGCGACTTGTTAATCTACCTTCGTAAAAAATGGGGGCATATAGAAGACTTTACATTAGAAGAATATATGCGCATGGAAGAATATGAACGCCATACCTTGAGTCACTATCCTTTTAAAGATGAAGCTCGTAGAGATATGGTGAGAAAATTAGCTAAGCTGTCTGCTATAGCGGATCATTGTATTGCGAATGGGGATAATAAAGAAGCTACAACAGTTCTCCAAAGTTACAACACTTTGATGAAAGAGTTGGGGATAAGCACTCAAACAGCAAGTAGTGAAAATACTATTGAAACACTATCAGAACTTGTTGCTTATTTGGAAAAAACAGGTTTCTTATTAAACTATAAGATAACTGAAAATAGAGATATAGTCGATAAGACCATAGAAAACATGCAGCAGTATGTACGTCGCTTATTTACGGACTCAAGTGAAACGGTTAATGAAATGTACAATTCAAAAGTATTAACTGAAAGTGGAGGAACTGAAATAACTGATGAAGATATAGAAAACCTTTATAATTCATCTCCAGAAGATGAAATGGACTTAGAAGACCCAATGGATGAAAAAGAATTAGAAAAAATGTTCTCACAGGTGGAAAATGAATTCAAGTAGTATAGATAATATGCTAGATAAATATTATAACACCTTTTTAGAACGAAATGATATGGCACAAATCGTTATTACACCAGATTACGTTGAGCAAAATAGAGAAAAGATGGAGAATATGGTAAGAATATTTACTTTATATCCAGATTATCTAATCGACGTAATTACTCCAGGAGATTCCTTTTTTAAATTATATTTTTATCAAAGAGTCTTTCTCCGAGTGTGTATGCGATTTAGAGAGGTTTCGGGAACATTTCCTCGTGCTTATTCAAAATCATTCCTGGATTTCTTGGCTATGAATATAAGAGGAATAGTTCAACCAAGAAGTAAAGGTTTTACTTGCGCTGATACAAAGAAACAAGCAGCACAGATAGTAGAAGAAAAAACAAATGAAATTTATCGTATGTTTCCTTTTTTTGTTAATGAATTAAATATAAGTGACGTTGATAAAATGAAGAAGAAGTATGGAAACATGGGTTCAGATTATGCGGAATTGAAGTTTCGTAATGATAGTCAGATAGACATCGTTAACACTGGTAATGCCGGTCGTGGTGGACGTAGAAATTTCGGTACATTAGAAGAGTTCGCTATGATGGACGGAGATGCGGTTAACGAGGTTATTATACCATTAATGAACGTAGATAGAAGAACAGTAGCCGGATTGGTAAATCCAACTGAACCCCACGCAGCACAGACGATGATTACTACAGCCGGTTACAAAGGAACCTATGCCCATAACAGAACTCTGGAAACTTTGGTAGACATGGCAGTAGAACCAGATAAAGCCTTTTGCTTTGGAGGGGATTATCGAATACCAGTTATGCACGGTTTATTATCAGTTGATAAAGTAAAAGATAAATTACAGGCCTCTTCATATAAGCTGGAATCGTTCTTACGTGAGTATTGCTCAGTGTGGACTGGTGGAAGTGAAGATAGTTATTATTCGTATACTCAAATTAGTAAATGCCGTAATTTAGTAAGACCAGAGTTCCAAAGAGAAAAAGGATTTAAAGGGTTTTATGTATGTGCCGTGGACGTCGCAAGATTTGAAGGAGACCAAACAGTAGCAATGATTTTTAAAGTGTATACAGAGGGAGAGCGTTATAAAATAAAACTTGTTAATATAAAAATATTAAACGGGACTCACTTTAAAGACCAGGCTGCTATGATTAAGCAATTCGATTTGGATTATGATTTTAAAGCTATCGTTATGGATATTAACGGTAATGGTGCTGGTTTAGCCGATTATATGATAGATGAACAAGAAACAAATGGAATATATTATGAACCATATGGTTTTTTAAATAAAAATAAATATTCTGCCACAGAAAAACGCAATTGTGTGCGAAAATTGTTCGGAATTGAAGCAAATCGTGGATTAAATAGCGAAATTTATACAAATGCGCACATAATTTTAAGTTTAAAACGAGTTTCACTACTATTAAATGAGCAACAAGCTAGAAGATATTTTAGTCAATATAAAGCTTGGAATAAAATGAGCCCAGTTAAGCAAGCAAATAAGTTAATACCTTATGCGCAAACTACTAAGTTACAAGACCAACTTGCTAATTTGAAAGCAAATCTGGATACCAATAGTACGATAGTGCTACAACGTATCAACGGTCATGTCAGAAAAGACTTAGTTTCTGCTTTCGTTTATGGTTTATATTATATAAATCTTATAGAAGAAGAAGAAAAGAAGAAGAGAAATCGTGATTGGAGCAAGGCTCAATATAGCTTTTTGAATTAGGAGGTGAACTAAAATAAAATGGAAGAAAAAAAATTAACAAATTATACAACGGAACAATTAAATGAGTTTCGTAAGTCTATCCGTGCCATGGGGGAAACTGTTAATAATGGAACAGTAGTTATTCCTATGGACGGAGTGGCTTCAAAAGGTCGTAGATTGTTAGAAAGACTTAAACCAGAAGATATATTAAAAACACCTTTAACTGACGCCAAGTCCTGGAGAAAGTTTTCTCGTATCTACTATAGTCATCCACTGTACAAAAGATTGTTAGAGTATTTTGCTTATATTTATTACAATTCATATATAGTGTCGCCTTTATTTGATGACGGGAAAAAGCCTAATCAAAAAAAGTTGATGAAGGATTATAATGCTATTCTTCGTACATTGGATGAAGATATACAGGTAGAGAACTTTACCAACAAAGTTTTGTTAGACTTGCTAATTGAGGGAGAAACCTTTTATTATAACGAGGAATATAAGAAAGGAGCAAACTCTTATTATAAAGCAATTAAGTTGCCTACAGACTATTGTAAGATAATAGGTACTGCTGGGACACCAGCTATAAATATTTTTGCTATTGACTTAACTTTTATAGATACATTAATGGCAGAACTTACAAAGAATAATATACTTACAATAGATGAGGTATTAAAACAATACCCTAAGGCTATTAGGGCTGCTTATAAAGATTTTAAAAGTGGAAAAACTGCTAACCAATGGTTTATAGTCCCTACCGAAAGCGGTATAGCTTTTACTACTAATGATGGAAGACCACCTTTTGCGCTATTACTTAAAGAAATAGCTCGTATTGAGATGTTAGAACCATTAAAAGATGATTATATTTCAACTAATCTTACTAAATTATTGGTCCAATTGATTGACATCGATAAAGAAGGTAATCCAGAAATAGATTTAGAGTTAGCTGCTGAATTTCATAAAAATTTAAAAGCAGTAGCTGCTAAGAAAAATAATGTAGATGCTATTACTACTTTAGCCAAAGAAATTGATGTATTGTCTTTGGGAGAAACTGGCGACGCTACAAAAAATTATGAGTTTCTAGAAACCTATTATGACCAATTTTATAATGACGCAAGTGTTTCATCTGAGTTATTTAATTCTACTACAGCTGGTACTTTAAAGGAATCTCAACAAAGAGATGCTATGTTCATGTATAAATTACGTGAACAAATCGCAGTATGGATGAATTACTATATAGGGTCAGTTTGTAAAAAAAGAATAAGTAAGAATACCAAATTTGTATTTTCTTATTTGGACATCTCCTATAAAAATAGAGAGGAAATGATAGGAAGCTATCTTGAAGGAGCTCAATATGGTTTTAGTAAAATAGTTCCACAAGTGGCTTTGGGAGTTAAACAACGTTATATAGAATCGCTTACTACATTTGAAAATGACGTTTTAAAGCTACACGAGAAACTTGTTCCCCTACAAAGTTCTCATACCATGTCTGCGAAATCCGACAATAGTGGAGATGGAAAGCAAACGAAAACTGAAGACAAAGAAGCACAAAAAGTCAGTGATAATAAAAACGGCAGGCCATCCTTGGATGACAATAAAAAACAAGATTCTACTATAGCGAAGGAAACGAGTTTATAGGAGGGAGCTACAATGAATGAACTACATAAGTATGCTACCTTTTCAGTTGACATATTAGGTACTCCTAATAAAATCAACAGTGTGTTCTCAATGGGAAGAGCACGAATCTTCTACAAAGGAATGAACCGAAATCGTTCTATTATAGACGGCGAGGTTGCGGAGCAATTAGCTTCTACTATTCCTGGTACTCCTATTATTGGAACTTATAATTATGAGACCAATGATTTTGAAGGACATGAAGAAAATCCGAGTGCTTTTGGGTTTGTTCCACTAGACCCACGTTGTACCTGGGTTAAACAAGACGGAAGAGAATATTTAGAAGTCGATGTTGTAATATGGGACGGACGTTTTGAAGAAGCGCAAGGTATCCTTGCTAACGAAAAACACTTATCTATGGAGTTAAATCCAAAGACTATGAAAGGAGTTTTCGAGAAGCACGGAGCCCATACCTACTATAAAGTGACTCATGCTGAGTTTGCCGGAATTACTGTTTTAGGTGATGACGTCGAGCCTTGCTTCGAGGATGCGCAATTCATAACAGCATATAGTAATATGGTAAGTGCTTACGCCTTATATATTGAGGAAACACAACGAAATAATGAAGGAGGTAAAAACATTATGGAAGAAATTACTGAGATTGTAGAACCAGAAGTTACTACTGAAACAGTTGAAGATGCTGCTGAAGTAATGGAAGAAACATCTGCTACTGAAACAGAATCTATTGAAACAGTTGTTGAACCTGAAGTAGAAGCTGAAGTAGAAACTGAAGCCGAAGTTGAAGAAGAAGCTACTGAAACTGAAATCGTAGAAACTATTGACGAAGTATCAGAAGCTACTGAATTTGATGCTGCTGAAGATGACGAAGACAAACTTTGTCCAAAATGTAAGCAAGACCCTTGTGTTTGTAAGAATACTTCTAACGAAGATGAATCTAAAGAAGATGAAACTGAAGAAGAAGATGAAGACAAAGACGAAGAATACAAATGTAACGAAGACGATAAATATGTTTTAAAAGCTGATTATGAAGCTTTAGAACAAAAGTATAACGAAGCTTTAAATTCGTTAAATAAATACACTAAGAAAGAAAAATTAGAAATTATATCTAAGTTCTCTACTAAATTAGAGAGCGACGAGTTAATTGAAAAGTTAACCAATGAAGTTGACAACTACACAATAGCTGAAATTAAAACTGAATTAGGCAATGCGTTAGTTGAACAAATTTCTGCTGAAGAAGATGCTACTAAAGAAGAAGAAGCTGAAACAAACTTTAGTTTAAATATAAACCTAAATGATAATAGTTTAGGAAATACAGCTTGGGATTTAGTAAAGCGTCATAAAGAAAGTAAATAATAGGAGGTACATATTTTATGGCAAAAATTTATGGTGAATATGCTACAGTTGAACTAACTAAAGTAGCTAGTCGTAAAACTGGTGAAATTGAAGCTCAATGCGCATTAGACGAAAGTATTGATTCATTAGAAAACGGTGCTATTATGTTTATCGATGCTAAAAAAGATAAAATCGTTAAAACTTATAGCAAAGATTGCGTAGACGCCATCTATTTACATTTCTCTAACCCACGTAGATATGGAGAACTTGAATCAGGAATGGCTCATTACAGATATGAAAGAAACGACGATTACGAAACTATGGGAGTTAAATATCTTCCAAGATTATACAAACTAACTACAGGAGATTTATTTACAACTGATTTTAAATTTACTGAATTAACATTCGGTAATCACGAAATCGTTAAAGTAAAAGACACTACTATGCCAAATGGTAAGAAAGGTGTTCTTTACAGAGTTGTAAAATAATTTAAGGAGGGACAAATACTATGGAATTAAGTAAATTAATAGAATTAGGTATTGCAGCTGCTACTAAAGAAAACATTCCAGCTGAATACAGTATTAACGATGTTAACGAAACTTTAAGAGAAGAATTAAAAGCATTTAACAACTATAGTTATTATAGAGCTAATAAAAATGTTTTATTCCAATTAATCGAAGAAATCGCTAACGTTGTTGTTCCTAAAAAAGTAATCGCTCAATTTGGTTCATTCGCTGAAGTTCAACATGTTAATGTTGGAGAAAAAATCGTTTTCAAACAAAGAACAGGTGTAAGCCGTGGTAAGAGATTCGTTACAGTAGCTGGAGAATACGGTACTTACCGTACATTCAACGTAGATGCTAGAGACATCACTATGAGTCCTAGAGTATACGCTGGTGCTGCTATCCTAGAATTAGGAGATTTCTTATGTGGTCGTGTTGATATGTCTGAATTAATGGACATCATCATTGAAGGTCTTTCAGACAGTATCTACAAAGAAGTTCAAGGAGCTTTAAAAGCTGCTATCAACGCAGAAGACAGACCTGCTGCTAACAAAGCTACAGTTGCTGGATTCGATGCTGCTGAATTAGACAAATTAATCAACACTGTATCTGCTTATGGAGATTCAGTTACAATTTATTGTACTAAAGCATTCGCTTCTACATTATATAACGCACCAGGATGGGTTGGAGATGCTAACCCTATGACAGCATTACAAGATTATAATGATGTTAGAGAAATGGGATATGTTGGACGTTACAAAGGAACTAACGTTGTATTATTAAGTCAATCATTCGCTGATGAAGATAATACAGAAACAATTGTTGATGACCAATATGCTTATATAATGCCAGCTGGAAAAGAAAAACCAGTTAAAATCGGTATTGAAGGTGGAACTTTAATCGACGAACAAAGATTACAAGATGGTTCTATCGAAGTTCAAGCTCAACATATGTTTGACGTAGCTGTTGTTGCTAATAACTATTGGGCAATCTACAGAAATACTGAATTAAGCACAAACTACAGCGCTTAATTAGTAATATAAATGAGAATGGGAATTATAATTCCCTTCTCTTCATTTTTTTTAATTATTTTTTTAGGAGGAATAATATGAATACAGAAAGAACAATTGTTTTAGAGAATGTAGCTTCTCAACCTGTAGGGTTAAAAGACACTCAAGGAAGAACCTATCGTCTTAATACGGGAGCTAAAATGAGAATTAGTCAAGTTAGTTTACAGGATATCTTAGATTATCCTGCTAGTAGAATTATATTTAATGAAAATATGGTAAAAATCAAGAATATAGATGCTGACTCATTATACAACATGGGTTTAAATGAAGATGAAATAGAATTATATACAGATGGTGAATGCGAACAACCAGCCATAGTAATTACAGAAAAAATTGAAGAAGAAGACCCAGAAGAAGAAATTATAACTGTTGCTAAACCTGCTGCTAAAAAAACTACTACCACAAAAAAGACTACTACTAAAAAGACTACAACTACTAAAAAAGCATCATCTAAAACTACTAAATAATGAAAATAACGGAATATTACGATGTATATACTCGTTTTTTAAGTAAGATAGAAGACGAGTATTTAGCATCGTTAGAAGATGAAAAAGAATTACATATAGCACTTTATCCTTTGCTTTTAAGTGCTATTAATTCTTTCGCTCGTATTAGCGAGCATAATTTAAGGAAACGTGATGAACGAGCTCACGTTTTTTATGAAACTTTAAGCGATGATGAAATAGAGGTTTTAGCAATTTGTATGAAACCTGTGTGGTTAGAAAGATATATAAATAGTAGTAGAAAAATAGAACAGCAATATTATGATGCGGGAATAAAGACCTATTCTCCAAATGAAAATTTACGTAATCTTACTACTTTATATCAACAATATTTAGCGGATATGCGTAAAGCTCTTAATGAATATACTTATAAAAGAGTAAGTATTGTTGGAAACTTTGGAGGTTTAGCCAAAGGCAAAGAAGGTAGAGATTATACACCAGGGCCAACCATTCACAATGGAGATGAAAATGACCCTATTACTTCAAGCGAAGAATAATAAATAGGAGGGAACCTATGGATAAAGATATTATCTATAAGCATATCATTACAAGCCTTTATAAAATGTTATGCTGGAGAGAAGAAGGAAAACATTGGATTACAATTTATGATGAACTATTAAGTGAACTTACTTTTAATGAAATGATAGATAAAGATATTAGAGGTAATTTAGTATTAAAAATAATTACCTTAAAATATATAGATTTTACTAATTTTAGACAAACTATTTTTGAGGTTATAAACTATGTCGACACGTTACGAGGAGTATAAAAAAAGAGTTCATTATAAAGGTAATTCAAAGAGAGAGTATGTTAAGACAAAGGTAGAAGAAAGTATTTCTTCTTTAATAGAAGATAGTCAATATGGTTTTACTATTGATGTATATAAACCTGAGACTAAAAGTTATTTTACCCACGAAGTGGCTATCCTGTCTACTAAGACAACCCAAGAATATGAAGCGGCAAATGTAATAGCTCCTTTAGAAGTTGGATTAGACAAAGGGGTTCTCTTCAAGTGGGATAAGGATAAATGGTTGGTTTTAAAAAAGATGTTCCGCCCTGACCAACCTGGATTTAATGGTATTGCTTATCGCTGTAACACTGAGCTAAAATGGATAAACGAAAAAACACAAGAATTACATATACAACCGGCTTATATGCGTTCAGGACGTATTACAAATGCGTTAGGAGTTACGCCAGATGTTAATAGAGTGTTTGATAATGTTATATTACATGATACGGATTGGAATATGATGGCGGCCACTCAACGTAGCTTAGATTTCCATCCAGAAATGCGCTTTATTCATAATGGGCAGGCATATAGAGTAACCAATGTTGACAATGTTTCAATAGATGGAATATCCATTTTATCTTTGGTTGATGATAAATTGTTAGATACTGATGATATTATAAATGGTATAGCTTATAGTGATAAATACGAATATAGCATTATCAATAAGCTAACTGATGACGTTAAGTTGTATGCTGGAGATGTTATGGAGCTTCCTATAGTTATACTTAAAGAAGGAACAGCGGTAGACGAAGATTTTGAAATAATTTCAAATGATACAAGTATAGTAGAGGTTAGTGGGCATTCTATTATTGGAAGAGGATTAGGGAATACTATTTTGACCGTGAGACTGATGAAAAACAATACTATTAGTATAGATATACCAGTTATTGTAAGTGGTGAGCATGTCGTTCAAGAAGTAAAATTATATATAGAAGGTAATGATTATATATATTGGAATACGAGTGAAACTTATCATCTTTCAAACGGTGAACCAACAGTATTTGCCGTAGAAGCCAAAACCAAAACAAGACACACCGAGACTTTTGCGGAGGATGGAACTGAGGTTACTATTAGTATTAAAGATAAGTACTCTGGAACTTTTGTAATAACAGCAGAAACCGCACAAGGAACTATAAGCAAAACGGTTCATATTAAGACGGTATAGGAGGAATTATGATATTAAACAAAAATGTAATGGAAACAGACAGCTTTTTAGATGTCAATAATGATATATATAGAATACTTACTGTCTTTAACAACAGCCAAGAATTAAAAAAAATGCTAGTGTATACGGACAAAGCCCCATTAGAGCATGAGGATATTAGCAAAGATTTAAGAGATAATCAAATATCGAGAGTTCCTCTTTTACCATATGATGAAGAAGAGGGAAGTTTAGTTATTGTTTCTCTGATATCTGCTGATGAGTCGAATAAAACAGATACTCTACATCCAACATTAGCAATTGATATTTTTTGTCCAGGAAATCAATGGATTATTAACGAAGGCATCAGGCCTTTACAAATTGCCCATATTATTAGCAATTTGATGAAATACAAATTAGTTCAAACTGGTGGTGTGAAATATCGTTGTACTGGTTTGGTAAATGCCCAATTATCAGATATTCTACTTGGCTACAGATTGCTGTTTGAAGTTGTTATAGATGATTAGTTTAGCTAAGGTGTTGGAAGGAAAACCTCTTCGCATTAGTGGAGAGGTCTTTTTTTATCAGCCCACATTGGAAGAAATAGTTGATATTGGAGAAAATCAATATTGGTCTTTATTAAATTTATGGGGATTAAAAAGACAAGAGATGATTCCAGAGGAAACAGAAGACACAAAGGACTTGGATGATTATACATTATGGAAGGCTTATATTTTCTCTGCTCCAGTGTTTAGGAACTTATTGATTCAGTCCTGTCAGCTATTTCTTAAATCAAAAGTAGAGTTTTATGATATAAGTGGCACTATATATATAGGGGAGAAAGGTTCAGGAGCAATTCTGGACGAGACTTTTTATCTACTTATCAAGGAATTGGTTACTCGTATTATTCCTACTTCAGGTGCTTCAGAAGAAGGAGGGCAATATAAGAGAACTGACCACATGTCTGAGAGAGAGCGCCAAATGATTGAAAAAATGGAAAAAAGCGCCAAGAAGATAGAAGAAACGAAAAATCCTGACAGAAAGCCGGAAGACTATCTGGGTAATAGGATATTGGGCCTAGTTGCCGTCGGAGGTTATACATTTGAGCAAGTGTATAAAATGACTATGCTACAATTTAATAAGCTCTTACAGAAATATGTAGAGATTCAAACCTTTGAATTAAGGACTGAATTAAGTCCATACATAAGTTCTGAAGAAGGCCAAGAAAGCAAGTTTTGGCTTGACTGATAATAACTTAGGAGGTATATAAAATGTTAGATATTCAAGGAAGAAAATATGCTTCAGTTACAGTTTGCGATGTTACATTATACGATTTAGTTACTAAATATCCAGTTATGTATTTTGATACTTTAAAAGTTACTACATTAGAAGGAACTGCTGAAGTAACAGATATACAAGGTGGTAAAGGTAACGCTACATTAGCTTCTGTATCACATAGTAAAGCTATCAATGTTCAATTTGATGACGCTATTATGACTATGAGTTCTTTAGCCGTATTAACAGGTGGAGAATTAAGAGAAGGAACTGATGAAGACAAAATCATTATGCTTGAAAGTGAATTAGTTCATGTTGCTGATGGAGAAACTAAAATAGAATTAAGCAGAAAAGCTCGTAAAGGTTCTTACGTTTACATAGCTGAAATGATTAATGGTATCTTATCAACTGCTACAAGAACTGAAAAAGCTTTAGCGGCTGAAAGTAATGAAATCAAGTTCACTGATTTCCATAATTACAAAGAAGATAGCATCGTTGGAGACGCTACATTCAGAGTATTCTATGAATACGAAATGGGATTCCCAACTAAAACTGAAGAATTAACTGAAATCACTGTTTTAGCTGATAAGTTCGCTGGAACTTATAAGTTCATTGGTGATACACTATTATTCAACCAATATACTGGATTAAATGACATTTTCCAAATTGAAATTCCTAAACTAAAATTAGACAGTTCATTCTCATTTAACTTAAACGCTGCTACAGAAGCTGTAGTATTCTCATTCAAAGGAAAAGCTTTAAGAGATGACGAAGGTCAAATGATTAAATTCCGTCAATTAAGACAAGAAGGTAAATCAGGAGATGAAACTTACGGACAATACGATGGTTCATTCAAACGTGTTCCTGCTAAGGAAGTAACTGTTGACTCAGTTGATGGAAGTCTAAAAGATACTGGAAACGTTTATCCATTAGACGAAAATTACGAACCAATTAGTGCGTAATTGAGATAACGAGAGAAGAGAAATCTTCTCTCTTATTTTTTTTGCTTTTTTTCTTGACAAAACTACTAAAATATGATATACTATGAATAGTGAAGAAAGAGGTTTGCTTTGCTACTATAAATTAGAGGAGGAACGATAATATGATAGAACAACTAAGGATGCAAGAAGTTTCTCAGATTATTTTAAGTATGCCAGAAGGAGCTATTATCAAAGGTAAGGACTTTAAGCAGGGAGAGCCGGTTATGATTATAAATAACCCGGCATTATCAAACTTATCGTTCGTATCTAAACCAATTGTAGCTAATGACGCTCAAGGGCATATAGGAACCGCTGGAATTACAAATAATATAGATTTCGTAATTAATGAAGGGTCGGTTTTATACGCTTTGTGGTCATACATTTATGGTTTTAATGATGATAATCCAGGGCAAGTAAAAATTAAGGGAAACGAATATTTAACTGCCATGTCAAATGGTTACATGAAATTGTCCGCTAAACCAGAGAGTAAGCCAGGTGTAGATAACATTTATTTATACAAAGTAGAAGACAATGAAAACACATTACTTTCCAATGATGATTACGAAATCTGCGTGACAGAAGATGAAGATTACTATGTTCATTGCCCCAAAGCAAGAGAGGGAGGCAGGTACTTCATAACTTACAATTATAAAATAGAGGCTAAGTCAATTTCTAATATTAAACAAATACACAATAATATTTTTTGTTCTATGGACATTTATATCGATGCCGTAGATTTAAAGAATGATGATAAACATATGGTTTATATTCACTGTAATAAAGTTCAAGTAGATACAGATTTAATATTGTCAATAAATGATAGTAGTAAAGCTTCATTCACTCCAATTCGTATTAAGTCGGTTCCAGAAGGAGAAGAACTTAATAAGGATATAGCAAAAATAGTGGTGATTTAATATGGCTAGATGGACTATAAATGATTGGAATGCTAAGATAGATAGAACGTTAACGGTACGTAGATTAGGACGTCAAGGAATATTATATGAGTATGAATTACCTTATGGAGCCAATTCTACTCATTATTATGAAGATGCTATTAACGTTAAGTCTATTAAACGCTCAGAGCAATATAAAAACGGAAAAAGACCAGGACAATACCAACCCGTTGGTGATAAAAGATACTTTAATTATTATCAATTAAAGAAACTGAAAAAAGAAGGTCGTAGTGAAGAATATATAGAAATGGTTTCTGATATTTTAAGGAGATTTTATAATGCTAAATAAAGACATTACTACGTTCTTGCGAAATGAAGCAAAGCTTTATGAAGCAGCCGTTATAAAGGCTCTTAGGGGCAAATTACTACAAAATGGTATATACGCTTCGGTAGCGCAAAATGGGGACGATAGAGATGTAATGAGAATTGTCTTGGGTCTAGTTGGAGCGGAAAATACGGGAGCAAGAGCGCGTGCTAAAAAGAATATAGAATTGGTAAGTACTCAAGGTGGGAAAAACCTGTCTTTATCCAAATTAAGGCAAGAAATTATAAATAATTTAGATAAAACTATAGATGAGAATGGGACAATAGACCAACGAAAATTTGGTGTATATATGGAACAAGTTGGATTTGATTATGCCGAAGAAGTTCTTAAGAGGTTATTTAATAGGCGCACTTTTTCTTTTAAAGAAAGCGGAGACCAATCTGGTCAAGATATGAATTATGACTGGTCTGTCCGATTTAGAACTTATAATAATATCAATGGTTTAACTGAAGAGGAAAAGAAGAAATTACAATCTGGAATTAGATTCGAGCACAAAAACACTTTAAATAATTTCCATATTGGAAATGGGACTTTAGACAAGAATTACGTAGAGAGATGGATAAATAATAAAGGTGGTTTTTTAAATGAAGAATTATCTTTACAAGAATTAACCGTAATGTATATTCTTTTAGCCAAATTTAGTAATAACTATCCTATCTTCTTTAGTGTAAAAGACCAAAATTTTTTGTTTAGTAGTGATATTTTAGATAATCCTAATTTACTGTATTTGAAGGATTTTCAACCATCGGGAGTTGATATAGAGCGTGAAGCTAAGCAGATGTATTTAGATAGTCTTAATATAATAGATGAAGATGAGATGGAAATTTATATAAGTTCGTTAAAGAAAAACAAGGCTTTATACAACGAGTTTGAAAAAGATGTGATAGAACATTCCTTAATGAATAAAATGGTAAAAGGTTCGTTATGGTATGGGAAAAAATAGGAGGGAAATAGATATGGAATTAACTTTAAAAAAAGGTGTTAATATTAATTCATTGACACTACAACATAATATTTTAATAAGAGCTACAATGCTTTTAGAAGGAAGAGAAGGAGTTTTAGAAACCGAAAAATTAATTCGTTTAATGTTAGCTACAGTAGATATGGTAGTTGAAGAAGATGTTATTGATTTATGTAATAATGACGAGAGAGATTTAATGACCATAATGATGGAAGATATTGAGCCATTCTTTAATAAACTATTAGAAGATGATAGCTATAAAAAGGCTTGGCATTACATGTGTGATATATTGTTAAAGAGATGTAAAGAAATCTGGGATAATCAACATTCAGCTATGGGTGTTATAGATGCTATATTAACGATGATAGCTACTATGTCTGACGAAGATAAGAAAGAAGCTTTAGTAGCAACAGGTAAAATAGCTGAGCAAGCATTTGACAGAAGAACAGCTCAATTAGAGCAAATTGGGAAAGAAACGAACAGCAAACTAGAACAATTTGTTAGAAATTATCAAGAAAAAGCAGAAAAAGAAAAAGCAAAAGAAGCTGAAGAAGAAAGCGATACTGAATAGTATCGTTTTTTTGTTTGCTTAATATATTATAGAGAGGAGGGAAAAAGATGAATAATAAGAAAGTCCAAGCGCAAATGCAGATAGACGTTTCGTTTATTGGAAATACTACTAAACTTGTAAAAGAATTACAATCATCTTTTAAAAGTCTTGACTTAAGCTCTAATTTAACTAAACAATTTGAAGTAGGAGTTAGCAAAGGATTTAAAGATTTATTATCTAATTTAGATAAAATGTCCGAAGGTCTTAGTAAAAAAGGGTTAAGCACTAAACAATATACTAACTTTTTTGATACTATGAATACAAAAATCCAAGAAAGCACCAAGTTCTTGGGAGGATTAAAAGATAAGCTTACAGATATTTATAGCAGTGAAGAAAATAAGAAAGCTATCAAAGACTTAGAAAATTATAAAAAGAAATTAGAAGAAATTAACAAGCTAGCTTCAGCTCAAAAAGCTTCTACAACAAGACGTAGTACAGCCATTAAAAAGATGGAAGATGAAACTGGAGTTCAATACGGTATTTCAAAGCGTATGCTTGCTAATGTTAATGCTCGTAAGCAAAATAAACAAGATTTAACACCTAATCAAAAAGAGTGGATGTCTTTAAACGGTTTAGATGAAAAGAAGTTAGCCCGTGTATTAGAGCTATACAAACAAATTACAGCTCAAAGAAATAAAATAGAGAGTCAAAATGAGGCTGCTAAAAAATTAACTGGACAAAGTACAGTTAACTCAAGCTCGGATTTTCTTGCAAAGCAAATAGGGAAAACCGAGGGTAATGTTTTATCCACTGAGAGTTATAAACAAGCGATTACTCAATTATCTAACTTTGAAGGTAAGATAACTCAATTAACTAATACTACCGATAGTTTTGGAGTTAAGTTTAACGACGAAGTAATGCCAAGAGCTCAACAAGAGGCCGAAAAAAGCGCTCAAGGAATGCAAACATTAAATGAAGTACTTTCTCAGTTTGGAATAGCTTTATCAGCTACAACAATAGTGAAAGCTTTTAAGGATATGTCAGAAGCGGCATTTGACTTTTATAAATCATTAGACAGTGCCTTGAATGAAATATATATAGTTTCCAATCTGTCTATTGATGCTGTTAACAGTTTGAAAACTAATTTTATTAGTATGGCAAAAGATACGGGTATGGCTCTGGATGATATAACTCGTTCAGCAGTTCTATTCTATCAACAAGGATTAAATACTGATGAAGTATTAGAGATGACTGAGGTAACCTCTCAATTCGCAAAGGTGGCAGGAATAGATGCTACAGACGCTGCTGATAAATTAACAGCTGCTGTTAATGGGTATTGTTTAGCGGCTGAAGACGCTTCACTAGTAGCAGATAAGTTCAATAAGGTTGCCGCAGCTTCTGCTGCTGATATAAATGAGTTGTCTACTGCTTTTAGCAAAGCTGCCGCTCAAGCTAATCAAGCTGGAGTAAGTATGGATAATTATCTTGCTTATATCGCAACTATGGAAGAAGCGACAAGGGAAGCTCCAGAGAATATTGGTACTTCATTAAAAACTATATTCTCCCGTATGCAACAGGTTAAAGAGGGAGGTACGACCGAGGATGGCGATACTGATGTCAATGATGTAGAAACTGCTCTTAAATCCGTAGGAATACAGCTAAGAGATACAAAAGGGGAACTAAGAGATTTAGAAGATGTATTCGATGAATTAGGACCTAAATGGCAGTCATTAGATAGAAATACTCAAGCTTATTTGGGTACTATAATAGCGGGGACTCGTCAACAATCTCGTTTTATTACCTTAATGCAAAACTGGGATAGAGTATTAGATTTGTCTGAACAAAGTGCAGACAGTGCTGGGCAACAGGCATTAATGCACGCGAAAGCTATGGAATCAATTAAATCCAAATTACAACAATTCCAGGTAGCTTGGCAAGAATTTATTAGTAATTTGACCGATAGCGATTTCTTTAAGAGTATAATAGAAACGATGACTAAGTTTATTGGTTCTATTAACAGTGGTGCTACTCCAGTAGCACTAATGGGGACTGCTATCGCCTTGTTAGTAAAGAATATAACGAAGTTAGACGGACCTTTAGGTAAATTAATAAGTAAATTCAGCGGTGGTTTAGGTAAACTAAAAAGCTTTAATTCAACTACTCTTAAGATGGCTGCCAACTATGTAAAAAATCAAAAAGCAATTAAACAATATACTTCTTCCATAAGCGCGAACGAAAAAGCAATATCAAAGCTAGAAAAAACAAACAAAAAGTTAAATAGTCAGATGGCAAACATCCAGAGTGCTACGGGCTTAAGTCATGAACAATTGATGGGGTTAACCGATGGCGGTAAATATGCCGATGAGACCTATCAAAAATTAAGCACAGATGTTGAGAAGAATACTGTGGTAATGAATCTTAATAAGCAATCTGTGATTGATAGCAGGAACGCGATTAATGAAATAGTACCGGAGCTTAATGCTCAGGAAGAGGCTTATAATAGTGTCACAGATAGCTTAACAAATATAAGTATTGGATTAGCTGGCCTTAGTGCTATACTCCCTGGTACTTTGGGTTCAATAGCAGCGGCTGGTTCTGGTATAACTACCACTTTTAATGCTGCCGTACAGGGTGTTAAATTATTTAGCACTGCGAGCATAGCTTCTATTAAAGCCATGTCAGCCGCCGAAAAGGCTTCTGTTATTTTAACTTTAATCTCAATCGGAGTACAGGCAGTTATGGGAGTTGTAACAGCTATAAAAGCTCTTGGAGAAGCCTTTGGTAACCAGGATAAAAATATAGCGGAGAGCGTAGAGTCTATGACAGATGCTCTAGAAAAATATAATAATGCCGCTACTACCGCTAAGGCAGCTAAAAATTTAATCAAAGATTATCAAGAATTAGCCAATAAGGTTTATTTAACTGCATCTGAACAAGAGAAATTGAACGATATAGCTCAACAATTGGGAGATTCGTTGGAATTAGAAGTAATAGAAGATGAATACGGAAATTTAAGTATATCTATACAAGATGCTACAGACAAGATGGAGGCTTTGAATAAAAAAGCTAAAGAAGCTCGTGAAGAATTAATTAAAAATGAACAAGAGCAAATAGAAAAATATGACCATAATGGGAATGTAAGCAAATTCTATAAAGAATATTTAACTACAAGCCGAAGTGATATTAGAACGGCAATAGAAGATATTGACACTGGAATTGACGATAAGGATTTAGCAACAAGTGCCTCTAATGTAGAAGCCATTATGAAAAATCTTAAGAATGTTATTATAGATAATAGTGCAGAAATGTCCGAAGCGTTTGGAGGCCTAGGAATTAAATGGAGCTTGACAGAAGATGTCCAATCTATGATAGATACATTTAATAATGCAGATATAGATGCTTCTCAATGGAATAGCTTATACCAAACTTTTGATGTTTTGCAGGATAGAATAGATAGCCTAAGCTATGATGACACCTTAAATGTAGTACAAGGTGCTGTGGAATCTTGGGGAAAAGCCGCGGGTTTAACAACTCAAGAGCTAAAATTAATGACAGATGCTATTATGAATAGTTTATATAGCGACAGTAACCTTAATAAGACAATATCTAAATATCAAGATAAAATAGATAAGTCTAACGGTACTTCTTACTCTAGCCAAGAAGAATTGTATAATAAGCAATTAAAAGAATTGAAGAAGGAATCAACTACCTTTTGGAATCCTTTTAAGCAGGATGAAGAAGAAAAAGAATACGAGTCCGTACAGAAAAAACTAAGATTATTAAAAGAAGAAAAACAGGCATATGAGAATTTTAAAACGATACAAGACCAAATTAATCAGGGTGAAGAATATGGAACTGATATATACGGTTATCGAGTTAATTTAGAAGAAGAACAGAATAGATTAATAGAAGAGTATGGTTTTTCTACTACACAAGAATTAGAAAAGGCTATAAAAATGAAAGATATATTAAAACAATTTGGAGATTCATCTGCTGCTTTCTTCGATAATGTTGGCTTATTTGACGAAGATGCTGAGGGATTATTAGAGCAATTACAAAACAATGGAGGATTATCTAATATTTTAAGAGCTTTTAAAGTAGATGAAGAATCAGGTACTAGAGAATTGACAACTCAACTAGTTAATATTATTCAGAATAGCGATGACACTGAGTTGAAGGAAGCCGCAGAAAATAAATTATCTAATGTATTTAAAAATATAAAAGTTAGTGGAACAATTAGCTGGGGGGATCTAAGTGACACACTAGACGATGCTAGCGATAATTTACGTAAGATGAATAACTTAATGGAGGAATTCGCAGAAACAGGTGGATTTACTTTAGACACTTTTGCTGATTTGTGTGATATATTAGACAGTTTAGATTTATCTACTATTTTTGATACAGGTATGATGGACCAATACCTTAACGCTCTAGGTCATTTAGAGTTAGGGTTTAATGCCGCTACTGGTACCATAACAGCAAATGGAGACGCTTTAAAATCTTTACAAGAAATAGAAGAAGTAGCTACCAAGGCTAAAATAGAGCAAACTATAAAATCATTAGAAACAGATAAAGCTGCTTTACAATCTACTATTTATGGAATAGAGGCAGAAATAGCAGCCAATAAAGTTTTAATTGAATATCTAAAGACTCAGGGAGATGCCGAAGTTGCAGTAGATGAATTAAAACAACGTGGACAAGTAGCTTATAATAATACAATGCAGCAAGCGGCGACTCTTACTGCCCAACAGTATCATTCGATGGCATCTGCTTCATCATCTTGGGCTGAAGCAGCTATCACGAATGCTGCTAAAGTGGGGGATGCTTTAAAAGCAGCCATGAGCGGGCAGCTAGGTTCTGGCAACTTATCTGCTTATCTAAGTCAATTGGTAAGTGATATTAAATATGCTGACACAGGTTCTATGGGAGAGCTACAAGTCATACAAGATAAAAATGGCAATGTTAAGGCTAAGGATGCCATAGCTGCTTTAGAAGCATATAATGTAAAAGGGCAAAATAGTATAAATAATATTTTATCACAAATGAAAGGAATTGACCAAATGATTGGCTTATTAAATAACATGAAGGATGCTGACCTTAGTGGGCTTGGAACTGACAAAGGGAAATCTAAAGAAATTGAAAAATATATAGGGCAATTAAAAGAAATATACAATATTTTAAATCGTATTCAATTGTTAGAGCACCGTTTATCAACATTAGATTCATATTCAGAGGTGGCTACTGGAGAGCGATATGGGCAATTACTTTCCGAAAGAGTTGATTATAATGAACAATTATTAGACCAATATGAGTTTTTAACAAGAGAGCAAAAACAATTCACAAATGGATACAAAGATTTTATTCAAAACGTAGATGGTCTACAAGGTGTGTTTGATTTTGACAAGTTCGGTCAAATAATTATAAATTGGGATAAATATAATAGTTTACAGGATGAAGCCATTGACGGAGAAACAACCCTAAAAGAAAAAGCAGATAATGTATATGAAACTTATACCTCTATGTTTGAAGATTTACAAGGATACTTTGATAATACTATTAAGTATTATAAAGCTGTTATAGACCTTCAACAAGAAATGATAGACCAATATATGAGTCTTCAAGATAAGGCTGCTGATGCTATTAAAGAAATTTATCAAAAAATATTAGATACCAAGTTAGATGCTATAGACCAAGAAAAAGAAGCTCTTGAAGAATTAAGAGAAGCAAGGGAAAAAGCTCGTAAAGACCAAGAAAACGCCAAAGCAATAAGTGGTCTTCAAACTAATATTCAAAGAGCTATGATGGACACCTCGGGTGCTTCTGATACAGCCTTCATCAAAGCTCAACAAGATATGAATGATAAGCTTGAAGAAATAGCAGATGATAAATACAGCGAAGAACTAGATAATATTATCAATAGGCTTGACGAAGAAAAAGACGCTCTACAAGAACAATTTGATGAATTGTTTGATAATCAAGCTTGGTTATATGACAATCTAGACAAGAACTTTATGATGAATTATGATGAGCTTGAAAAATTATTTACTCAAACAGAGGAATGGAATCAAGCTTCCCCTTTAAGGCAAAAGCAACTAGTTGATGAATGGAGTACAGCTTACCATACTTATGCCGACAGACTCCAAGGCGGGGATAAGACTATTTATAATATTTGGGAAAATATACAATCTACCAAAGAAAGAATAGGTATTCTTGATGAAAACTTGAAATCGTATATCAGTAAGGGCAGCGTTGAAATTGCCAATACTATTGCTGGATGGCAAAGTAACGCTAGTGGTTCTGGTGGGTCTGGATCTGGAGGGTCAAAAAAATATACTAGTTTGGGTAGTGGTAGCCCAGGAAGTAATTATACTCCTACTATCACGACTACGGACCCTAATTTAAAAGACACCACCAAAACAGGAGCAGATGCCCACCCATATAAAGGTGGTTTAGCATCAATGGTTGGTTCTGTAGTAGAATTAGACAAGAACACGACTTACGCTACTTACGGCACAGTAAACGATAAAAATGCGGGTTCTTATAAATCACCTGGCTGGTATGAGCAAAATGTGACTGTCGTAGACGGCCCTAAATGGAGTGATGCTGCTCAGGCATGGCTAATAAAGATAAACGGAGGGAATGGCTTAGGAACTAAATGGGTAAAAGCTTCCGCAGATAAATACGGTCAAGGTCTAACTAAGTATTTTCATGATAGAAGATGGGGCAAATCTGGGACTAAATACGCAACAGGTGGGTTCGCAAATTTCACAGGACCGGCTTGGTTAGATGGAACACCTTCTAAACCAGAAGCCGTATTGAACGCTTTACAAACAGAGCATTTTATTAAGTTTACAGACACATTAGACAAAATGTTTGCTGGTGGTGCCACAGCTAACAATACAAGTTCAGTGTCAATAGATACTATATCATTTAATGTCGAGTCTATGAGTTCAGCTGAAGATGGTGAAAAGGCGTTTAATGCGTTTGTAGATAAGTTTAAAGAGATAGGTAGCCAATCCGGAATTAAGATTGACTCATTTAAAAACAGATTATAGAACATAGGGTGGAAGCCCTGTGTTCTTTTTATTTTTACTCTCTTTTGCCTACTTTATATTAGAGAGAACAAAATTAAAATAGGAGGGAAAATATGACACGTGCGGTAAAAACGGGAGAGTTATTTGCGACTTTTAACTATGACGGCAAGGATTGTGCCGACATGGGGATATATAATGTAACAAGTGGTTCGGTTTATACAATGAATATAGAACCTACTTTTAACGATGATAAGTTAGAAGTACCTGCTTATGACGGGAAATATTATTATGGAACTCAAATTACTGGGCAACAATTTCAATTTTCTTGCTTTGCTCATGATTTGACAGCAATAGAATATGATAGAATGCGTGCTTGGTTGAATCCAAGAAAAATAGGTAGATTAATTTTATCTGACCAACCGTATAAATATTATTTAGTAAAACCTATAAGTGTTTCTACATTAGGGGCTTATCCTTTAACAACTATACAAACTCCTGATTATTCTATAATGGGAGATTATATCGATGGAGATGTGGTATATACTGGTAGTTTTAGTATTACTTTTGAGACAGTTGGTTCTGCTTATGGTTATGGAATGTCGTATTATAGAGATGATTTAATTTATGATGCCAAGAAAAAATATGGTAGAGATTATTATTATAATAGTGGACTATTATATAGAGATATGTGCCCAAAAGCAAACTGGGATATAGAGGCTAATGTAATGGCTCAAGAAATTCCGATGTATAATCCAGGTAGTAGTGAAGGAAGACCTACTTACACTTTAGAGCACGAGGGGAAATTCACCAAGAATAGTTTTATACAATTTAATAATGAAACAACTGGGACATCAACAGTTATAGATATAGGAGAACTAACAGGGAATATCACAATAGATACCAGTTCTCAAACTTTGACTGATAGTGAAGGCAATGTTTATTACGGACGTTTTAGTGGTACTCCAATGACATTAAGTGCTTTGGGAGATGTAATAGAGCTCCCAGAGACTTGGGTAGAAAATGTAGAGGATACAGACTTATTAGAATATGATAGTTTTTATATTGAAAATAATGTAGTAAAATTAAATCCTAAAATATTAATTGTGAGCGAAGACTTAATAGGACGTTATTTCTGTGTAAATAATAATGGTGGAAGTAAGATAGTGTCAATAGATGTAGACAATAATGAATTAACATTAGATGATAAAACATACACAAGAGATATCTTACCAGCAGTTGTGGATGGAACTTCTGTAATAACTCCAGCTGGTTCACTTTTCCGATGGATTGGTTTACCACAAAGCGATGAGTTGCCAGCAAGTGGAACTGAAGGTGATGTGTGTAAGGTTGACGGAACTTGTTATACTTACACTAAGAATGCTGGATGGGTTGAATGTAATTACTTTAATGGTATAGAGGATTTTAAAAACATCTATGGAGATACAATTGCTGTTTATAAAGTATTCGGGGCTACAATAGTTGAATTAGATAATTTGACTATCAAGACTGGAACAAATATAAATTATAAAGATAATGGGACAATAAAAACAGGAAGTAGTGTGGGAGCATTTAAACTAAGTGCTGGACTACAACCAAGATACTTATAGGAGGTGCGCTTATATGCGAGATTTTATTAGAATAGGGGGACCAATAACATCAGCCCCACTTAATGAAGATTTTAGAAGATTACTTAATGCCATAAGTATTTCAAACACAAACTTAGTATTCCCAGAGCAAAATGGGATAGTAGATACTATAAATGATATGTTGGCGATAGAAAATCCAGACGATGCGCAAACTTGTTATGTAGTATCAAGTGGTGAGTTTTATCGTTATTCAAAGAAAGATAATAAATGGCACAAAATAATGGATATAGGTCAAACTTTTAGACAAGGTTTCCTTAATACAGGAGCTGTTGTTTTAGAAGATTACATTAAGCTAAAAGATGGAAGTAAGACAATATTAGAAATGCCTCGTATGTTAGTTTATTTTAAAAATCAACCAGGGGATGATAGATATTTAAAAGGGATGTATTTAATTGATGCCAAAGAGTTTGATTTAGTGGGTAAAATTAATGGAGCTAATTCTTATTCCATTTTAGTTGACCACAAAGGAGAGTACTTAGCAATAACTGGAATGCCGCAAACAGATGACCCTAATTATGTATTTTTAGGTACTATATTAGTAAATAGTAAAAATGAAGTTATACCTCAATTTGTTTATACTTTACCAGATATAGCTTATACAGCAGATAGAGGACATTTCTTACTAACAGGTGGAGAAGCTGAAGGTGGAAACTTGATTACTGCTGGAACTAAAGATAATAAAGTTAATAGAAACTCTGGTTTTTATTACGATGAGGGTATTAATTTTCCAATTGGGAAAACTGATGATTTCCCTGTAGATACAGATAATGGTTCTAACTATAATTTAAAGGCTTTCCAAAGTTTAACACCTGTTGATAAGTTATACTACATGACACCAAAAAATAGTTTAACTAACGATATAAAAGTGGCAGATGGGCTAATATGCGATAAATATTGGAATGGAACTAGTTTAATAGATGTTCCAAAAGGGCATTATACAATTCAACAACATTTAATCACACCAAATGGACAAAATATTATTATATATGGTTCTCAATTATTTAACTCGATTACAGATGCTGTTTCTAATTTGAACTCAGTTTATGGGTTGGATGTTAATTTTCCTCACATAGAAGCGACAAGAATAGTCCTTGGAAATGTAGATGGTTTTGATAGCGAAGCTAGTGACATGTGTCAATTTTTTACGCTAGGTCGTTTAGCTCAAGTAGGGACTATAAGCCCAGAGTTTGCTGATAACGTATTTAAAATATATAGTGGGAATGCGAGTGATATAACCCCAGCTTCTATGAGATTCGTGTTAGACGAATTAGAAGAAGAAGATTACAATGATTTATATAATTTGACAATATCACCTTATAACACAACAAGAAAATACTTCTACAATGATAAAAAATATATTACAGATGAGTCTTTAGCTCCTGTTCAAAAAGAAGTAAAAGCGGTTCGTAGCTATAACGGCTATCCAGGATATTTAATACCTGATTCTCAAGATTTAAATGACGCTATTAAAAGAATAAGTGATTTAGAAAAAGAGGTATGGGATGTCTACGAAGACGGTAAGCAAAGATACGAACAGAGCATTCGTTATCGTTTATTTCAAGCAGAGAATAGATTAGACGAAGATGATATAAAATTAGATGACCATAAAAATCGTATTACGGTTCTAGAAAAAAATAAAGTAAAGAAAGAAACTTCAATCAATGGGTATACTTTAGGAGATACAGAAGACAAAAGTGAAATAAAAACAATAAATATCGAAACCGGAGACATCGCCGAAGGAACTGGTAAAGGAACTAAGACTAATTTGTGGTATACTGAAGAAAGAGTAAGTGCTAATAGTGATGTAGCCAAAGCTACTGAACACGTTAATACGATTTCTAAAGACGATAATGCTACAACTCATGTTAAAGTTAATCCTCATAAATTATCTACCGATGATATCAATATCTTAGCCGACACAACTAAAATATTTGTTACCCCAGAAGAGGAAAGACGTATTAGGGCAGATAGATTACCAGAAAATACTATACAAGCTTTACAAGATTTAGATGATAAAAATTTAGATAATATTCATATCTCTTATCAAGAAGGAAGTAGTGAAGACCCAGGTGCTAATATAATAAATGTAGGCGACGCTAAGAAGATACGTTTCTATAAAGAAGGTGTCCATTTAAGTATGGATGCTGATGGGGAAACTTTAATATTAGAGTGTATTGGGCAAGTTGATGACACAAAAGTTATGTTTAAAAGTAGATATGCTACTTTAGAACAAGAATATCCTGATTTATATGGAGGATACGTAGATAATGCTGTTAATGCTGAATATGCTTATAATGTTGCTGGCATTGAGAGTGCTAATCCTAATCAATATTATGGTACTAACAGTGAGAAAAAAGTTGGTATTTATGATTTGCCTACATATGTGGCAACTGCGGACGCTACGGCTTTCACAGATTTAGACCAATTTACTTTTGAACCTATAGATGGCTCAGTACAAGAAAAGCATTTAGAAGCTTCTCTTAAGAATAAAATTAATAATAATTATCATACAGTATATGATGGTGGTACTTTAAAGAGTGCCGAAGTCAATACTTTTGATTTTGGTAATAATTTAACTGTTACAATATCAGGTCATAAAGCCACTATTAATGCTAGTGCGTCAGGAGCGGCCGCTGAAAATAAATTTACTTCTTTGACAGATGTAGATGTAGTATATACTGGTAATGAAGGAAAGGTTATTACTATTAACGAAGAAGGAACAGGATTGACGGTAGGGGACATACCTTCTACTAAACAATTTATGTTACGTTCCGTTTATGTAGACCCTACTGATTTATCTAAAGTTAAAAAAGCTGTTAATGCCGATAATGCTACGTTAGCTACAACAGCCAATAATGCTTTAAAGGTTAATAATAAAGAAGTAAATGATAGCTCAACAACAGACGGATTATGGACTGCTTCTAAAATAATCTCTAATATCTCAGCTCAAATTAAGAACGAGGGAGTAAATACATATAATGGGACAACAGTTCCAAGTGATTCATTAGGTAAAAATGGAGATATATATGTATTAACAGAGAAATAAGGAGGTAAAATATGAGTCGTTTTTACGGAAGTGTTAGTAAATCTCAAAATGGGCAAAATCAATTTGTTTGGGTAATTGATACTTCGATATCCGACAGAACAGTTACAGCCTATTTCAAGATTTTTGCCAAAGGAGCTTATACTCCTTATTATTCATGGAATCATACGGTTAGGTGCGTAGTAGGAGGGAATACGGTTCTAGATACAACAGGTAGATATCCCAATTCAGATGGGAGTTGGGTAGCTTGTTCCGAAAATATAGGTGGTACAACTTATAAAAGGGTCTATACATTGACAAGTGGCTCCGCTTCGGTGGGGAATGGTGGAGGAAGTATTACCAGTTCTTTCTCATATACCGTAACTGGTAGCGCAAATTATTTACCAACGAAAGGCACTAAAACTGTAAGTGGCATAGATAGTATTGGAGCTGTTTCTTTATGGAACGATATAAATGCCTTTAAACCAGACGGTACTACGCAGGGTGGTTTGATATTTGATTTATCTACCTCAGACGGCAGCAGATGGTATAATTTAACTAATGAACCAGACAGCTTTACAAAACCTTACGGCACCACTGCGACCATTTCAAACATTCGTTCCAATGTAACGGGAGCTCATTATACTTCTAATAATGTAACAGGTAATGGAGCGGGTTCATTTACTTGGACATTTAATAGCGCTAACTGGGCTTGTTGCTTATATTCTGCTTGGAATACTTATACCATAGCCTACAATGCTAATGGGGGTTCTGGGGCACCAGGTTCACAAACTAAAACGTATGGGACTAATTTAGTTTTAAGTTCAACTAAACCTTCAAGAACAGGCTATACTTTCCTTGGATGGAGCACAAATAGTTCGGCTACATCAGCGTCTTACTCGGCAGGAGCAACATTGAACAGTGATTTAACTACATCAAATGGAGCAACTGTAACACTATATGCGGTTTGGTCAATCAACTCTTATTACTTAGATTTGAACGGATGGCTAGATGGAACTCATAGTGGAGGTTTGTCACCATATGGAACTGCTAATGTAACCGTTAATGGTACGGTTGTTGGCGCAAATGTCACCGATTATTATGCTAAACATAATTATGGTTCAAGTTATTCTATTTCAAACATAAAAGCAAAAACTGGATATCAGTATAATGGAGTTCATAGCGGCAAGTTAAGTGGAACAATTGGTACCGGTACCGTGTCTGTTTCGTTAGATTTTTCGACTACTAAACCGTCATCATTAAAAATTAATGGCTCTGTCCAAGGGCCGTTTGAAATAGATTTATCTTGGTCTGCTACGGGATTAAATATAACAAAATATGTTGTTTATGCTAATGGTACACAGATATATTCTGGAACAGACACTTCGTTTGTTTTTAATTGCGCCGAAGAAACAACTTATAATATATATTTTACTGCTACTAATGTAGGAGGAACTACAACAAGTAATACGATTACTTTGACCACTCCTGCGGACCAAGCTAAAATACGCATTAAAAAAGATGGGGCTTGGCAAAAAGGAAAAGCTTATTACAAAAAAGACGGAGCTTGGGTTAAAGCTAAAAAGATTTATATAAAAGTAGATGGAAAATGGAAAATAAATAATAATTATGATAGTTAAGGAGGGATAAAGATATGGCAGTATATCCAATTAAATTATTAAAAGACGAGAGTGGACAGCCTTTTGTCCCTCTTACTTCTGTTGAAGCGATTTATGGAGATAAAAACTTACAATATATATTAAACGTTACACAAGTGAGTAATGGGCATTTTAAGGTAGAATGTAAGGGACTTACGTTAAAAGATGCCACTAATTCAGCTATAGCTGTGCGTTGGCCTGAAATAACTACGGTAGTTAAACCTTCTTACTTACAATTAAATGATGAAGCTGAGAAAGCTATATATGCCCCAGATGGGACGAATTATCTAGACTTGGAAGATTCTACCGACGCAGTTAATTTCGTTGCGTATGACGGCTCTAAATGGGTTTTAATAGGCAATGCCAGTACAGGCAGCGGCGGACATGTTATTACAGATGGTGAAGGCAATACAATGGAACAACAAAAGATATTGAACTTTGTTGGTTTTAATGTAGAAAATGATAATACAAATAGGGCCACAAAAGTTATAAATCCTACTCCAATTAATAACTTAAATACTACTACTTCTGGGCAAGGTCCTTTAGATGCTTATCAAGGTCATGTGTTGAATGATAAGTTCGATAACTATCTATCTAAAACTGACACAGCTGAGTCAAGTAAGCAATTAATCCCAAAAGGTATAGTGGGTTCAGATGCTGCTAATAGTGCGGGTTGGTATAAAGTATGTTCCCAAACAATGTCAGGTTATGGGAATACTAATATTTTATATTATATTAAAGATGGATACAATTCTGGTACAGCAGGACTCCTTGAGTTAGAAATGAGAAGTAGTGTTAATAATATATCAATATGGCAATGTTATTGGATGTTTCGCGCGGGATTCGCTCCAGGCGATATAAGGGTAGTTATAAATGGTATGACGTGGACTTTATATGTTAAAAGAACTCTAGAACAGTTTGGGCGCATTTCTTTTACGGAAATTTATAATAGAAATATAACAGGAGATGGACCTTCATATAGTATGACATACTATAATTCTACTACTCCCGAAACTACGGAGCCAGAAGGTTATGCTTCTTATGACTCCACTTCTCAAATCTTACAAAATGTATACCCAGTAGGAAGTATTTATTTATCAGTCAATAATGTTAACCCATCTACCTACTTAGGTGGTAAATGGGAACTAATTGAAGATAAATTCTTGGTAGGTGCCGGTAACATCTATGCTGGAGGAGCAACTGGTGGTAGTATGACCCATACACATCCCTTAAGCGATAATGGTTATGCCAAATCGTCTATGCACGGAGACGGTGTAATACGACATCGTGAATTGTCCGGTTTACCTACATGGCAACCTAATTATAAAATACAAGCAACTAGTGGTACTTCAGAGAGTGGCTTCAATGACCCTTATGGAATAGGACTTGGAGGGAGTACCGATAGTGCTTATAATATTCCACCATACTTAGCGGTATATATGTGGGTAAGGACAGCTTAAGGAGGTATAAAATATGATATTAAAAAATGGAAAAAGAATAGATGGAGCATCAATAGATACCGCTCCTATCGGAATATTATCTCCTTATTTAGGAACCGTAGCTCCAGAAGGATACTTGTTATGCCAAGGACAAAAAGTTTCTAAAGTACGATATAGTAAATTATATGAAATATGTAAAGACTTATTTGGTACTTCTACTGATACTGAATTTTATTTACCAGATTTAAGAGGCAAAACAATTACCGGGTATAAGAATGGAGATAGTACTTTTGGAACTTTGGGAGGATTAGTTGGAGCATTAAGTCATACTCACAATATAGCTCATACCCACGGTGTCCCTGGCGTAGCACATACGCATACGAGCGCAGCGCATACGCATACAATCGCTGGGCATACTCATACTACTGGTAATCATACATTGACAGTTGCCGAAATGCCAAGTCATAATCACGGACTTAAAGAACCTTTTTATAAGTTTTCAGAATTAAATATGGGACTAGTAGGCCAAGTTTACAAAGGCGAGAAAAGACAAGATAATACATGGTACTCAGAAAAAACAGGAGGAGGCCAAGCTCACAACCATGGTAATACTGGTAGTACCTCATTAACAACTAACTCGACAACACCTGGGGCAACCGGTTCTACAACCCCTACTGCTACAACAACAAATAGTCAATCAATATCTACTTCAGGTTCTGGCTCAACTTTACAGCCATCAATGAACTTAAACTGGATAGTTAAAGCTGAAATGGTTAATTATACCAGTGCCACTGTTTATAATGGCTTAGATAGCGATAGCACTACAAAAGCCCTGAGTGCTAAACAAGGCAAGATATTAAATGATAAAATGGGCAGTTTGGCTAAAGTTGCTACTAGTGGCTCGTACAATGATTTGATTAATAAACCAAGCTCTATAATATATCAAAACACTTTAACTGAAGCCACCAGCAGCATAAACATAGATAACCTTAATCTTATAAGAGATGGGGGGATATATGATATAATAATTACAGTGCCAGATGGTAATGCTAAAAGAGACTTAAATGTTTACATAAATGGTATAGAAAAAGCTGTTTATCAGACTGTTGTTGGTATGAATGTTCAAACCGAAGCATCTTCTGATATGACTGATATAAAAGCGAATTCTCCTTGTGTTCGATTTAACAGAGATAATGGAATATATTATGGTTTTTCACAAAATGAAGGTCCTTCGTTAATACAAGGTACTTTTGTAATGGCTGGACAATATGTTATGTGTAATTATACGGGAACCTCAATTAAAGATAAAAAAGTATATTACATACAGTGCTCTTGTACTTGTATGGAAGCTGTTCCTAATTTAACTAGTTTGCTAATAAAAGCTAATATGATTCCGGGTACTCAAATAACCTTAACAAAAAGGGCATAGGATGGTACAATCTCTTTTTATAAAAGGCTCGTTGAGAGCCTCTTCTTTTTATTTTGAGACCTCAAATCCTACTATAATATAGAGCATAATAAAGGAGGGAGAATATGGCAAAATATCCTATAAAATTATTAAAAGATGAAAGTGGGGCACCATTTGTTCCTCTTACTACATCTACAGCTTTATATTTAGAAGATGGGAAAAATTTAGACGATAAATTCGCTACTAAATTAGAAGCTTCTAATATAAAAGCTGGTAAAGATATAACAGTGAATGTAGATGGGAATAATGTTACTATAAATAATGCTAGTAAAGGAGTTTTGATAGACAATTTAACTACAGAGACATCAGGGCAGGGTTCATTAGACGCTCATCAAGGTAAGGTGTTAAAAGATTTAATACCAGAAGTAATTAATAACTTGACTACTATTGATAGTACCAAAGCCTTAAGTGCCCATCAGGGATACATATTGGCAGGACGTAGTGTGCCAAGTGGTGGAACAGCTGGTCAAGTATTAAAAAAGAGTGCTGATGATAACTATTCATTGGAATGGGGGGACGCAGCTGACCCTAATGCTATTATAGGAGATGGGTCTATTAAGAAAATTGTTTATTGTACTTTAGAAGAATATAATAATTTAAAAACTATAGACCCTGATACTGAATATCATATACAAGAGACAGACGAAGATTTGTCTTATATATCGAGAAATGATATACAAAAGATGATAGCAGAAGCTATATTGGCTGATAAAAAGAAAGATTATCCAATTGGTAAAATAGAAATAAATGTTTCTGGAGCTAATCCTAGTACTTATTTAGGCTTTGGTACTTGGGCTGCTTGGGGAACTGGAAGAGTGCCTGTTGGAATTGATGCGGGCGATACCGATTTCAGTACGGTAGAGAAGACTGGAGGAAGTAAAACTCATACACATACAACAGGCAACCATACTTTAACTATAGATGAAATGCCAGAACACGGTCACCGTGATATAATTGTAGACTCAACAAAATTGAATTGGTTTGCTCAGTTTTCATCAGGAACCGACCAATTGGGTCTAGGGATTGATGCGCAGTCTGGTAATAATGTACATACTGGTACAAGAGGAGGTTCCGAAGCCCATAATCATGGTGATACAGGAAGCTCTTCTACCGTTCAACCATATATAACTTGCTATATGTGGAAAAGAACTGCTTAAAAAGGAGGAATGAAAAATGGCTAAATACCCAATAAAAATGTTAAAAGATGAAGAAGGAACGCCTTTCGTTCCTCTTGTATCTGCTGATTCTGTTTATGTAGATGCGGATACTACTTTTCAAGATAGCTTAGACAAGAAATTAGAAATTACAAATCTTAAAGGCAGTGATAGCGTGTCTATCACGAAACAAGGAAACGACGCTACTTTCGAAGTTAATTTCGGGGCGGCTAATAATATTATAGATAACTTAAATACAACTGTAGCGGGTCAAGGCTCATTAGACGCACGTCAAGGAAATGTGCTTAAAAATATGATACCTGCTATTGCCGATAATTTAACTACTACAGATGCGAATAAGGTCCTTTCAGCCAATCAGGGAAAAGTGCTGGGAGAAAGAACTGTTAAAAATGGGGGAACTACCGGGCAAGTATTGAAGAAAGCGAGCGATAATGATTATGATTTAGAATGGGGAGATGCGGCAGACCCTAATGCCATAGTTGGTGATGGAAGTATTACTTCTATTATAGAATTAACTTATGAAGAATACAAAACTTTAGAAGCTGCTGGTAATGTAGACCCTAATACAGAATATCATATAACAGATGCTCAATCTACAATTAGTAAATTACAAGAAACATTAGATGGTTTACAAAGCCAATTAAATGAGATAAAAAGCACTTATCTTCCATTAACTGGAGGCACTTTAACAGGAGGAGTGAACTTAACAAAAACATCATATAATTTTAATAAAGGGGCAATTCCAGGAGTTAAATTAAGTTCTGCTACCACTCTACCAGAATTATTAACTGAAGTAAGGTATAGTAATGGACAAATGGGGAGCGTTAACTTTTCTTCAGATTATAACTCAACTATTACTCATGGATGGTGGTTATATTTATATATTCCTCATAGGATAGGAGGTATAAATGGAACTAAAAATGGGGACAATACTGACTGGGGTGTTTTATTTCTTATAGGGATGACCGTACAATTAGGTAAAATGTATACTGTTAATTTTCAAAACGGGGCTATAAGTACTATAGCTGAGCATTAGGAGGTATAATATGATAATAAAAAATGGTAAGCGTATAGATGGCTGTAGCGATACAGTACCAATAGGAGTATTATCTCCTTTTTTAGGGCTAACTCCTCCTAATGGTTATTTAGTTTGTCAAGGACAATTAGTAAGCAAAACTACTTACCCAGAACTTTATGCGATATGCGGCAATTTGTTCGGGACTGCTACAGATACTCATTTTTATTTACCAGACTTAAGAGGTAAAACTATAGTAGGATATAATAGCAGTGATACGTCTATGAACACGATAGGGAAATTATTAGGAAGTGCGAGCCATGTTCACTCTACAGGAAATCACACCTTGACTACTGACGAGATACCTAATCATAGTCATAATACTGATAATTACTGTATAGGAGCCCCATCTGGTAGTTCTAGAGAGGGAGAATATTATACATTATTAAAACCATATGGGAGTTCTGCTACTTATCCATTAGAAAATGCTGTAACTAATACGGGCGGAGGACAGGCCCATAATCATGGTGATACGGGTCCTGCTACAAACTATCAACCTTCTTTAACTGCTAATTGGGTAGTTAAAGCAGCAATGCTTATACCAGATTATTTTATTGTTGAAAATACGCTGGAAAGTGATAATACACAAAATGCTTTAAGTGCGGCTCAAGGTAAAGTATTAAATGATAGAGTACACACTTTAGAAGAGGATACGGGGTGGATTAAAATTAATTTAATAAATGGAGCGACAGATTTCATTCCTGGAGAAAGGCAACTCTCTTATAGAAAGGTGGGCAAGGTAGTATACCTGAGTGGAGCAATCACGCCTCCCGCCACTACATCATTAATAGCGATTGGAGTTCTTCCCGAGGGTTTCAGACCTCACTATGATTTTGAAAGCTTTATCATAAGAAATGGTGACGGTTATTGTAAAGCGGGAGTTAACTATACTGGTGCGATATGGGTACAAAATTGTGCCAAAGCAGAAACAACATTTAGTAGTACAAGTTTTATAGCAGACCTTTAGAAATTAGGGAGACTGAAAGGTCTCCTCTTTTTATTTTACTGCTTTACCGCATACTATATTAATAGAGAAAAAATATACAAAAGGAGGTAAAATATGACTGTATTTAAAGAAATAAAAAAAGCAGACAAATCAGGCGTTACGCAATTTTTTAGACTAAGCGCAGAGAACGCCACGGTAGAAACTAATACCGCTCCAGACTTTTATACTTTTAAGGGAAATGTATCTACTCGTGCTGAATTACCGACAAGTAATTTAAGTACAGGAGATGCTTATTATATAGAAGATGAAGATAAGGTAGTATTCTGGACAAGCGGAGAATGGGCTAATGTAGAGACATATGTCATAAACTATAATTATGAGAATGCCTCAAATAAGCCATCAATAAACGGGCACGTATTAAAAGGGCAAATGACAGCTGAGGATTTAGATTTACAACCAGCTGGAGACTATTTAACTGAAGTGCCAAGTGAATATATCACAGAAGATGAATTAGCCGCAGAAGATTATGCGTCTAAAACTTATGTAATGGACCAAATCAACAACGCCGAGCATTTCCACAGAGAAATTGTAGATGCGTTGCCATTAACTGGAAAAGACAATGTCTTATATCTTGTACCTAAAACAGGAAGCGATAAAGATATTTATAATGAATATATTTGGACAGGGACAAATTACGAATTAATGGGAACTACAGCTGTAGACTTAAGCGATTATTATGTCAAAGAAGAAACCAATAAATTATTAGATAAAAAAGTAGACAAAGTAAGTGGAAAAGGCTTATCTACTAACGATTACACAACAGCAGAAAAAACTAAGTTGGCTTCATTAGAAAACTATGATGATACGCAAATAAAGGCTGATTTAGCCGCATTACATAATTACGATGACACTGATATTAAGAATGATATAACAGCTCTTAAAACGGCTGAAAATGGGCTTAAAACGGATGTTAGTGATATTAAAGAAGAATTAAAAGATAAAATAGAAGGAGTTCGTTTAGTAAGAAGTGGTGATATGTGGGATTTCTACACGGTAGGAGGTACTCGTTTAACCTATGAAGCTGCTAGAGAATTGTTAGGACATCCTAATACTATATTATACATGGAAGGCGTTGAAAATGATGGGAAGACAACTCCTGCTGATTATGATATAGATGAAGAACTTATTCACGTACATTATATGGATGAAGATGGTGAAGATAGATATTTACAAATGGGTTACCCAAATACTGCTAGTGCTGAAGGTAGTAATATTCATATAGAGGACGCAGTTGCGCAGCCTATTTCAGAGTTAAAAGTGGGTGGTGTATCTGAGCAGAAAACGTATACCGGAAAGAACTTATTAAACCTTTTTAATACTGATATAGCTGAAACTACAGTGTCAGGAATAACTTACTCTTATGACCACAATACAAATATTTTAACTTTAAATGGTACTGCTACAGCTAATATATTTGTTAATGTCGAAAATCTCAAATTATTTGGTACAAATAATTATTATATGTTTTGTGTTATTCCTGTTGAAGGAACGAAGGCTTCACAGGGGAGCTTAATTGGCATTAGAACTTTAAAAGATAACTCTCAAAATCAATATATCCAAAGTAATAGAGCAGAGTACTTTGTTACAACTACTTTAAATAATAAAATATTAACAAATGATTTTGATGAAATTCAATTGTTTACATCCCGTAATAACAGATTTGATAACTTTAAATGTAAATTACAAATTACAAAAAGTTCTAATATAGCTGCGGGGAGCCCTATTGATACTGATTATGAACCATATGTTGGAGGGCAACCAAGCCCAAGTCCTGATTATCCACAAGAGATTAAAACTATTACTGATAGTTTAAGTGTAATGAGTTGCGGGAAAAACTTGTTTAATGCCCCTTATAATGAAAAAAATAAACTCACCTATACTGCTACTAGAAATGACGATTATCATACTATAAATTATTATGCTAATTTAGAGGCAAATAAAACTTATACCTTCAGTTGCAAAACCTCGGGGACTTTTGGTTCTAGTTTACAGCAAACGCAGTGTTTTTTGTTGTATGAAGGTAAGTATGATTATATTTTAGAATTACTCCGCAAAGAAGATTTTGCTTTCACTCCTTTAAAGACAGGGAAATATTTTTTAAGATATGATGTAAATGTGAAAGGAGAAACACATTCGTTCTGGGATTTCCAAATAGAAGAAGGTTCAACGTCAACTAACCACGAATCTTATATAGAAAAGATAGCAAACATAGACTTAAAAGGAAATGAATTATGTTCTTTACCTAATGGAATAAAAGATGAATTGATTATAGAAAATAACAGAGCAAAAATTAATAAAAAAATAGGTAAAATTGTGTTAGATGGCAGTGATGATGAAAATTGGTTGCTTGCAGATAATAACCAAAGATTCAGGACAGATAGTAACTATATACCAAAATTGTCAAATATAAAGATAAATAAAGCAGATGTTTCTAATAATTTAACTTATGCTTTTAGCAATTATTATACAGTTGCAACACAAAATGATGTAAAACCTAGGTCTAATCAACTGGGATTTTCACAATGGGGAGACCCAAAATTTTTATATTTACCAGCCGATTACAATACGGTTGATGAATTTAAAATCTGGTTATCGACACATAATACTGAAGTTTATTATGAACTTGAAACTCCTTATGAAGTAGATTTGGGTGAAATAGATATGCCTGCTACTTTTGAAGGTGTAAACAATATTACCATAGATAGCGATTTAAGTCCTAATATAAAAATTGATTATGTTACTAATGTAAACTACTTAGACAAAAATATTGGTTTTAAAAATCACTATATCGGTTATTATGAAGACGCAGCTAATTTACCAGCAGGTAATAAAGGTGATATCGCTACAGTTTCTTCTGATAAAAGAATATATATAAATGATGGTAATGAATGGATACCTTCTGACAAGAATAGCATTATTGATTTGAGCAATTATTTAGCGAAAGACAATACTACTGGTTACGCACCTACTGGCAGTTATAACCCTGCTACTAAGAAATATGTAGATGACGGTATTAAAGGTATTAACATACCTACAAAAACATCACAATTAACTAACGATAGCAATTTTGTTATAAAAACAACTAATGAATTAACTAACTATTATACTAAAAATAATACATATACTAAAAACGAAGTAAATGCGTTAATAGCTGGTGGAGGCGGAGGAGGCAACGTCTCAATCACAGTAAACGGCGACACGCTTGTAATAACTACGAAATAGGGAGGTAGATAGATTATGTCAACATTGAATAAAATTAATTTAGATGGTAATGTTTATAATATAAGTAATTTCCATTATATAGAAAATAATAGTGCCAGTAATCCTTTTATTATAACAGAACACGAACCTGGTATTTATGTTGTTAAAGGTTCTGATGCTGACACGATGCCTGGCAAACTTTATTCTAAATATATAAATAGCGAAGACTACAATGTCAGGACAGATAACTTTAATGGTTTTCTTTGTTTAACAGATACTTCTATTGATGAAACTTACCAATTTAAAAATATTGGCTATATATTTGATGCCAGTCAAGCTCTAGCGCACCCTTGTGTTACTCAACCGGCACCCTATGGGATGACTTTAACATTAAATTCAAGTGGGATAGGTAATTCAGTGGTTAAAACTCGTGATAACCAAACCATCGATGGTAAGAAAACTTTTAAAATTCTACCAGAGTCGAGTGCTGTCCCCACGACTAATAACCAATTAACTAACAAAAAATATGTAGACGATAGCATTAAAGCTATTAGTACGTCTACTCCTATAGAAGGGACTGATATATTTGGATGGTATGCGACTACACAAGATGGCGCTGCGTTGACTCATGCTACTCCACAGATGATAGAAAGCATTGCGATAGGAGAAGTATATGAATGGCCAAGCAATGTATATACTGATGGAACTAATTCAGCTGTAGTAACTAGTATTACTAAATCATACGACCATTGGTCTCCTACTCGTGCCAGTGGCGGAGAGAGTAATTATAAAGAGTTTATAGTATACATGGGTAACCATAATGTATATACTTTTGCCTTTGATGACACTACAGTTTATAAGAATTATTATCCAGGCGATAAATAGAGAGATTATCTCTCTCTTTTTTTATTTTGCCTTTTAGTTACTTACTATTATAGTAGGGAGATATAGTAAGGGAGGATGAAGTATGGACAATATCTTAGCCTGGTTGAGTAGTACTACAGGCATAATTACTACCTTCACGGCTTTTATGGTTGCTATATTACTTTTTATTGAAAACAGTAAAAAGCTAGTCTTTAAACCTTTAACTAAAATCTTTACGTTTATGTTTGGTTGGTTACATCGAAAAGAGGACAGGGAGATAAAAGCATTGATGAGTAGTTTGAAATCTTTTATGAACAAGAGTGACGAAAGAGACGATATCATCATAGGGATGGTAAACAATTTAAGTACCCGTATTAACGATAACGAATGTGATAGGATACGAGCCGAAATGTTTAATTATGGGCGTATATCACGCGGTCATGGGCATATTAGTACAGAAGAATGGCGTCATATCCAAGACATTTATTATAAATATCATGAGGTACTTCATGGTAATGGCCAGGTTACCGAAGAGTACAACTATATAAAAGAGTATTATTATTCTCAATTTGCGAATCAAGAAAAAGGAGAAGAGTAATACTCTTTTATTTTTTTATTTAAAACAGGAAGTTTATTTTTGGTTTTTGACATATACTATATCATTAGAGTGGAGTAATCAAAAGGAGGAATAGATAATGTTTGAATTAAAAGTAGTCAATCAATTTAAAGACCTTGTAGCCAGTGAAGAAGCTGGACAAGATGTCATTCGACATAGTGGAGATATTTTTACTGTTCAAAGTATTGAAAGAGCAAGTATATTATTAGGAGATAATCCAAGAAAAATAAAGTTTTGCGAATTAGTCAGCGCAAAGAAACGTGCCTCAAAAAAATATGAAGGCAATAAAATTATTATATATCAAAACTATCTATATTATATCGGAGGAATAGAAACTTTTATCTACAATTTAACCAAAAACTTTAAGGATAGGAATATAACGGTTGTTGTAGATAATATTGAAAATGCCAAAGCAATTCAATTAAGCGAGTATTGTGATATTATTATAGATAACCCCGGACAAAAATATGAGTGTGATGTTTTAATTTTGGGAAACTATAACTCTGATGGAATTATGCTAAGAGTAAAAACCAATAAAATATATCAAATGATACACGCAGACTGGGAAGGATTAACTAAAATACCTATATGGTCGACTTTCAAGTGGACTAAAAGTCCCGATATAGATGAAGTTATTTGTGTATCAGATACAGCTGCCAGGGGACTAAAAAAGACAATGAATGTGGACAGTAAAGTCATTTATAATATCTTAGATAATGACATACCTGAAGGAGATATGAGAGTTTTTATTACTCTATCAAGAGCTACTCCTGAAAAAGGAATAAACCGTATATTAGAAATGGCCAAGCGATTCAAAGCTGCGGGAAAACATTTCATATGGTTTTTATGCTGTTCCCTAGAGCAAACTACTCCAGCAATTAGAAATGAAATAAACAGTATTCCAGAGTTTATAGTAATGAAACCGGGTTATAATAATCAAGCATTGATTTCTCATTGTGATTATTTGGTTCAGTTAAGTGATACCGAGAGTTTTTGTTATAGTGCTTTCGAAGCATTACAACGCAACGTACCCGTAATTTTGACAGAATTTCCTGAAGCTTACAATATAATTGATGATGGAGAAAATGGCTATATACTAAAGTTTGATTTAAGTAATTTAGATATTGATAAGATATTTAACGAAGTACCTAAGAATTTATATTATATAGACAGATGTGATAAAGATGATTGGGAAGCAGTATTTAGAGGAGAATTCTAATATGGCAAGATGTAAGTTTCATTGGAATTATGATTTGTTGATGAACTTTGTTCATTATGGAATATTGGATAATGATGAGTACGAAATTATGAAGGGGATGATTCAGCGTAAAACGACCAAAGAAATAGCGAAAACTTTATCTTTGAGTCCTTCAACTGTTAACAGACGCATACACACTCTTAGAGAAAAATATGATGAATTATCTAAAATATATCCTAACATGTTTCCACCGAGAGAAAAAGGGGGAGGTTTTATATAAGCCTTCCTCTCTTATTTTTTTGTCTAAAAAATATCAAAAAATTGCTTAATTAAACCTAATTTAGGTTCATAATTATATCATTTCCTTATTTTATAAGACTTGGCGGGGGAAGGAACGATTTTTATTTTTTCGTTTTCTGGCTACTTATAAGTGAAAGGTAAAAATGAAAAATGGAGGTGAACGGGAAAATGTTCGTAGGTAGTTTTTATAGACTTCAAAATCGTAGTGATATAGAACGTAAAGTTCCCCTTGGTTCAAGCACCTCTATCATTTACATAGAGGATGAGGGTAAGTTTTATGAACGCAATATTTATGGTCTTATAACAGAGTACAACATAGGACATAAAGAACCTATCAATGTATGTAAATGTATAGACCATACGGATGAAATTACCGATATGGAAGGCAGAATACACGATTTAGAAATCATGGTTAAACAAGTGAATAATTTTTTAGGAGGAAAAGTAAATGAGATTTAATCCACAAATGCTATTTCAATTATTAGCACAACGCAACCCAAATATAATGGCACAATTACAACAATTTCAACAAATGATGAATAGTAATCCTCAAATGAAGCAACAATTCAATACTTTTAAGACAAACATGGCTTCAAACCCAGGATTACAGCAAAAGGCTATGGAAGAGGCTATGGCTAAAATCAATTCAACAGCACCAACAAACCCTGTTGATAATAATAAGATTGGATAATACTATCTGGGCCCAGACGGTTTATCATATAGAAAAAAATAGGAGGAAAAGAAAAAAATGGAACACACTAATGGAATAATGCCAGTTTATAACTTGGCAGACAATACGCCAAATAATGGATACAATTACGGATTCGGTATGGGAGCAGACTGGATTTGGATAGTTTTATTCTTTGTATTATTTGGATATGGTAATGGGGGGTTAGGCGGAAATAACGCAGTAACATCTGATTTCTTACTAAATCAAACAAGCAGACTAAGTGAGCAAATCTTAACTCAAGCTAACACTACAAACAACGGTATCTGCGACTCCACTTATGCTATCAACAATAGTATTAAAGATTTAGGAAGTCAAATGGCTCAATGCTGCTGCGATAATCGTTTCGACATGAGTCAAGGTTTCTGTAATGTAAATAGAAATATTGATAATTTAAGATACGAAATGGCTGAAAAGTTCTGTCAAGTTTATAACAATCAGGCTAATGGTAAAGCAGAAATCTTACAAGCTATTCATAATACCTCTTGTCAAGAACAAATTAGAGAACTTGAAAGAGAAAATGCCGAATTATCTCAAAAGAGCCAAACTGCTACTATCTTATCAGCTGTCAAAGGTATGATAAATAAAGAATATTCTGTTTAAGAGGTAAAGTAAAATGTTAAAATCTTTATTAGACAAAATCTATACAAAAGATAAAACAGAGGATACAATGCGAGAGACTATTTCAATAGTCTCCGACGCATTGGAGAAAATGAAGATAAATAGCTCAGAAGAGTATAATGACATGGTTTGCCATTTAGAAAAATACCTTTACAATATAGATAAGGAAGAAGCTGAAAAAATCGTAAGTAAAATGTATAATGATAATTACAATGGCGGACGCTGGACTTATGACCAAGTTTTATCTGTGGCAGAAGAAAAGAAGCTAAATGAAAATATAAGCAGACCTGAATTTTATGTGGTTATGAATATGTGGGACAGTGATTACTGCGAAACTATGAAAGGCCTTGGTCTTTACGACAATATAGATGCTTATGTAATGTTTGCCTGCCAATGGTTGAACGACGATGATTTTGGGGATGGTAAGGTATATAAATATTTTATTAAACTCCACGAAGGAGAAGAGGACTAAAAGGTCCTCTTTATTTTTTTTGCCTTTAAATCAAAGTTGATTTTAGTGGGTGGGGATATACTATATAAATAGGAAGGAAAAAACTAAGGAGGTATAAGATATGGAAGAAAAAGAAAAATGGACATTTGAAAAGATTATTGAATGTATAGAAAAAGCTCCTGCTGAAGTTCAAACAAGAGTAGCAAAAGCTTTTATTAGAGAAGATATAGATAATGATGACGTTCAATATTTATTCAATACAGACGGTCTAGATATTTTAAATGAAGATGGAGAAGTAGAGAATATTGATGCTGCGGAACCAGAAGGAATCGGAGCCTCAGGATTTACTATGCGTACTTCTAAACCTAGCGGTAATAAGAACTTTATTACAACTGGCTCAGGAGGATGGAGTACATGTATAAAAGGATACCCAACAGATGGGGGAGCTAATGTACTAGCTAACTGCGTTGGTTATGCCAGTGGTAGATTTAATGAAATTGTAAATATTGCTAGAGATACAGCCGGTTGTACTTATAGAACTTTAAACTGTAATGCCGAAAACTTTATCGAAAGAGCTAAAGCAGCTGGTTTACAAGTTGGTTCTACTCCAAGAGTAGGAGCTATTATGTGCTGGCAAAAAGGTAGCCTTTCTAGTGGAGATGGCGCAGGGCATGTAGCTATCGTAGAAAAAATTTATGATAACAACCATGTTTACACATCTGAATCTGGATATGGTTCAACTGCTTTTTGGAATCAACATAGATATAACACTAATGGTAGATGGGGAATTGGCTCAGCATATACTTTTAGAGCTTTCATTTATTTACCAGATGATGTTCAAAAAGCTATAGGAGATAGTCCTACACCAGCACCAGCACCTACACCAGGGCCAAGTAGCAAATTTAATATAGGAGATAAAGTGGTTATCAATGGTTCCTTATATGTGAATGCTAATGCTAATTCACCATCAGGCAGCGTAAGTAATAAAGTTACTAATATTACTCGTAAAGCCGAAGGAACAGCTCATCCATATAACACTTCTGGTGATTTAGGCTGGATGGACGAAAGCTCAATCAGTGCTTATATAGAACCTACACCAGCGCCAGCACCAGCACCTACTCCAGCACCTGTAGGATTACAAGTAGGAGATACAGTTATAATTAAAGGAACCGGTAATGGTTCTAGTTACGGAACATCAAATACAGCATATGGTATTGGATGGACAAGACAAATATTAAGAATTTGGGACGGACGTTCTTATCCTTACCAAGTAGGAAATAATACAGCCACTACTGGATTCTATAGAGCAGAAGCTTTACAAAAAAAATAAGATGAATTATTCGGTATATGAGTTACTTTTCCCTAATAAAAAACGCTATATAGGGATTACTCGACAAAATCCAAAAAAAAGATGGAGACATGGTAATGGTTATATTGGACAGATGGTATATAACCCAATCCAAAAATATGGATGGGATAATGTAACTCATAATATTTTATTTACCAATTTAACCAAAGAAGAAGCGTGTCAGAAAGAAAAAGTTTTAATAAAAAAATATAAAACAACCGATAGGCGGTATGGTTATAATTTAGGGGAAGGAGGAGATTGCGGGTGTTGTATGTCTAAAGAAAGACATTGGACATATCACACACCACGTCCAATAGAGACTCGTCAAAAAATATCTAAAACTTTGACAGGTCGTTTTTTTGGAATTGATAATCCTCATCACACTTTAGTTAACCAATATACTTTAGAAGGAGAATATATTAAAACTTGGAATAGTTTGGCTGACATAAAAAGAGAATTAGGATATGGGCATGCTCATATAGTTGATTGTTGTCAAGGGAGAAGAAAAAAGGCTTATGGATATAAATGGGAATATTTACAGAAATAATAGGAGGAAAATACTATGTTAGAAGCAATTATATCTACATTAGGAATAATGGGATGGCTTGGTGTTATCTTAGGTATTCTAGTAATTGTTAATACTGTATGTGGTACAGTATATAACGTATGTACTAAAACGGAAACTTTTAAATGGGGAAAATTATTTAAAGGTTTAGCAAAAGCAGGTATTTTTTATGCTAGTGCCGCTCTATTGAGTGTCGCTTTCACTATGCTACCTTTCATAAATGAAATGATTACTAATTCATTTGGGACAATTTTAATTTCAACTGAGTTATTAAATACTTTATCAAGTGTTGGAGTTTTAGGAGTTGTAGTATCAGCTATCGTAGTTCAAGCTAAGAAAGCTATTGAGGGCGTTACTAAATTAGCCAATATGAGTTCAGATACAGAGGTAATCACCTGGGAAGTAAAAGATAACGAAGAGTAAAAAAATAAGAGGCTTAGGCCTCTTTTCTTTTTTTATTTTGACTTCATAAACCCTACTATATTATAGAGAAAACAACTGATAAGGAGGTAATATATATGTATAAAATAATGACTAAATTACATACGGCGAGTGAAAATATTTATGCTTTTTATATGGTAAGCAATGATAATGGAGAAATAATAGAATATTCTGTTGCGACACCAGAAGAGGCCGCAGAGCAAGCATTAGAGATACTAAAACAAGTAGGCTATGCTGATTTAAGAATAGTTGACGATAAGTCTTATTATTTAGACTTAATATATGGTAAGAAACCTGAGCCAAAAGTCAATAGATATACCTTAAAAGTTTCTGGCCCAGAAGGTTTAACAGTTGACCCTGAGTTGACCGAAAATATAGAAGAAAACTCAACTGTCCAAGTAAAATTAAGTTTTGCTACACCAGTAGAATCTTTCCACTTGATTATAGACGGGAAAGAATATAAAACTGGTTTACCTAAGTGGATTAACTATCAATCATTAAATGATAACGAAGGTATTTTGACCTTTACAGGAATAACAAGAGACCATATAGTTGAAATAGAAATAGATAATTATATTTATAGCGTTTAGAGGTAGAAATATGAAGGAACTTACGAGACAAATGGCACGTGCCTATCGCACCAGAAAAAATGATTGGATGGGATATGATATAAATAGTATAACGCAATTAAGTTATCATCACATTCAAAAGAAAGAGGACGGAGGTCCTTTCTCTTGGGACAATGGGGCCTTATTGCGCCGTGATACGTCTCATGAGTATCTTCATGTTATAGAATATAAAGATTTAGATATATATCTTTATATTAACAAGATATTAAAAATAATAAACACACAGGGATATCAGCCAACAAGAGAAGAACTGATGGTCATTCGTGATGTGTTATTACAATTCGAAAGAGAGCATTGTGCTGACCGTAATTCAAAAGGGAAGGCACTTATAAAGACAAAATATATAGAGGGAAGAAGAAAAATATAAACGGGAGGAGAGATATGGAATGTTTTGTAAAAGAAAGTCTATTGGTATTAGACTATAAAGATAATGTCGTAGATGCGATTTTCTTGTCTGACGACCATATGACACCGGGATATGCTTATGATATAAATATAAGTGAATCTAATACGGGGTATAGTGATTTAAAGTTCAATATGCCTAATTTAATTATAGATGACGAGGGTAATAAGATAAAAAATCCTCGTCTTAAATTATTAACCCCATTGGTTAAATTGCGTTATCATAGGGAAATATATTATACTGGTAAAGAAACAATTACTGTGCGCGAACCGCAGGGATATGGAGATACTACGACTTATGTAGATAAGACTTATAGTAATAAATATCCTGATAATATTGTAGAAGATTATATTATGGATTATATTGTACAACCAGTAGATAAAAAAAGAGATGTGTTAAAATTAACGACATCTTTTACTGCTATTGATTATCCAAGATTTAATTTGAGTAAGAAACGCGTTGGATTAACTATTAGCGATGATACTCTTACGAAGAAAGAATGGACGCTTTACCAAAACAAGCCTATGGATGTAGCAGGCGTTATTAAATATGAGAAGTGGACGGCTGGCAAGTTTGGACAATACAGCACCGTAGAAGAATGGGACCCAGAAAATGCTACTGAGTACCCATTAGATAAAGCCACTATAACAGAACTAATGAACAATACAGCCCTTTGGCCTTATGGTTTGTTAGCTACGGCTTTCTACTGGCCTATAGTATCCACAGCTCGTTTTGAAGGACAAATGTATACTAAAGGTGGTTTCTTAGTTTTACAATTATATGACTTTTATTCTTTAACTACTGAAGGCATAGAGCCAGACAAACATATAGGACGTTATTCTTGGGATTGGTCTTATTTAACTGAAGTAGATAGTTATTTGACTCCTAACAATGCTTGTAATTATCTATATCATATTTTAAATGGAACGAATTGGTCTGTGAAATTAAAAGCAGATGGAACTCCAGACGTAGACATAGTTCAAGTAGAAATACCTAATCCAGCTGGTTCTACTACTTCGACAACTTTAACTGACCATACTTGTAATATAAGTGTAAGTAATAGTAATTGTTATAACGCTATTACGGCTGTATGTCAAGGGTTACAGTTATACCCTATCTACGATTGTGTTAATAGAGAAGTCTCATTAAGAGCCTTTGCTGGAAAAAATTATGGTTTAAATTATATGGTAGGACAAAATATCAGTTCTACTGCGACTAAAAGCGATGGGGAAAAAGTAATTACTAAATTATATGTATCCGGAGGAAAAGATTACAACGGAGACAGCAATATAAATATAGGTGAGGCTGAACGTTCATATGTAGCTCCTACTGACAACCCAGACGAAAGGAATCCTTGGAATCCAAATGATTCAGAGTATATTATAAAAAGAAGCCCATATGGTACTAATTATATAATGAACTTTAAGTGGATGTATGATAATAAATGGATTACAAAGGAAGAGATATTAGACTTATATAGCATCAACCAAAGAATAAATGATTTAAACAAAACGTTCATGCCTAAATATACTGAAGATAGATTACGCACTCAGCAAGATTACAATGACGCTATTAACGATTACGACCTTAAACAAGGTGAGTACCAATCTATTTTAAATAGTATGATGAATAAGTATTATAATGTTTATGGCAAAGTGAGTGAGGGGCATTTCTACGCTTTTCATAAATTGCCTTTAGGTACACATAAGAAAAATGGAAAGAATTGGATATGGATAGGATATTGCCCTAAATGTAAAGGGAGTAAGGCTTGGTCAAGCGAAAACAAACCGACTACCTGTCCTCATTGTGGGAATACTTCTATTAAGGCAGAAGAATTATATATCCCAGTATATACCGACTTCCCAGATGTAGTACCACCAGAGGACCCTAAATATCCTTATGGAATAGATGATAGTGTCTCAGGTCCAGAGTATGCTCCCTATATTAGAGGAGATTATTTAAAGCTATTAACCACATTAGACAATTATGATAATTCACTTACTATAAGCAATTATGAAAAAATGATTTCTATTATTAGCCCAATTCCAGAAGACAAAACTTTCGCCGGTTATGATTTCAAATTGGGGGATGTGTACGTTCGTGCCTCAAGTGGAAACGTAGAAGAATGGAATCAAGATATTGAAGGCTTTGTAAAGAACTATGGAGAGATGCTAGACGCTCTTGAAGTCGTTAATTATTGCTTGGCAAAAATTAAAGCTTTACAAGAAGAATATGATAAATGGGAAGAGCAATTTAATGCTCTACAAAAAGAGATACAAGATAAATATGGAGATTATATAGTAGAAGGAAATTATACTAATGATGAGCAACCTTACGTTGGTTTATTGTTTAAAGAAGGCATGGAAGCATCAGACAAATATGCTGTGCCTAAAATAACCTATTCATTGGATGTTATCGATTCGTCTGGTTTAATTGAATATAGGCAGCCTACGGTTTATATATATGAATGTGGAACTTGCGGACGAACAAGTACTTATAGTAATACACATATTTGTCCATATTGTGGCAGTGATGAGCTAATTCTCATTAAAGATACTTATAATGAATTGGTCCATATGCTACACAGCGTTGGACAGATAGTTCCGAAAGCAGGAGATTATGTAACGATTTATGATGAAGCTATGGGGATGTTTGGTGTGCCTGGTTTAATCACCCAAATTACAAGAACATTAGACAAACCTATCAATAATAAAATACAAGTTGATACATCTTATACGGATGAAGAGGAACTAGTAGGCAATATCATCACAGCAACCAATACCGTACTTAATAATGCCGATATATATGCTAGAACGGCTATATTGAAAGCGGATGGTACGATTGATAGCTCAGCTATAGCAGCTACAACAGATAATCCTAACGCAAGTTTGAATTTTGTTGGAACAAATGGTAATATGTTGTTGACAGGAGCTTCATTAAGATTTACTGACCCTAATAATTCAACTAAGGCTATTAAGTACTCTGGTACAGGAATATTCACTACAACTACTTTTAGCGAAAATGAAGAAGCTACTGAGTGGCAAAAATTAATTACGCCATCTGGAATAAATGCCGCTTATTTAAACGCTGGACAAATTGATACTAAACATATTAGTATTATGTCTGGTCTTTCAGCTAAAATATTGATGGATGAGAATGGATTGGTTATAAAGAGAGTTGCCAATAAGGCCGCTCATTTAGAAAAGTTTGATACCGATGCCGCTAAGAACGACCCTACTTACGCAAATAAATGGGGAGAAAATAATAACATTTCTGGCTTTATGGGAGTCGTAGATGGAGTTAATGGCGAAAGCCAAGCTCTAGTATATACAAAAGGATTCCTAGTAGCACAAGAGGGAAGTAATATAGCCAATTGGATTACATCAGATGACGGTTTTTATCATTTAAATAGTAATAAACAAAAAGACTTATGGTTAAGTCCTAGTGGTATTACTGGAGTAGTTAACAATAGTGGAAATCAAAATTTCGCTATATATGCTGGAGGTAATTTTGGTGTAACTACTGGCGGTAAATTATATGCCAAGGATGCTGACATCCAAGGGGCTATTACTTCTAATAATGTTAATATTACTGGAGGAGCATTATCTATTGGTAATAATTTTAAAGTAGACAATAATGGTAATTTAACAGCTAAAAACGCCAATGTCACAGGTACAATTACTACTGATAATTTAACAGCAACAAACGGGTCAATATCCAATATAACTGGTACAAATATGACTATACAAAATGGAACAATAACAAGTGCTACATTAAGCAATTGTTCTATTAGCGCTGCACAAATTAATAGTGGAGTTTTAAGTAGTGCGCGTATTCCTAACTTAAGCGCAGGGAAAATAACCTCAGGTACTATGTCTGCCGATAGAATTAGTGGTGGGACTTTAAGAATTAAAGACGCGTCTGGAGGAGAATTCTCTATAGGAACCGATACTACTCATGCTTCTACAACTGGTTTAAATGTTGGAAGTGCTGGGATATTGTTTGGTAGTCAAGCCGCTAGTACTCAAATAACGGGCGATTCTTCTGAAATGACGGTTCAGGGGGCTACCAAATTAAACTTGGGAATCAATGGAACCGTTATGATGGTCATGTCGCCGAACGGAGTTACTTCAAAAGGAAAATTATATTTGAATAACGGTATTAACTCAGGAAGCCATGACGGTCAAACAGTTTCTGCTTTTAAATGTGAAGACCCTTTGGGTACTCCTCGTCTATGGTTTGAAAATGGTCTCTTAGTAGCTTATGACACAGGAGACGGAACGGTGCACTGGGCATAAATAAAAAAAAGAGAAGACTAATTAATGTCTTCTCTTATTTTTTTTGTCTAAAATTGGTTTATTATTTATATAGTCTTTTATATCAAAAATACATTCTTCGCATAACATTCTTGATTTAAAGTTTTCTTCTAAGTTTAGAGCTCCGCCCATCATTGGGACTCTCCCTGTTGTATCAGCTACGCAGCCTAAACTAATCGAATAATGATTTCCGCAGATTTCTTTTTGGCATCTGTCGCAAAACTTTTTAATCATTTTCTTTTGCCTCTTTTATAGTCTCCAAGAGAGTTTTTCCTACTTCTTCTTGGACGCTCTACATTCTGATTTTGTTTAATCCATTTTTCTACGTCAAATGGTTCTTCTTTCTTTTTTTGGTAATATGGCTTCTTTTTATAAGTCTTTCCATTCGGTTTCAATATCGTACAATCCTCCTAATATCATTTTTTCTATATTGTGAGCCAGTCTTAGCTCTTTTTCATTTGGCCCTATATCTCCTAATAGCATATCATTTATACAGCGCTCTCTACCTTCGCTCTGAACTATAAGTTTATATCCGTCTAAGCATAAACAATTGTCTAAAGCTGTCGTTAATGGTGTAGTTATATATTCTTTCCCTTCTTTTAGAGCAAGTTTAAAATCTTTTAAACTAACGCAATTATAAAAAATGTTTCCGTCTAAATTAATTATAATAGTCCCTTTAGGAGACTCCTTTATAATTTTCCTTGTCTTTCCGTCCAGCATATATTCCTCCTTAATAATGGTAGTCTACTACGGCTAAAACGTGCGTAGGATGTTGACGCATATAGTTTAGGATTAACTCACGCACTCTTTCGTCCCTCATACCCATGTCTTGAAAGTCCAAATCTAAAGCCGGTATTATTAATCTGTATGGGCCTAAAGGGGAAATAAAAGCATCATCAAATATATTATTCATTACGTCTATATCTACTGTACGAACCTTAGCAATGGATACAAAATCATTTTGATATTGTTGTAAATACGTTGGGATATCTTCGACTGGTCTACCAAGTAATTTTTTTGCATTCTTCTTGATAGGGATGATACCTCCATAACGTCCTCCTATCATGGCATAATCCCATTCACCGTCTCCTGTTTCTTCATTAAGACAATAGCTTTCTAATATATCTTCTATGCCATTTGGTTTTTCAGCAAGTATCGTACATAATGCGTGCATATCCTAGTCCTCCCTTATATATTTTCTACATTCTGGCGTATCGTAATGCCCATCTATATAACATTTATGGTCGTTTACCATATCTATTGTTTCACATATTATTACGAAAAATAAAGCCAATAATATTAAGCCAACTATTATAACAGGTAATTCACATTTTATATTAAACCATATCCATTTTAATTTTCGTTTCATATAAATCATTCCTTTCCTTTTATATAAATATTATATCAAAAAAAATAAGAGTCTGTAAACTCTTATGATTGTCTTGTAATATTATTTTTTATGTCTTGTTGGGCTCTATTAGCTCTTATACTTCTTGCTTCTTCGCAATATGATGTCTTACATTGTAAGTCCATTAAATCGGCACAATAGCGATACATGGAACTTAGCCACTTACAATTTTGTAAATTGGCATTTGTAGAACAAGAAGTGGGATTGTTCCTATTCCAATTAACAATAGGTTTTAAACAAGGTACCACGGTTTGTACAACATCACATTGAGCTATATGCTGAACCACATCTTCCATTAATGTATTTTCTGGAAACGAAACTAAGAGATTAGTCTTTATACACTTAGTCCAACAAGCCACGTCACACACATGTACTAACTTCTCAGGTGTATCTTGGTCTAAATGGACTGGGCGCTTAACATCTCCACACCAATTATAAGATAAGCGCACTACATCAGGTTCATTGTTTTGCTGTATTATATCGTAAATAGTTTGAAAGCAAGTGTCATCATCAAATTCATCATCACTATCGATAAAAAGTGTATACTTACTTTCTGGTCCCGTGCTCATACCTATATTACGTGACCCTCCGTTCCAAGCTTTTGCGTTTAGTAACTCGTATTGTATGTTATTATATTGCTCAGCTAATTCTTTGATTATTTGAGGTGAGTCGTCGCTTGATACATCATCTACAATGACTATCGAGAAATCTTTAAAGGTTTGATTTTCTGCCGACTCTACGCATTTTCTTATGTATTTCCCATTATTATAATTAGGAATGATTACTTTAAAATAAACTGATTTCATATTTCCTCCTTTTTAACCATTTTAAGGTTATTATAAACGATTTTAGCTTTTTATAATATATTTATATTAATTATTATTTTTTAATTAAATACAGTAGCTAAAATCGCTTATTTTTAACTATTTTATCTTTTTATTTTTTTTATTTTTTCTTTTTGGTTAAACGATACTCATTATATATATCATATCTCTTGGCAACATCCATTTGCTCTTCTAAAGTATGACCTTCCATTAACTGAGAATAAAATTTACAATTACTAAAAGGCTCTACACATCCTCCACATCTAACGCATTGAGGGACACAAGCCCAGAAGATATTTTGGTCATATTCATAAACAGCATCTAATACTGCTTCCCAATATTTACGAGCGTTAGGGTCGGCACACATACATAATCTTCTCATAGATATATTAATTAATGCTTGTATGTTGGCGTCCATTTCCATGGGAACGCAATTCATTTGCGAACGTTCTTCTCGTGGAACACCTGTGCGGTCTTCCCGTTCAGTCCCTACGAACTTCTCGCACCCTTCATGATGCCTAGCGAAATGAGTACTAATAGCATAAGGTATTTCATCCCATTTCCATGAAATTTCTCCACGTCTAATTGGGCTGTGTTGGCATATTAGTATTTTACGTTTCCAAGTATCAGAAGGCTCTCCAGGTCCCGCTTCTTTAGATATGGTTGTCATACAAGCAGATTTGATTTTTTCCCAATTAATATCAAAATCAGTTATTACTGTTTTGGCATTATAGTTTTTACTCATCTTTTCCTCCAGCTATAATTCCCATCATTAAACAGCCTAATACTCCGCCTAATAAAAATCCTATAATAAAATTTAACATTAGTCTTTATACCTCCTTAATTCCATTACGGCTAGTATGGCATAATTAGCCATATCTAATAGTGTATCTTCTATTTTTTCTTCAACAACGGCAGCTTCTTTGGTTGTCAAAGTTCTTGCTCTATTTAGTTTATCTTCTATCCTAACTAAAAAAGAAATCAAACCATATTTTTCATAGGTATCATGGATACTATTCCCGTAATCTTGGTTCTTAGCTACATAAATATCATGTAAATCTTTAAGTAATTTTTCATGTAGTTCTACATTAGTAAGTTGGCGTAATCCTTGAGCATGGTCTCGTATAATATTAGAAGCTTCTTCGGCTGTCATATTAATTACACTCCTGTGCTGCCGAAACCGCCAATTCTTTCATTTTCAGCACTATCATCATTAGTAATGAAGAAAGGTACAAACATTCCTTGTCCTAGTTTTTCTCCTATACTTATTGTAACTGGAGCATCTGTAATGTTTCTGAAAGCAAAAGCAATTTCTCCTTCATTGTCTGGATTATTATAATAATCAGCATCTACTAAACCTACTCCATTTGCTAATTCTAATCCTTTTTTCTTAGGGTTAGAGCTTCTGTTTAATAGTAACAAAGCTACTTCTTCAGGGAATGATGATTTAATCCCGGTTCTTACATATTTAATTTCTCCTGGAGCTATGCTCACTTCTTCAAAATTATAAAAATCATATCCAGCGGCATGTTTAGTGCTTCTAACTGGTAACATATAAGGGCTACCTTCTGCCCCAAAATTAGCTTGTTCTTTAATTCTGTTAACAAATTCAAATTTAATTATTTTTTCCATTATTGTTTTCCTCCTTATGTCGACAATCCTGACATAATACTTTGCCGTTTACACCTTTACAATAATCAAATTTACCGCATTGGTCGCAAGCATCTTTAAATTTAGGTTTCATACTATCTTACTCTCCTATATAAAAGTCTATACATCCAGCGTCTACAATGCGAATTCTATCGTTCATACAATGAACACAGTTTTCGTCATAAGCCTTACAATAATAATCCAATTTATTGTCTAGGCTATGGTTCTTGTTTACTATATATTCTACATCATCTTGACCTGGTATAGTAACAGCTACATATATGTCTGTCTTATTTGCCTTGGCTTGAGCAAAAATCTCTTTTAATTTTTCTCTGGTCATTTTTGTCCTCCTTTTATATATAAATATTATATCAAATTATCAAAACATCTGTCAATATTTTTACAAAAAAAATAAGAGGGAATTAGTTATTTTTTCTTAACCAATCCTTCCTCTTTTGCTTGCTCGTAGGGTATTGGTGTTATTTCATAATAATTACCCTCTTTATCCCACATCTTAAATTTATTTTCAAAAGGGTCATATAATATATGATTAAGTTGTGGATTTTCTTTAGGAGATGTAGCCTTCAATAAGTCATCTCCTCCTAAAGTTCCACCCCTTTGGTTTATAAAGTCTTTTAATTCCCAGGGATACATTTTACATTCCCTCTTTTATATAGATGTACTTAGGTTTAATCCATTCATTATCTTTGTTAATATAAAGATTATTATTTTTTCTTTTTACCCAAGCAGTTTTTTTAATAATTGCTTTGCCCGCTTTGAGCGAAGCTTGTACATCTATTATGCGTTGATTAGAAGAGCCTCTGAAAGGTAAGGTTATATCTCTTAATTTATATATAAAGGGACCATCTACCAAGACATCGCACTCTTCTAGTAAATCTTTTTTATTCTTATCTTTCACCAACTGTTCAAAGGTTAGCCCACAATAAGCCCATACATCTAATCCTAAAGTATGAGCATATTGAGCTAATTCTTTATTTTCTTTTGGTTGTAAAAAAGGGTCTCCTCCACTCAAGGTTATTCCTTGATGTCTAGGGGCATTAATTTTAATTATTTCTTTAAGGTCTGCTGTTTCCCAGTATTTACCACAATGTTCTTCCCACGTTTCGGGATTATGGCATTTCTCACAATGTAATCTACATCCTTGATTCCAAATTACCATACGTATTCCCGTCCCATTTGCATAATTTTCTAATTCTATATCTCTAGCTAGCCACATGATTCCAACCCTCTAATTTATTACTATGTTTATATCTCATTTTAACTTCTTGCTGTTTCCCTTTGTTAAAGGCAGTCGAATAATTGCCTGTTAAATAACCTGTGACTCTGCGTAGTTGTTGGATATTCTGGCTACTACACTCAGGGCATCTGTCGTTGAATTCGTCACAATAACCACAGTCTAAACAAGTGTCGTTAGGTACATTTACTGCAAAATATGGGATATCTTTATCCATAGCATAATTTACTAATTGCTCTAATGCTTCAAGATTGTTCTTAACTCCACTATCAAGTTCTACATAAGTTATACAGCCTGCGTTAGAATAACCCGTTAATTGACTTTCAATGTCTATCTTTTCAAAGGGAGAAACTTCTTTCCAAACCGGTACATGAATAGAATTAGTGAAGAAGTCTTTATCTGATACATTAGGTATTATTCCATATTTCTTTTTGAATTTAGTCATGGCAGTGTAGCATAGGTTTTCTGCTGGGGTGTAGTAAACTCCAAAATTTAGATGTTCTGCTTTTTTGAATTCGGCACATCTATCTTTAAATAATTGCTCTATTTTTTTAGCTAATTCCATACCCTCGCTACTAGTATGGTCTTTACCGATTAATATCTGTAATGTCTCAGCTAAGCCTATTTGACCTATAGCTAAAGTGCCATGTTTCATAGCGCTTTCTACTGTTTTGCCGTCATACCCTTTCATTAATCCATTCTCATACATAAATTTAGCTGAAATAGGCTTTTGACTTATAATATGTTTATATCTTTCAATTAATCCGTCTTTAGCTTCATGAATTTTTTTATCTAATAATTGCATAAAAATAGAAATAGCTGTATCATCTTTTATTAAAACATTTTTACCTTTTCTATAATTATATTCTTCTTTAGCTTCCATAGCTAAAGTAGGCATAATAATTGTAGTAGGAGCTATATTACCACGACCGTCTTTTATTTGAGGATTTTCTCCCGGTTCGGCATTAATATCTGCACCATTATAAGTTCTACAACCCATGGTTGACACATAAGTTCTAGGGTCGTTTCTATCGTATCCTTCATTGATACTCCAATCTACATTTACGTAATTAGGGTATAATCTTTGAGCCGTAGATTTTAAAGCTAATTTATATAAATCATAATTGGGGTCTCCTTCTTTCCCATTAACCCCTTTCATACATTGGAATATTCCACATGGGAAAATCGCAGTCTTGTGTAATTTCCCAACTCCGTTAATAGACCCCTCTAATAGAGCTCTTGTAACCATTCTACCTTCAGGAAGAGTACAAGTACCGTAATTAATTGAAGTGAAAGGTAATTGGTTGCCACTCCTTGATTGTAATGTATTAAGATTATGATACATACCTTCAACCGCTTGCTTCAATTCCTTGGTTGTCATGTCTAAAGCATATTGATAGACATCAGGGAATTTTTCAGAAAACTGTTTATCGGTAATAGAAAAAGTTTTTAAATATTCCCAGTCTAATTCATCATTTGCCTTGGCTATATAGTGATATCCATCACGCCAATGCTTTACAAAACTTTTGCGAACATAAGGTACCATGGTCCAATCAATATGACTCGCGCTAACTCCTCCAAATTGTTGTAAAGATTGTAATTGAAATATGACTGCGACTAATTGGAAAGCAGTGTTAATTGAATTAGCAGGTCTTACATCCGTTTGTCTAGTATTAAAGCCTTTTGCTAATAAATCGTCAAAAGGTATGGTTAAGCAGTTGTGCTCTCCAACTGCGTAGCTATCTAAATCATGTATATATACTTCGTTATTTAGATGGTTGTCTCTTATTGTCTTGCTTACGCAATAATTAAGGGCATAATCTTTCATCAGTTCGTTACGAGCTTCTCCCATACGCCCTCCAAAGGAATATTCATCCATATTAGCGTTTTGGTTTTGTACATCCGTAGCTGCGATTTTTTTACCAATAAGTTTCATTAATTGCGTATTACCTTGTCTTATTTTGCTTCTTTCTTGTCTGTATAAGATATATGCTTTAGCTACATCTTTATGTTTTAGGTTCATAAGCCCTTTTTCAACTAAGTCTTGGACTTCTTCTACTGTAAAAGGTTCTCCCTTTTCATTTACTTCGCTCTCAATATAATCTGCTATATTACGAGCTTTCACTAGGGCGTAATCATCAATTATTCCGTTCACTGCTTCAAAAGCTTTACAAACGGCACCGATAATGCGTTCTTTGTCAAATGGAACCACGCGTCCATCTCTTTTAATAATTGTTTTCATAAAATCCTCCTAATTAAATAAAATAGTTTAAGGTAGATTTATTCTTCCTCTGGCCTGCGGTCGTAGTATCGATTTATGCCATAATAACCTAAGAATATTGATTCACTCTCATCTTCTGGTATATCATCGTGAAATATCAAGTGAGCCCTGTTTATTGCTGCTTGCTTTTGCTCCGCTCTTTTAGAGCCATATATATGATTATAAGCTCTCCATTCGTCAGCCATAGCAGTAATAAGGTCAATCTTTAATTCTTCGATTATGGCGAAACGCAATACTCCTTGTAGCATTGCCAATTTTTTAAATAATACTGGGTTTTGCTGATATTGTATATCTTCCAGTATAACACATTGGATATTGTTTTCTTCAATAATTTTTATTATCTCCGTTCGCAGTTCTTTTACTCTTGTGAAAAAATCCTTCTTTTTATCTATGCTGAATGTCTTATGCCCTAATAGTTGCCCCTCTTTATTAAATAAGGACATGCCCGTTACATAAGACGCAGCATCCAAAGCTAAAAAGAAAGGGGTCATATCTTTAACATCAACTGCTTTTGTATGTAAACATTCTATACATTCAAAATTAGTTTTGAGTAAATAATCTACAGTGCCTTCTATTATATGCCCGTGGCTTGAGCACGAACATTTGATAACGCTGTCTTTATTTTGATAATCTTCTATGTTAAGGATATTAACCCCCAAAGTATTTGCAAGAGAGAGTAAATTATTCTGCTTTGCTGTCATTCGTTTTTTCTTCCGCTTCTTCCTTTTCTAAGAAAGCTATATATTTCTCTAAGTCGTCAGCATATTCAGTTAATCTTTTATTATGAACTGCGTTCTTCGCCAATGTGATTAGAACTTGCTCTAAACGCGATTTCGCTTCTTCCAATGTCATTGTATTTTTTTCTTTGTTCTTCATATCTGTATCCTCCTATTAAAACGTGTTCTTCAAACTCTGGATGTTGAGTAATCCATCTTTCTAATTTTACTATTGCTGGAGGCACTCCATAATGCTCTAATAAGTAATCGTAATCAGCCATCTTTACAGTCTCGTTAGGGATGCCCATACGCCTATATCCTACGTAAATTACATACTTATAAAACGACATCTTAGCTGGATTAGCGGCCATGTATTTATAAGCAAGGTGAGCGAGGTCGTTTGTCTCCAAAAACTTATCTTCCCATATAGGACGTAAATTAAGTGTATGCTTTTTTGCTCTACGATTATAATAATTCATAAGCAACAAGGTTTCTAGACATTTCTCCGTCCCTTCGGAGACAGGTAGCTTGACCATAATGGAGATTCCCTTTTTAAAATTATTGCTCAGCGCATTGCTCACAAGCCATTGAAAACCATCTCCAAGTTTACTTGCTATCATTTTTTTGCGAAAAGGAGCGAACTCCCTTTCTGTCATTACTCGCTCTAATATATTAGTATCATTAACGCGCCCAACATCAAATGCCTGTGCGTGAGCAAATACATAGTGCTTTTTTAAAAATGACATATAATACTCCAGCTTTTCTGGATTTAAGATTATATCTGCCGGGTCATCATAAATCATATTATATCTTTCAGTGGGAAAATCTTTTTTTAATTCTTCACCGTTTACCTCTTCATAGAGTCTTATTGGTTTATATTTGCCTCCTTTAGCATTCCTATTCATTCTCCAACTTAAATAGTGGTTTGGTTTCTCTAATGAGAAACGCAACATATTATTATAGCACGTAAAGTCGGGCTGAGTAAATCTAGTTTCTTCTTGAAAAGGACGTAATGGTTTATTGTAGAAACCCGGCCCATACTCTTCCATAGGTAAATAAGTATACCCGATTATGGTAGCCATAGGTGGAGAAGTTAAACGAGTTTGCTTAAATATGTATATTTTATCATATTGCTTTAAGTTGTTCAGACCTAGAGAAGATATTAGACGCACATTTATATTTTTATCTTTTTTAAGATAGGCATATGTTACGCCTAGGTCATAATTGGGTGCGATATAATATCGGCTAATAGTAGTATCATAGTCTAATAACCCTATATTAGTAATAGTTTTTTTAATCATCAGCTCGATACCTCGTTATATCTAATAAACCCGTATCACCTATCCCCAATATTTTATAAAAAGGATATTTGTTCTCCCCTTGTCTTCCTCGAGCCATAAACTGGTCTCCATTACGCCATCCATATACTATAAGCTTTGTTCCTCTTTTAAACCAAGAACGTTCTATAACTTCCTTACGTCCAGTTTCCTGATTTATTTGGGATATTTGCTTATCATATTTACTATAATGCTCTGCTACGCATTTTACATTAACCACTCCGTTTGGAGTTAATAACACTATCGTATGTTTGTAACTACTTTTATCTACAACAGTTCCACATATTGCTTCTAAATCAAATATAGGAATCTGATGCCCTTTAACCTCTTTTGTTTCTCTTGGGATAGGGGTAGAGCTCATCTCAAAGTAGTTCTTAAAATTAAACTCAGGATGATAAACTTGAGCTAACTCATGGTCATGATAATAAAATCCTAAGCTATCCATTTCCCAAGTCGATATAGTACCATCACAATATTGCTGCCACACCTCTCCTATTTCGGCCTCGTGTAGCTTGCTTATCAGCTTATCTTGATTTTTAGTTATATATTCTTTTAATTCTGTCATCCCGTCTTTATATAAATTATCCCATGTCTTTATTGGGATGTAAGTTTTTTTCCCTTTACTAACCAATAAAGAAATATCAAAGTTTTTATTATAATAATCGTAAGCTCTTTCATCCAGTAGATAGTAATCTTCTTTCTTATTGAGTTTTAGATACTTATTAAAGTTGAATAAATATATAAACTTAGATTTATTCTTTGGTAGCACGTTATAATTGATTAAACCATTCACGTTCGCCAGTGTTAATTTAGTTTTACGAGGGATTAAAGTATCTAGATAATTATATAGTAACTCTTTTCTACTTATCGGTTCCAGCTCGTCGAAACATCCAGCTTTTATTAAAGCCAATGTTTGGACTTTTGTTGGGTTAACTTTTTCTACAAAGTCTTGAAAACTTTTATATGGACGATTGGCTATTATGTTATTTATAACATCATCACCTACATCGCTTATTCCTTTTAAACCATATATTATACTATTAGTATCTTTATCTGGCGTAAAACTAAAGCGAGCTTTGTTAATATCGGGTAACTTAACTTTTATCCCTTGGGTTTTGATTCTTCCAATAGCCGAACTTAATTTTCCATAATTCGTAGTTCCACCATTTTCTTCGTCTGCTCCACCACTATTAACTGTTAAGCAGGCTGTAGCCCAATAAATAGGCGGATAAAAATAATTTAAGTTCATCTCTTGTAAAGCTATTAAAGAATAAGCCGTTGTGTGGATTTGAGAGAAACTATAACCCAGCTGTCTATGAACCTGAACGTCCCATAAATAATTCATGATTGCTGCTGAGCAGCCATTCTTGATTCCAGCCTCAATGAACTTTTCACGAAAAGCTGGGATTTCATTCATTTTCTTTTTACTAATTAGCTTTCTTAGGGCATTCGCATCTTTATAACCGAACCCAGCGAATTCAGGTATCATAGATAACATCATAATGTTTTCTTGGCTTTCGCATACTCCGTTATATTTTTTGAGAAAGTTATATAAAACACTTTTTTCTTTTTCAGTTCCCTCAAGACTATTTATTTCTTTCTTTAATTCTTGTGGATGTTGTTTATAATAAGCGTACTCTTCTGTTGGGGTTTTCTTCCCAGCATCTGGCATTAGTCTCATCAGCGAGTTAATAGCGGCTAATTCTGGAAGAGAAGTAGGTTTAATGACACTTAAGGCCTGTTTTCCCGTAGCTCCCTCTAGTTGAAATAAATCAATAATTGACCCATCCCAAGTTTTAGCCCATAAATCTTCTCCATCTCTTTTTAATACATCCGGATGAAGATATTTTACATAAGTTTTCCTTAAGGAGCCTTGCCATTCCATATAGCCATCTTCTACGAGTAAATCTAAGCATTTGTGAATACGGTCGGCTCCTTCGACGGAAAGTAAATCAAACTTTAGAGACCCAGCATACTCGGCATCATGTAAATCCCATTGAGTTATGTTTGTCCCATTAGGAGCTTTCATAGAGCAACTATATTCATTGATATTACCATTGTATAAACATACACCTGATGCGTGTATCCCAACCTGACAAACCAAACCTTCTATATGTAAACATGTCTCTAGCAATCCAGGATATTTTTTAAACTCTGTTATTAAAGATTTGATTGGCTTTCTGTCTTTATCTTTGTTGCCTTTGATACAATCTTTGAGCGGCCACAAGAATCCACGCTCCTGAGGTATCATGGTAGCCAGATATTGAGCTTCGTCAATATCTATCCCAAGACCGCGAGCCGCTGTTAATATAGCAGAACGAGTTCCTAAAGTACCAAAGGTTGCTACATTTAAAGAGCGCCCTTGTTGTTCAACCATCTTTTGGTCTAAAATACGCAGAATGTGATTTCTACGGCATCCCTCCGAATCCACGTCTATATCACTTAGCTCCACTTTGTCTCTATAGACAAAACGCCAAACTGGGCAATCTACTCCTTGTTCCAAAGGATTCATGTCTGTAATCCCTATTAAGTAGTTGAAAAGCAAGCATCCAGCCGACCCTCTTGAAGGACCAACTATGCTTCCAGCATCTTCCCATATAATATTCACTATTTTCCTAACGGTTAATAAATATCTACTTAAAGGTTGCTTTATTCCCTGAGATACTAACCATAACTCAGCTGCTTCTTCTTCTAACCGTTTTATATATTGCTCTCTTTTTTCTTTATTGAGATGTAAGTTTTCTAAATTATTTAATCCTAAAAATAGAAAAAACCTGTCATCTTGGTATTGAGAATTAAGATATTTATTTAGATACTCATATTTATCTTGTATCTTAATATGCTTTAGCCATTTCTCCCATGGGATCTCGTCTCTATCATCCTGTATTAATGGGACGATTTGTGGTTGAGCTAAATCATAACTCTCTATTTTACTATTTATCTCATTAGTGTTAGCAAACATTTTTTCTATAAAGTCATTATCAATATAATCTCCCATTAGTTGCTTAATTTCTTCTGGGCTCATCATATAAGTATATTGATAGAACTCAGCAGTTTCTCTATCTCCATCTTTACTATTAAGAAAAGAACTGTGGACTTCTCTATCCTCAGCTTTAAGATAGTGACTATCTGTTGTAACAATACATTTTGTACTAGTTTCTTTTCCCAACTGTATTAGCCATTTATTATATTCTATCTGTTCTGGATAGCGAGCTGGTTGTAATTCAAGATAAAAGTCATCTCCAAAGATAGACTGACACCATTTAACGAACTTAATAGCATCATTTTCTCTATTTTGAGATTTACATATTCCCAAAAATCCACCAATACAGGCACTGCTGGCGATAAGGTGTCCAGGATTAGGCTTAACTATTTCTTCTATATCTTTATAATAAGTTGGGACTCTTGTTAAGAACATTGTAAATGAATGTGACCAAGCTCTTGAGCTCAACTCTCTCAATTGTCTATGTCCTTCTTTATCTTTAGCCACTAATATAAAATGGGGAAACTTTTCCCCTTTTTCATAAGTATCGGCATTCAAATCATTACGACATAGATATATTTCATTACCAAGGCCCAGCTTGAAATCTTTCCATCTTTTGTCTTTATCGCACTGAGCTTTGTAAAACTTCAAAGCTTTAATATGTGCCGATAAAGCTTCGTGGTCTGTTATACATACTCCTGACAATCCTAAATCAAATGCATACTGGATTAAATCTTCTACTTTGTTAATACAATCAAGTAAACGCAAATTTGAATAGTCAGTTAAGTATGGTTATGAATACTAAAATAAGTTTTATTTGGTTCATAACACACTGGGCATCACCTCCTTGTTTCGATTATATTATATCACTTTCTTTTTGTTTTTGTCAATTATCCTGTACGAGTAAAGACTTCTTTGTGCGTCATTTCGGTAAAAGTTTTAAAAGGACGCGCAGTTATACTAAAGTCTCCACATCCCCAAGTTCCATAATATTCTATTCCGTAATCTGTTTTTTGCTTAGAAGTTATATGCCCCATGACTTCGCCCTCGTCATCCAACAGACTTTGTTTTATATATTGTTCCACAGCTTGTAAAGATGAACAAACCATCGTCGAAGCCCCGGCATGCCCATCCATCTCCCAAGCCCAACATACTAAATATTTCATTTGGTTTTTTCCTTTCTAAAAAATTATTTTTTTTATTTTATTTAAAATACCTTTTTTCGCTTATTTTAAAGCTCATTTAGCCGTCTTTTTATATTAAATAATATATTTATATTATAAAGGCGTTTTATCGTTTAAAATAAGCTTATTCTGCTTTATCTGGTTCGAAGCTATTTTCTTCCTCATGGTCTAAACGATTTGCCTCTTTTTCTAAGTTCTCTATATTTTGAGCAAGAGCACTTCCGAACCCAGATAAGTCTTTTAATACTTTGCTTACATTTAATCCATTTGAATATGGATTGTCTACTATAGCTGTCATTTCATTAACCCAGCTTATTAAAGTATTTACTTGTGTCTTCACTTCAGTTATTTTGTCTAACATTTTTCTTCCTCCCGATTATAGTCTTTCAATTCTTTTTTAATTTTACTATTATCTACTTCGCCTTCGAAGGTTAATTCTATCTCTATACCCACTTTCCCCTTCGGAAAATCTTTAATCTCCACATCTTTTGGATTAAAGTTATATTCTTTTATGTCTACAGAAGTTTTCCCTAAATAGTTTATCATAAATTTTTCTTCATTTAGATATAATCTCAATACGCCTGGTTGAGTTTCTAAATGAGCATTTTGAGTAGTTAGCATTCCCTTTTGTTGAGCAACTTCTATTAGTTCTTTAGTTTTGGGATTATTACGGTATAAAAATATTTGTAATTTTCTTCCTCCCTCAATAGTATGCGTTTCAACAAAGAAGTCAAGATTACCTCGTATAATTTTACTATAAACTAACTCTTGGCTAAGCATATTATCTAACGAAATCTTTTTTAATACCATTCCATATCACCTTCATCGTAATCCTCTTCTCCGTTTAGGACTTTGTCTATTATTTCGTCAAGGCTTAGGCTGGTGCTACTTCTCAATTCTTGTATTTTATAAACCTTATCTTCCATTTCTTTAGTAGAAAGCCCATAGCATCTATCATCTTCTACTACGCAAGCATAAATATATAATTCGGTAATAGAATAACCGTCATCTAATATTTTACTATATTCTTTGTCTAAACTACCCATTATGCTCCTCCACGTGAGCCAGTTCAAGTTCGTTTAATATATCGTTGTTTACTTGTTGCTCTTTCAATGTTATTTCCATAGGGCTCATAGCCAAGAAATCTATTAACAATTTACATTTACCTATCTCTATTGGAGGTATTTCTTGCCCATTTAAAGTGGCGAACATACCTGGTATATTCATCATATATTCGTACTGGTTTATTATCTCTTTGATAATAGCCAATTGTGTATGTAGTGAAGTGATAGGGTCATTTATGTTAAAAATAATATTGTTAATATAGGGCTGAGTTTTTAAAGAAACCTTTGTCCCTTTTTCGGCTAATGTCCCCGGTCTATAAAACTTTTTTGTTTTATTTGCCATATCAATTCCTCCTTTTGTTTTTTACATTATAATTATATCATATTGTTTTTCCTTCTGTCAATACAAAAAAAGAGTATAGAAGGTCTATGATTTTTCAATAGACATTTTATACTCTTTATAAACCAACCCTATCAAATCTTCTTTAGAAGTGTTAGCGGGAACTTTCTTACCATCCTCTTCTAATATGGCTAGTAATTCTTTAATTGAACACTTCCTATAATAATCTTTCAATAAGTCATTGTAGGCATTCATCAAAACAGTAATGGTATCATTATTTCTTACTTTATCTCCGGCTAATTTTACATATTCGGTTTGCCAAGCCTCTGGAACGCAAACGAGTTTATCTTTGCGTGTAAGCATAGTTATTAGCCAATTCTTTAAACTTGTCATATTTCCTCCTGATTAGAATACATAATCCCAAATAGTTTGTTCGGTATAATCATCTAGTTCATAATCATTTGCTATGAATTGTAGACGACCTATATTATAAGCTTTATCTATATCGAACTCCCCAACTACTTGTATATTATATTTTTCTCCATTTTTAAGTTTATCGGTTAATTCTGGAACATTGAACATTACCACATCGTAATTGCCACAGTCTATTTTTATATGTTGTTCTTTGTCCCCCATTAACTCATACTGATTAGTGGGGATATCCGTAATAACAGCCAATGGTTTATCGACACCATGAGCCCAGATATCATCTGCTGCCATAATTTTGGCTATTTCTTTATTTACTTTTTTATAATTAGCTATCATATCCACCATATATAGATTAGCGTTTAAATCAATATTATCTAGAATGGCGTTTAGATGAGCTTTGAAAGTTGGGAAGCTTTCTCGGTCTACCGCAAGTCCGAAAGCAAATGGATGCCCAGCTGCCATCTCAACTCCACTGATATCTTCAACCGTTTCCCTCAGGTTACTTAGACCTTCAACCGATTTTCCCCTTACGCTTCCACGATATTGGTCAGCCCCGTTATTGTCAGTATATTTACGAAGCAAGAACACAGGCTTGTTAGTTTGACTTAATAGTTTGTTTGCTATGAGCCCAGATAGCTCAAAAGTCAAATCCTGGTCTTCGTCTATATAAATAATAGAATTATGGTCATCTTCCTCAAGTTCATCCTCTATCAGTTTTATACTTCGATTCACGGCTGTGCTTTGTCTTTTTTTAGCGTTATCACATAATCTAATAGCTTCTTCATATAAAGGAACCTCTTGCTCGTCATAACCTCTTTTACTACTCAATATTAAGCTATTTGGTTTTACCAATGCCAAAAACACAGCATTCTTTTGTTCTTGTGTCCCTAAACGAATTATAGAGTTTATATTGGGACCAATTACCCAGCCTATATCTTTGATTGTTGGTTCTGGGTTTTCCATATTGTAATGAGCTTTTTTTATCAAGCCCATAAGGAACAAGTGCTCACTAATATATTTAACTCCTATATCTACTATTCTTTTATTTTCTAATTGAGATAAATCCATAACATCAGCAACTATTCCGCAAGCCGCTAATGCGTAATTTCTCATTGGTAGTCTTATCCCGTAAGTTTGGCAATAGGCTTGAGCAAATTTTAAAGCCACTCCAGCTCCGCTTAATGCTGGATTAGGATAATCCATTTGACTACTTACAATTGCGATGTTTTTATCATAATCTCCATATTCCATATCATTTATAATTTCATGATGGTCTAAGATTATTATTTTTGTTCCATTCTCTAATAATCGAATATGCTTGTCCTTTTCTGAGCTTCCTGCGTCTGGAACTATTACTAATGAGACATCTTCGCCTATGTCTTTGAGCTCTATTCCATGCTCTTTCCCTGGATGTAAAACATATCCTACTTCCTGATTGGGTGCCACTTGCTCTAATAGAGATAGTATAATGGCACCACTTGTATATCCGTCTAAATCACTATCTACTACTACCAGTATTTTTCCTTCTGGATTTTTTGTTTCGTTATATAAAATATCTACTGCTTTTGCCATGTTGGTCATTCTAAAAGGAGAATACTCATATTCTTCTTTGGTGTTTAACCAATCTATCGGATTTTCAATTCCTCTGTCACATAGCAAGTCATGTAGAGCTAAATCAGGAGTTTCTTCGTTATAGTTCTTCGTTCGTAATTGATACTTCACTATTTTCCTCCTTCGTTTCTTCTGGGAACTCATCTATGCTTTTTCTCTCTCTATATAACCTAGAGTAAACTTGACGCCCTTTATCAATAGGGGCATCTTTGTTCCCTAATAAATCTCCATCCCAGTCATATATTAAATCTACTTTAAACCCCATATTCTTAATCTTATATCCTTCTTTAATCATTTTCTCCAAGCCATAAAATCTATTTCCATCCTCATCCCAATCATTATCTAAAGCTAAAATAATTTTTTCTACTCCAGCTCTTTTGAGAATGATTGAATGATATTCACTAAACGAACTTCCACCAATCGCAACTGATTTATTTAATGTGAAATTAGACCCATATTTTAGTACGCTCTTTTCACTTTCAAATATAATAGCTTCTTTAGACCGTTTAATTATCTTCTGGTTTTGATAGAAGCCATACAATACCATCATCTTTGGATAGTTATACAGCTCTTTATTATGCCACAATGGCATATATTTCCTATGTTCTTCTATATCTACTTGATTAAAGTTTCTTACTTTTATTCCAACTAATTTCCCTCTATGGTCTATAATAGGAAAAACTATCCTATTGCGTACCATATCAAACTTCACCCCATATTCTTTAAGGATGTCATAATCTATTCCTTCCTCTAGCCAAGGAGCTAAATATTTGGGTTGTTGAGTGAAACATTCCAATACGTGGGGGTTATAGACCGTGAGTTCTTGCTCCCAATTATTGTTAATGTTTTTCCCTTTTTTAATAACCGGGGCTTCTATAATCGCAAATCCATGCTTTACGCGGTCATCAACAATGGAATCTAATAACACATATGCTTGAGAGTAATTCATTTTTAATCCTCTGGCTTTATATACATTCATAATCATATCATATATACTGAGCCCCTTACAATTAGTATAACAATAAAAACGCTTTGTGCGTTCATAATAATATAATTTGTAAGATGGATTGTTAACCAACTCATTATGACAGATAGTCGGGAAGATTAAACAATCATTCCCATATCTGACCATGGTTTCAGGAACACCTAAATGCTCCATTAAACGTAGCACATCAGAGGTGTTTAGTTTTGATATTAGAATATCTCCTGCTGCTGTCATATTTTATTCCTCTACTCTAATTTCTTGACCAAAGTCTTCGTAAGGGTCTTTTTTATTATTTATGACAACAAATCCCCCAACTTTACTAGCCTGTTTTACTTGGACCTTAGTGCTGTCGAAATCTATTGGCTCATTTCTTCTATCCGTAACAAAACAATCAATAGTTCGACAAGTGCCTAAATCCACATATCGCCATATTCTGACACCCGTCCATTTACCACGACGGTTTTTATAAATGTCCGTTATAAAGTTAGGTTCTAAAGTCCCTAATTTTAGAGCCAGTGCTCGTCCTAATTCTTGTTCAGCATTATTTAGCGGTAATGTAATAGCACCTATGTCTGCCTTATCAGCTACAGCTTTACTTCCCCTGATAAGGTTCTGATTTTTGACTTCTTTTTCTTCCCAATCACCGCTTAATTGTGTTGAGGTTGATACATGAATATTCAATTCATTAGCGAGATTTTTCAAAGTATCAGACAATAACATTAAAATAACATCATCTCTGGTATTTTTATCTCTACCCTCGGTTAAGCCCGATGTAATATGTATATAATCATAAAAGACATATTCCACATCATCTTGTAATACATGCTTCTTTATAGTAGTTTGTACACTTGCCAATGTAGGATTAGGCAAAAACTCAATAATGATATTATTATGTTGTTGAATGTATTGTATAGCAAGTTCCACTCGCTCTCTTTCTTCATTGGTATATTTATTATTTAAAATCTTATCTTCATTGATGCCAGATACATAAGCTAATACTAAAGTTTGTATCTCAGCATGTTCCAATTCGGTTGTTATATATAATACTTTATTTTCTACTCCGGTATTTTCCCAAGTTTCAGTTTCCGTATTATAAATAATTGGAATTGCTAACTTACAAGCGTTACCAACCATCCTACGTGACTTCCCTGTTCCACTTGAACCAGAATCGATATACAACTTTTTAAGTCTCGCGCCTCTGGTAATAGTATTATATATTTCACCTTCTAATGGCAATCCTATCTCCGGAACCGATTGTAGTTCTTTATATAGTTCTTCCATTCCTTCACCTACATTTATACAACTTTTCTCAATAAGATTTTGATATTTACTTTGTAAGTTGTTTATCTTACCTTCATAATGTTTGAATATATCATCTATATCTAGGGCATTGAATTTTGCCATTTGTTTCTCAAATTGCTCTGGGGGTAGAGTCTTGTCATATAAATCACTCACGTCTATTCCGATTTTATTAAAATCTCTTAAAAGGCTTTGTTTCTTTATTAAAGAATAATTGTAATCAAAGTTTAATGGAGTGCTGTCGTTACATATTTGGTATAATACATCCATCCCTCCATCACCAATAAACTTTTCGTACATACCTTGTTGTTCTCTAAAATACCCTACTATATCATTTATATCTATATGGCTATTTCCTAAAACATATAAATTATATAAAGCCGTATAAATTGCTTGATATTTTTTATCTACAAAATCCTCTAATCGTAGAGGGTGCTCGTCTGATATGATTAAATCGTTGTTAAGATATAGTCCTGTCAATACTTTTTCTATTGCGTGAGAATTATACATATAATCCTCCTTTCCTAATCCTCATAATCAAAACTTATGAGTCTTTTAGTCGGTTTCTTGTGGGCTATTGTTATAATGTTTTCCGTTTGGTTTACATCTAATGTATCTTGTTGTTCTATCTCCGCTACTTTGGCGTAAACATTATTTACATTTTTATAATAGTTTCGTGCTCGCTCGTATACATAAGGTATAATGCCAACCCCCTGACCCTTCTTTATATCATTAGATTGAATAACAAAGAAATACGTCAGTGTATAATACATCCCCATATAAGTCATGCCCTCATCTTTATATTTCTGGATTTGTCTACAAACAAGTTCCCATTTTGGCTCGATTGGCTTATATAGCTCTTGTATTAAATCGGTCAGCTTACGTAGCGCCGCAGCCTCTTTTTTAGCTCTCTCATGACACGAGGCATGAGCATAGCGATTACTTATTTTAACATACTCGCTATACTCTCTATCAAACTCTTGCCCGCAGTATTTACATTTTACTTTCTTAGCCATCTTATAGTTCTTTTAATTCTACAAGGGCTGCCTCAACAAGTGATTGTTGAGATGGTGTGGCTTCAGTTATCTTTTTACCCACACCTAGATATTGGTCTATAATAGCAGTCATTTTTTCTGCTAAGCCTTCTTCTTTTCCGTTAACTATTCTATCTTTTAATTTGTTTATGATAGTAGTCATTTCTTTATATACTTCAGAGAAGCTTCTCTTTTCTGGCTGAGTTTCTTCTTCCGTTTTGACTTCTTCTAGAATGGTTTTATTATCTGCTGAGATTTGGACTCCGGCAGATAACATGGCTTCATCAGCACTTTGGATTGCCTTAACCAATTCGTCGTAATTGAAGTCTATTTTAATTGGTAAACCTTCACCATAACGAGAACCCGCTTCTACTTCTGTGTCTCCGTATTTACCACCACGTAAATATGCTACCGGTTTATTTCTACCGTTACCATCAGTTTCTTGACAAACATACATCATAACGTCTACCAAACCTGTTATGATTTCTTTCGGTCTTTTGTCTAAAGCTGGTGTAATACCACTATGGGAGACTCCCATACTATCTACATAATCTTTTTTCTCGGCATGAGCTATAAATACTAATGTATACCCCATTTGTCCTAATGAGTTAATAACATCTTGAAACTCATCACGCACCGCACGATAACCTTTACCGAATCCTAGGTCGGTTAAGTCTTCTATATCTTTTTGGGTTTTAACAAACTTTTCTGCCAATCCCCACATTAGAGGCACAGTATCAATTATAATTGTATCATACATTGCTCTAACTTCAGGTTTTTTTAATTGTTTAGCATAATTTTTCATATCTATCCAACTATTAACATTAACAGCTTTAACACCATCAATTAAATTGTAACCTGCTTCGAAAGCCAATAACAAACTGTTACTGAATTGACAGGCTGTTGTTGTTTTACCCACTTTAGCTCCTCCATACATGAAGAACATCTTTCCTTGAACACCAGACTTAACTTTATGTTCTTGGACTGTTAATAAATCTAATGCCATATTGATAATTACCTCCTATATTAAAATAACAAATCTGCGCCCGCTGCTCTATTTGCTGCTGCTGTTACTTGCGCTCTTGCCTTATATTTTTCTGTTATGTCATTATTTTGACTTACTACTACTGCTTGTAAATCTTTTAATACATACCCTTCGTCAGCTCCTTCTACTGCTGGAGTTCCGGCTGTAATTCTTAATAAACGAACAGTGTTTGTGTAAGTTTGTTTAATAGGTTCTCCAAAACCTAATTCTTTTTCTACAACTCTTTCTTGTTGGTCATAGATTATTTGTCCACATAGAGTAACTAAGTCTCCTTTATTATAATTATTGTTGATATATTCAGCAGCTGCTGGGTCATCAAATCTTAAAGTAAACTCACCAACTCTATTGCCAAAACCTACATTTAATAATTTTAAATCATAAGTATCGGTTGGATTTCCTTCTCTGTCCATAACTTCTTTAATAGAAGATACAACACCTTGGATTTCAAATGAGTTTTGGTTAGGTGCGTCAGTTGCGGCACTTCTAATAAATACTCCACCCACTCTCCAATTATTTATTACTCTATCATCTTTTTCAGAGTAGAAACTGTTATCTTCTATACGAGCATTACTAATTGCTACTTTTGGAGCTTGTTGAATACCAACAGTTCTGGCCGAAGGCATTTCTGCCACTTTGCTTAATCTTTCATATAAAGCATTCTTTTCTCCTGTGCTTTTTAGTTCATAGGCAAATACTGAAACTGGGATAACATAATCGTTATCTACCATAACTTCTAATTCCCCTGATAAATACTTTCTCCCATTTTTATCTACTTTGTTTTCTAAACTGTTATCCATTAGCGTTCCTTGTAGGGTAACTCTGTTTAGCATTTGTTTTAATTCTTTTGCCATAATATTTTTCCTCCTTCAATTTAAGACATCTCAATTATATCACTACTTTTTATTCTTGTCAATATCTTCTGCGATTTCTGCGATTGTTTTTTCTTCGCCATCTTCTTTTATCCTTGCTTTGGTAGAAGAAGCAAATGCGTCTAGGTCAACGAAACCTACGCGGCCATGTTGGTAAAACAAACCGAAGTTCATATCTCGTAAAGTAGGATGAGCATCAATTATGCTGCTCATTTGAGCTACCATATCTTTAACGTCGGAGATATTAGTAAATTGTTCTTCTTTTTCTACTTTCATAATTTCCTCCTTGTTTTCGTCTTACATTATATCACTACTTCAACCGTTTGTGAAGTCTTTTGCGAAAACTATTTTTAAAAAATTAAAAAAAATTAAAAGTAAAATATTTATAAAAATCGGTTATTTTTATAACCTTATTTCGTTAAAAATTATTTTATAATATAAATATATTATAAAAGTTTTTTATCGTTCTAAACGACCTTATTTTGCTTTAAAGGTTGGAATGCTTTTAAACAAAAAAAGGGAAGATACCATTCTGATATCTTCCAGTTAACTATATTTTAAAAAAGAATGGAGCGACGAGACTAGAGTAGTCTCATCAATCTGTCCTCCTCAATTTACTAATTTTAACTTTCTTATATCCTTTTGAAGTCAGTATATATTTTTGTTATATGTATTTTGTTAAATTGTCGCTCCAAAAGTATATATAGTATAATTAGACATATGAGTAAACCCCTATGATTTCTCCTGTGTTTATGTCTATCTTGGCAATTTGTTTAAGTTGTCTGTTATTTTTACTTTGCCATAATTAAAAACGAAGCATTGATATTTTTCGTTAAATAATATTTCTTCTTTCATATCATAATTTCTCCTATATAGAGAGGCTTTTTTATTTCCTCTCTATATAAAAGGTTTCTAAAATGAAAGCTACAAAAACATTATTGAATAATGTTTAAGCAACGTTCCCTTTAATCATCTTGGCACAAGTTACGTTTTCACCTGCTCTTGGGATATAAGAAGCTTCTCTTGCTTGTCCACTAACAGTGATTTGGTATCCGTTGATACTTTCTCCGTTGAAAGCAGCTGCGAATAATTCTGCTACTGTTTCAGTTCCATGACTGATAACTGGATTAGCTCCTCCTGGTACTTTTGTGATAATTACTGAATAAATGTTTTCCATATGAAAATTTCCTCTCTTTCTTTTTTTTATCAATATTTTTTTATTGACAATATAATTATATCAAATTAAATTGCCTTTTGTGAAGATTTTTTTGAAAGTTTTTACTCAAAGATTTTAGAATAAATCATCTTGAGTAACTGGAACTTCTGTCGTAATATCTTCAATTACTTCAAAACTCTCTTCATACTTATTATAATGATTATCAAATATAGTCTTGAAATAATAAGTTCCACCTTTTTCCATAACGAGGTCAATAAATTGAACCATCATTAAAGAAGCGGTTTGTAATACGATTGGTAATACAGTGATTGAAGTACCGCAAGCTGAAACTTCAGCATTGTCATCTTCATAGAAATCAGCCTCATATTTACTGAAATCTTTTACACTCATATCAAGAGAATAAACTCTTGCTTGGTCTGAGCCCAATCTACTCTCCCAACAATGAACTATATTCTTATTTTTCTTAGCTGCCATCCATAACTCTTTACGAATTTTCATACTATCTACTAATAAGAATACATATCCAGACATTTCGTCAATACCTTTGTGTTCTTCATCATGTTCTGGTAGAACAGCGGATGTATAAATATTAACTACTATATTAGGATTTATAGCTTTAAGCTTATCAGCTAATGCTTCTGCTTTAAGCCTACCTAAATCTCCTGTATCGTAATATTGATTTGGTATATTATGTATTTCTACATCATCAAAATCATATAAGTTTAATACAGGACAACCCATACGAGCCAATTCCATAGCTACAAATGAACCAGTTGCTCCTACTCCTACAATATGTATAGGATATTTAACTGCGTCTGGTGTGAATATTTCTATATGCCTTGATAAGTCCAAGTTTAACACTCCCTTCTTTTGTAATATTTTCTTTTTTATTACATATATATTATATAATAATTCTTAACCTTTTGAAAAGTTTTTTTTAATTATTTTTTTCATAAGGTTGTAATAAAAAACTTTTATTTCTTTTTTATTACAATGATATTATATAATATTTTGGGAGCCCTTGTATAGTTTTTATCTTATACAAAGGCACGAAATATTAGTTTAGAATTGCTTGCCAGTAGTTTGGGTCGCTTAGCACTTCATCTAAGTTGCCAACATACTTAACGTCTATGTCTTTTAGCATAGGATTGGCGACACTTTTTCTTTGATTTTTTTTTGAATTAGACCATACTGTGCGTGAAGAACTTGCGTTACTTTTGTAACTTGAAGTAGCTGGTAAAGAAGTATAAGTTTTTTGTTTTACTTTTTCTTTAATTTCTGCTTCAATAGTTTTTCTCATTTCATTAGCACTTGGGTTATAAGTTTTTAAATCAGCTTGGTCCATATGAACTTTGATACCATTTTGATAGTCATATATATCAATATGATATTCTCTTTTCTTATTTGTTATTAAACGAATAAACCAAGGATTGCCATCTTTAAAATATTCCATTTGACTATCATCTTGACCTGATGGGCTAGTGCTCATATTAACATGAGAGTGTCCCCATAGTTTAATAGTTTCGTGGCGTTCAGCTGGGACACTGTCCCAAAACTTCAATAACCCTTCGGCTGTTATTTCAGTTGTTGTAGAATGAACTTCTTGTTCTAACAAAGCACAGTCTGTTATTAAGAAACCGTCTTTATCAAAACGCTCTACAAAAGCTAACCATCCTATCTCTCCTTCCGATAAATCACAGTACAATTCCATTTTTTGTCTTGCTTCTGGCAAGATAAATAATTCATATCTATTGTCTAAAAATGCTACAGTTTTTGCCATTATAAATTAACTCCTTCCTTTAATTCGTTATATAGTTCTTTGTCGTTTTCCTCACACCATTTCAAGAAACTATCCTCATTGCGGCTGTGAGTGCGAACATCGCTTGACATGTAACGAAGATTTATATTAGTGAAATATATATTCTTGCTTAAACGCCATTCCTGGAACTCTTTTAAAGACATATTCTTGATTTCTTGAGCCATTTCCCCAGTGACTTTTCCACTTTCTATTAACGCATCTCTTAAGATATCTAGCGCAGCGCAATAGACTAATTCTTCGTTGTCATCATATATAGGATACCACCATACTTTCAAACCAGCATAATCTCTTATATTTGCTGTTGTAATATATTGTTTTAAACACAAGAAATAGTAATCTAAGCCATGCTCTCCAGTATGGGCTATTACATCATTAAACTCTCCTCCACACAAGTGGTTTTTACCAAAGTGAAGATATCCAACAGTAGACCAATTATTCACTTTGAACATATCGTCCCATTGATGGTCTAAAGTATCTATGAACTCAGGTCTAAAATCAGGATGGATGGCTATTCTTGTTTTTACCATTCCAAAATGGCAACCTTTATATATATACTCCGTTGCTTTACGAATATACTTGTTTGATGCGTAAGTGTCATAGGTTATAACTTTTCCTAATGACTCTGAAGCATATATTCTTAAAGGCTTGATATCTAAAATTAAACAATCTCCCTCTAATTGAACTTTATCTATTAAATCTAAATATCTTAGGTCTTCCAAGGTGATGTTTTTTTCACAGGTTTTATTTTCTTTGCTCATTTTTTGTATATTTTCATTAACAACTTTTAATTCTGATGGAATTGCTTTATAACGATTAGCAAACTTTTTATATTCGTCTAATTTATCTAAATGGTGTATTATACTATTTTCATCTTGCTTTAATGAGCTATAAACCATCTCTGCTAATTTGTATTCTCTAATATCTAGTAATCTGTCCATTTTTACAATATGAATTTTAGTTTCTGGACTTTCTAACAAAAAAGCTTTTACTATTTCTGGAAGTAAATCGTTGCTCTTTGTTTTTACTAAAATATATAATTCACTTAAGTGGCTGTCTTTAACAGACTTAACAAAATTACCTATACCATTAGCCGTGATATATTTATTATCTATCCCTACCAAAGTTTTATTATGAAGAGAAAAGCAACCCATAGTAAAAATTATGAAAGTTGACATTTCTCTATCTTTCTCTGTTGTGATTAAGAAATTATCTCCTATCTTGAGTTTTAACATAAATCGCATCTCCCCTCAATTTATTATATTGTAAATCCAACACATTATCTTTCACTTTATAATAATCTTTTAATGGGAAACTTTCTCGTATAAGTACTTTATTAGTTGTCTCCATGAAAGTTATAGTTGGTTGGATAATTGTAATTGGTTTTATTTGTTCTCTTTTTATTGATTTAATTATAACAGTTTTAGGTCCCACGTGTAAACTTTTATAATAGTTTTCTTTTAGTTTTTTATCCATTTTTGTGGCAGGAATAGCCATACACTTAGAAAAATCATATACATTCATATAATTCTTTAGAACAGCATATTCTGCCTCTAAGTTTCTTTTCATTTTTTCATAAGCTGAAACTAAATCGTGAGTCCCTTTTTTCTTTGTATTTATACAATAGTTAAACCAAGTAGAAATTATATCTTCTGTTATATCTATTTTCCCTTTTAAAGAATTAAGATACTCTTCTCGTCTATTTGACAAACTACCATTCTTGATTTCTTGAATTAAGTATTGTAAAATATCATTATTTACTTGCCCTTCGACGATAGGAACAATTAAAGTACCTCTATAAACATTTGAGCTGTTATAAGTTAATTGGATATATATGTTCTTTTGTCCTTTGTGTCCTTTTATACATATAACTCCCATTGGATTACGATTAGGGGTAAAATTGCTCTTTCCTGTTATTATTCTTGAGATATCTACAAAACGAAAAATCATTTTAGGGATATCGCTATAAGAGTTACTACTGAAGTATAAACCTTTATTTCCACTGAACTGAATTATCTGGAGGTCTTTAAGACCTGAATTGTACAAATCTTCAAAATGAGGAGCCATAGTTTCATAGGCTCTTTTGCTGTCATAGGTTATTAACATATCTTTATAATATGTAGAATATATCTTTGTAGTATATATCTTTCTAAAACCAAAGACTCCATTTTTGTTAACCCATTGAATAAAAGTAAAAGTGTTAACACTATCAAAGCAAGACCCAAAAACCGTCTTATTATCTTTATGATTTAAAGCTTGAGCAAGATTATCATAAATAATCCCATCTATTTTGACAATAGAGTTTTTATTGTATTTCTTTGTTATGTCTGTTCTAAACATCAAAGCAATATTTTCTTTATAATACGCTGATAGTTTCCTAAATAATTCATTCAAGTTGCCTGCTAAACAACGACAGAAATTTAGATTACAAGGGGCCCCTATACTTAATTCTATTCTACCTACAGAAAATGGGATTATAGACATAGGAACATTATTACTAAAATTTTCTATAACATTGAATTGGCAGAAAAGGTCATATCTCCAATTTATTTCTTTTGGAGGGTGTATTGGTTCCCCCTCTATTACTATTTGGTAATAATAATAAGTTTTATCATTTTGAGATACTTCGCTTATTTTACTATACATTATCTCATATTGCGATAATCTTTCTAATTGACTTTTAAGATAAGTCAATTCATTATGACGAGTAAAATCTACTGTATTTAGTACTTGGCGTTTATATTCTATTATATTATTGAAGCAGGCCTGTGGAGTTATTTTTTCCTCTGTCAAAGCTCTTATTAAAAAATAATGGCCTCTTCCTTCATAAGGAATATTATCTCCTACTATTATTTTATAAGTAAAATCTTTTTTCATTTTTTCACCCTCTTATTATAATTATTTTTCCCTATATATCTAATTAAATTATACTCACTAATACTCATTACTTCATGAGACAGGTAAGTTTTTCTTTTCAACTTGGGATGGATAAACTCTTTGTTTCCCTTTTTCTTCTTGGTAGTTAATTTTTGAACTATCACTTTATCTTCTCCATCGAAACCTATTATTACCCCTGGTCTAACTTTTTCCATATTCCCAGGAGTAAAGTAGGGATAATGGACTAACCATATATCCCCAATATCGGGACATTTAGTAGCTATTGTGCTCATACACGTATATTCTCCCTTCATCTATCACTATTATTCCTGTATGAGGTAGGCTCTTTAAATTGTCTAATGCTTCTATGAGTTTATCTTGGTTTTCTTCTACCTCTAATATTTCTATTCCTATAAAGTCCATGAAAGCGTCTATGTCATCTATAATATAACAATGACATCTATAATTATCTTCCATATAAATTAGTCTATACAAATCTTCTTCATATTTTTGAAAATAAAAAACCGTATTCTTAAACCACCCATATTTGATAAGTCCATATATATGATTTCTATTTTCTATCCCCCAATCTACCGACATTAAAGAGACTTTACTCTCTTCTTCGGGAGCTGCTTTTACTAATTTAGCAGTCATCTTTTTGTTATATCGTAAGTTAGGAGTCATTAATGTATACCTATCTTCCAATCAAGCTTTTTACATAATTGGGAGAAAACCTCTTCTTTGTCATTTACTTTTACTTTTTCTAAGTCAAATAACTTATTTAATACTTTCATACTTGTTATTTCTTCTTTTGAGTAGCAAGTAGTCGTAATATCGCCATCGGTATAAGTAATGCTTTTTGCTTCGTCTAAATCTAGTAAGATACTTTTTTCAAATGGTGTCATCATGTGCTGTGTTAATATATAAGGAGCATTATCCCCATTTTCCTTGACATTACACATTCTCTTTAAAACATTGTTATAAGACTTAATGTTCTTAAAGAAGATATAACTACTGAATTCTTCTCTTAAAGCCATGATAGGTAAATCATATATCTTTTGTTTTTCTATTCCTTTTTCGCTATTATCTTCTATTTGTAATATATAATAGTGAACCGCTACCCTTTTTACAAATCGTATATGTAAATCAGGATATTGTGTAAGCTTAGATAAAAAGTCTTTATAAGACCCAGCATGTACTATTACCGTATGACTTATATAAGCTGGAACTTTTTTCTCCATACTATCACTCTCTTTCTTTTAATCATTTTATATATATATTATAATATTTTTTAGTTGTTTTTTTCAAGTTTTTTTCCTAAAATACGGATATGAAAATCGTATAAATCTAAATTATTTGCCATATCTATATCTACAACAGCTCCCGTAAAGTCGTCTTCGACTCTTACTTCAGTTTCACTATCGAAAAGATAAATACAATTGAAACCGAGTATTAAAGAATAAGAAGCTCCGTCTACATTGTATAATAAGTGTCCCTCTCCTGACGGAGCATCCGGGTCTGCCATGATAAGTTCATATCTTTCAGCAATCGTTAACATATCATAGAAAAAATACGCAGCTTTATCTTTTGTATAGCAAGTACTTAGCATTTCTCTAAACTTTTCTTCGTTTTTGGCTACAATAATCGTACTATCCTCTTGACGAAAACATATGCCGTTAATGTTTCTAACAGCAAAAGCAAATAATTGTTGGGAAGTGTATCCTTCTCCCATCATATCTATTTCAAGCACTTGATATTTTTTGTCTAATGGATAAGCGGCAGTTAAATCCATTATAGAGGAGTTCTTTTCTATTATTTTTTTTATGTCGTCATACTCGTCATTCAAAATAACGACGCATAAACTTGTATAGCTTTCCTTCATTAAAACCTCCTATAATAGTCATCGCGGTAGTCATAGTCATCGTAGCTTCCCCAGGGATAATTAAGATATTTAGCCGTTTCAGTATCTTCATCTTCGTCGTCTTCGTCTAAATCTTCATCAAGTACTATTATATACAGACCACTTTCTTCTAAAAGAATAGGCCACCAAAAAACTATATCATTCTCTTTGTACTTTGCCCCATATAACTTATCACCAAAAAGAAGAGTCGTATTTCCATCTAATGGAATGTAATCATCATCTTTCTCTTTTTTAACTTGTATATTCTTTATTTCAATTAGCTCTTTATGCTCGGTATATAGATATAACAATAAATAGTTCATTTTTTCTAGGTCAGTAAGCATATCTCCTATTAAGACATTCCCAGAGCCTTCCCAAGGGTAAAGGTCATAATATATATCTTCTACTTCTCTTGACGGAACTATTATGGCATTTGACCATTCTTCGTGGACAGCCAGTGCTCCTGTGAGACACAATATATCGTCGGGACGATAATCGCTATCTTCAATAAGGCTTTCTATCAATAAAAAGCAATACCCATCGCTGTAAGCGCTTATGTCTTTTGACACTACGTGAAAGTCCGTTTCGTCAAAGTTATCGGCATCATACTTAGATAGTAAAATAACCCATCTTTGTCCTTGATTTAACACGGCTAGTTCTTTTTCGTTTATCATACATAAGACTCCTTTCTTTCTTCATTATAATAATTATATCACTTTTCTTCTGCTTTTGAAAAGTAAAATAAAAAAACAGAGCTCCTATGAGTTCTGCTTTAATTCTATTTGTGTAGTTATGACTGATTGGGAATTGCTTACAAATAAATCTATAATATCTCTTTTCATACAAGCTCCGCAACTATCAATGATTATCCCTTGATATTCTTTTCCGTTTATACGCAGCGTTACTGTATCATAATATTTAAAATATATAGTGCCTTCCCTTTTAGTATAACCATACTTAAGTAAATATGTAGTAGCAGTTCCCAAAACAAGTTTTCCTTGGTAAGTATACCATCCATATTCGTTTATTTGAAAATCTTTTTCACATAAACCAGTCCCGGTACAGCTTCCTGTAGAGCATTCATCTCCACTATAGAAGCTTGTCAGTCTATAAGATTTCCACTTAGCTTTTTCCTCTGCTTCTTCTTTTAATTTTTTTTTAATTGTTCCAATTCAGCAGAGGTTTTATTTAAGGTTTCTTGAGTTTCGTTCAATTTACTAGAGGTTTCTTCTAAAGTTCTATTACAAGTACTAGCATTTTCAACCTCTATATTATATTTTTCCTCAACTTGCTCTAAATTATGTATTTTATTTCTTAGTCTATTGTTATCTTGTATCGTTATCCAATTGAACATAAGCGATACGCAAAAGATTAAAATCGCCAAAGACATAATTATTTCTTTAGTTTTCTTCATTAATAGGCTCTCCTTTTTTATCTCTCTTTACGATAGTTTTTATATCTTCCATAAGAGATAAAAGCGTTGTCTTTTTTTCTTCCTCTATGTCTTCTGGAATATAGCGAGAAAGCTTGCGATATTTTCCAGCATAGCACAAATCTGCCATCTTTTCCAACTTTCCAAGACTAGGTTTTTTATTTTTAGGATAAACTCCATACTCAATAAGTTTATCACAATACTTTTGAATGGCTAATAATAAATCCATATTACACCTCTTTTAATTTTTAAAAATATTTTAATTAAATATACCCTTTTTTGCTTATTAAAATACCTCTATTTGCTTCAAAAATATATTTATAATATATTTATATCATTTTGAAATAAAATAGCTTAAATCGCTTAAAAAGAGACAAAAAACAAAGAGGAGAAAATCTCCTTGTTTATTCCTTGATTTGAGAGTATCCAAGGAAAGGCGGATGTGGATACTCTCAAATCAGGGAACAAACCCTGACCGAGATTCAACTATTTGTTTGAAGTAGTTGTTTTAGTTTCTTTTTTCTTTGGAGCAAAAGGATTAGTTCCGTTATTGAACATTGACATTAGTGCGATAGTAGATAAGCTATCATCACCTTTATCTCCTTTAAGCATCATTGCTAATGCCATAGGATTACTTCCTAATTCTCCGTTGTTTAAAGAACTTAATAACATAAGTTGAGTTAAATCGCTATTTTTACCTTCCATTAATGCTATTAACATCATTGGATTGCTGAATAAGTCTCCAGCTGAAGCGAAATTATCACCAAACATTGAGAATACTTTAGTGAAATATTTGATACCAAACATTGTTGATTTAGGAATTAACACTGTTTGAGTACAGTCATCATAAGATACTGCTTTAATTTCATTAGTTGTATCTACAATAAAATAAGGTTTATTTTCATGTAAGATTGTATCTCCTACATTTACTTCTACTGCTGGTAGAATAAATAAAGCATCTTTGATGTCAAATAAAGTATTTGTAGCATCAACGAATTCATTGTTGTCTTTATTATAAACAACATATTTGCCAGTGTCTTTTTGAGCCACTGCGATACCGTTCATAGATAGTTTGAAACGGTCTCCTCTTAATTTACCAAAACCTAAGTTTCCAAATAAATTATCCATACCTGTCTTTTCCTCTCTTTCTTTGGGATAAACTTTACATTCTTCCTCTTTGTCATAATCTGATAAAATATCTGTCAATAATTGTGCTATCATATCATCTAGGCCCTCAACAGTTTCTTCATTTCCTACCATTTTGTTATAGAAATCTTCAATGTTAATTGAGCCGTATTCTTCAGGAACATCAATTATTCCACAGTATACTACAACTAAATCATGACTGACCATTACTACTACCCCGTCAGTTATACCAAGTTTCTTTCTGTCTGTGCTGTTAATAAATGCTGGTTTCTCGTTGCTTGGAATTAAATCATTCTGACGTAGGAAACGTAAGTCGCTATCTAATATCAAGATATCGTCTACTACATCATCAATAATACCAATATCTTTATCTGTTTGAGCGTCAAAAGCGTATTCTTCACAGAACTCGATTTTCGTATTCTTAGTAGTAGAAACTCCATCATGTAGTTTAACAAGAATGTACGCATCACGATATTTTGTTTCTGCCATATTGTTTCTCCTTTCTTTATATTATATAATATAAAAAAATTGTTCTCTTTTATATTACAATAATATTATAACATAAAATTGAACTCTCTGTAAACTGAAGAAGTTTAACAGAGTTGGGAACTAAAATGTTCCTTGAAAAGTTAATGAATGGGAGGACTCGTTCATACCTCCAAGTCTTTAAACAGGATAACCGTATATTCAGTCATGTTTCAATGGGACTGGTGCCCATAAGCATAGCATGAACTGGAGTTCAGTATATTAACCTAAAGATTTATGTAATCTTCCATGTTAATTGCTATTTACAATTATTAAACGGATTTCTTGTACGCCCATAAGCCACACCGTTATACACGTTTTAACACGCTTCAACCGTTATCATACACTTCCTTAATTCATTCCCGGCTATGGTAATGAATAGGCATTGACCGGTCGCTTATTGACTTTCTCCTTACCCATTATGCTTTTGCCTGCCTACTTCGGTTCAACGACCTGATGACCCTTTTTCATAGGTTATAGCCACAGCATCCTACTGCGTTCACAGTTATTAGATTACAACACTAAGTGTTGGATATACATCTTCCAGCGTATATCAATAACATAATGGAAGAATATAAAGCTACTACACGTCTCCACTCTGGCCGGAGCTTCAACATAATGTGTAGGAAGGATTGATTACCTTCAACGCACAAGGTTCTTAACACCTTTTTCTTCAACGGATTTATGCTTGCTGCCCATTGCTTCCTTATTTCAACCGCTAAGGATATTGCCATGAAGATTGTTTACGACGCCAACTCGCACATATCTCCTAATCCACGGAATCAATGGCACTTTATACTTGTTATCCCGACAACCTCTCTCCCTCACCCTTCCGTGCTATTGACGAAGCTTTTGACTTCGTGTAAGAGAGTATCCTTAGGCCGAAAACTAACCTTATTCGGATAACATTCATTAACTTTTCAAAGAACATTTTATAATTTTTTCAAATTACAAATATATTATATCATTTTTTTAATCTTCTGTGAAGTCTTTTTTCACCTTTTGCGAAGTTTCTACATAAAACTCTTTATACACACGCCAGAAGTTTAATAGAGTTTGTATTTCACCCATGCGCTCACGCAATTCCGGCTTGTTTTCTAAGTCTATATAATCTAGCATATCTTCTAAGGCTTCTATTGTATCTACTATTATTTTTTTGTTTATCATATTATCACCTTTTTATTGGAGGGACGTGTAGGATTTGAACCTACGCATCAGGGAGTTGCAGTCCCACGCCTTACCACTTGGCTAACGTCCCATGTATATTACTTGATTAGGTCATCAAGCAATACAGGTGTATAATTCCATAATTCTACACATACACATTTATGCGTATCATCATCTTCAGGTTTATCGTGAACATGACCATATAGATTAAGATATGGAGTATCTTCGTTTCTATGATGTGAGAAACAAATCTTTTTACCTTTTATATCAAATACTACCTTTTCACCAAAGACACTTTCAAATCCTGCGCCCTTGTATTGAGATACAGTATTATGGTCGTGATTTCCTCTAACCAAAATTTTATGTCCATTTAGTTGAGAAACTATTTCTTTAGTATCATCAATTCTCCCAAGAGAGAAATCTCCACAATGAATTACATAATCATCTGGTCCTACCACTCTATTCCAATTCTCTATCATAGCGGCGTTCATTTCCTCTACATCTTTGAAAGGTCTATTACAATACTCTATAATATTCCTATGATTAAAGTGAGTATCACTAATAACAAAAATCTTCCCGTCCATATCTATCTTCTCCTTTTTTATAAATATATTATATCACATTTCAAATATAAAATCAAGTATTTTGTAAAAGTTTTAATGCTTTTTGATAATCATATATGGTGAAGCCTAACTGGCAATCTGTTCTTACCAAGACCGGTAATAAATCACACATATCACTATCGTCATCTATTATAATATATTTACCTTTAAAATCATTCTCTTCTATCCATCGCTTAATTTCTATACCACGAGGCAAATGTAGTATAGGAGTAGTTCCTACCACCTTTATTTCGGGATTAAAGCCTGAGCGAATTAACAAATCTTGTAGCTCCTCAGCAGACATGCCAATACGCCAAGTAGAAGTTATAACTATATCATAAGGAACTTTAGAATATAATTCATTAAGCCATCCTATGGCCTGTTTGTTATTCAACTCTTTTCTTCCAGTCTTGTGTATATTGAAAGACCAGACGCCTTTTTCATCTCGCTCCCAATATATTGTTTCAACGACGCCATCTAAATCCAAAAAAATTATAGGCTTCATTCGGGTAATTCCTCTTTTATAGAACATACGCAAGCCATATAAAAATTAGGCACTGAATGAAAAGGATGTTTACGCATATAAGCCTTTCTCATAATTTCGGCCCATCTACGCATAGATAGCAAAAGATATCCATCCTCAAACATGGGAATACAATTATAGTCTGGACTTTGATGCGTATCTCCACAAATGATATATTTCTTTTTTACTAATTCTTTTATTAAGCCTTTATAATGGCTTTTATCAAAGGGACATTCCTCCATGCCAATTATGTAATCGTCTTTAGCAGGTATCCACTTAATTACCTCTTTAATTTTTTTCATATCCACCACTCTTTTCTTTTTTAAATAATGGTCTCCCTACGAGGATTCGAACCCCGAAGATAGCATCCGTAGTGCTATGGTTTATCCAGTTAGCCTATAAGGAGATATAAGGGGCATTTTATTGCCCCGGTAAGAGAAAATGAAGAATATAGGTGAGGGTCCCAGGCCGCCCGTTCTGGGATACAACACATCAGCTAAATAATAGGAAGAAATTATCCGTCTCTACTAACGGCTTTCGCCGGCCTACCCTTAAAATGACCTATGTCATTCGGTATTGGAAGCGGTCTTTCCAATTTACCCTCTCACTATTATCTATTGTATTTGTGCTTTAAAGCTTGATAGCGTTGTTCTACCAATTCTTCAAAATTGTCAGTATCTTTTTTATCATAGCAATCTTTAATTGCCATTAGTTTTAATTGCCAGTCAGCTTTCTTTTCAGGTCCTTCTTGGCGTGTTCTATATACAACTTTTAGCTCATTATCTTGAGCTTTTTTATTTGTATTGTTAATTCTCTTTTTTGGTTTAAAAGTTTTCTTTTCCATAAATATATACCTTCCTTCTCTTTTTTATATACTTATTATATCACATTAAAATAACCTTTGTAAAGTTTTTGTTAAAATGGTATATCAATTCCATGAGTATGAGTATGAATAGGAGTGTCCATATCTGTGGTAGTATAATAAAAAGTACCATTATTCAGATTTATACTTACACCATCCCAAGGAGAGCTATAATTAGCATGTATCGTCGTAGTTTTTTGTGTTTCTGTTGTTGTTTCTGTTTCTTCTTGCTTAGGATAGTCTTCAATTACCAACACATTAACTTTCTTTGTTAAATTAGAACAGCCATCTATAGCTATTTTGTTATAATTAAAGAAAGGAGCATTCTCGTCTGTATTGCCATAAGTATGAACCATAATGGGTTTGCCATTAAGCATACAGCTGTATGTATTCGTGCCACTATTACACCATCCATCTCCTCTTTTATCACTATTTTCAGCATTCTCTCTAACCCTAAAAGCGTGATGATGTCCTATTACTACAATTTTATTAGTATTAGGAACATCACGATGACTGTATTCTATATCCCAAAGCATGAAATCTTCATCTGTATTCTTCCAATTTGCTACACGGGGGTCTACCCCAGCATGACAAAAGATAAAGTTTTCAGTTTCAAAATATAAAGGCATATTTTTAACCCAGCGGTGAAGTCGCGAATTTCTTAAACGACTACTAACGGAATCTAATAAAGTAGGAGTAAAATCCCTTTCTCGCATACTTCCAAAACTCGCTATCGTAGCTCCTAAGCCATTATGTAATATATTAAATAAAACAAACTCTCCGTCCATTCCTTTATCAAGAAACTCTTCAAACATGACATCGTGATTTCCTTTAATAGCAACAGCATTAGTATTACTTAAAAATTGGTAAATTGTCTTACTATCAGGTCCACGGTCAAAACTGTCGCCACAAGATACTAATTTATGTTTAGGATTGTTTGATTCATACCCAGCTTCCTTTAATGCTTCCATCAAGGCATCATATTCGCCATGAACATCACTAAAAATAAAGTATTTATTTTTTTCTTTCATTTAATTCACCTTCTTTATATACAAAAACCATTCTCAGTAGCCTTGTTTTATCTTAATCTTAGCCTGATAAAATTAGATTAAAAGCTTTCGGTTTAAGCAAGGTAGCGTAATTCACTCGCACTATTGAAAACGGTGTTCCTTCCAGATTCGCACTGGTACCCTTAGTTAAAAACTAATATTCTACTTTAAACTACGGAACATAAAAACATGGTCGGGTAAGGAGGATTCGAACCCCCGAAGTCTCTTGGTCCCAAACCAAGCGCCCTAAACCAAACTAGGCCATTACCCGATATTATATGGTGCCCCAGGACAGATTCGAACTGCCATCCAGTGTTTACAAGACACTTATACTAACCATTATACTACAAGGGCATGGTGGAGATAACGGAGTACTGCCCTCCGTGTCCAAGAACCAATTACTATTCCATCAATCTCATTCTTACCTTATATGCTTAGTCTATTTCGTTCTATCTCTACTCTTTAACCAAATAGAAATCTATAAAGAGAGGTCTTACCGTTAGATAAATCATTCAGCTATCCCAGTAAGAAAAGATATTTGCTAAAAGTCTCTCTTTGAAGTTAATAAGACTATGCGTTCCCTGAAAGAACCTGGTAATAACATAGAATGCTATTTAGCTTGCGAACTAAGCGAAAGCTACGCTATTAATAGCGAATAAAGATTTAACCTTATCAACAGCTTTGTTAAAAATGTTTCCATTTATTTTGTTTTTTTGGATTTAACGCATACCTACGGCATATATGATGAAGATTTATCAATTCCTGTCGAAACTATTATATCCCCAAAAAATAAAAGGGGGAAAATGCTTTTCCCCTTTGTTTATTAGTAAATACATATTTGGAACGGGAGGGATTCGAACCCGTCATATTGATGTTTTTCCTGTTAAACTACCAATCGGATAACTGTTATTGGCATAGCTTTTTGCTACTCGCTTTATCCCTTAATAGTGGGCAATAACCTGTATATACGATAATATGTCTTTTAGTGTTGTCAGGCCAATACTAATAATACATATTTTCCAAATACTTGATATTTGTCTAGAGAGTTTCTTTCTCCCGTTGAGTTATTTCATACTTAAAAGCGTTATGTTTTATTTGTCTTACAACAATCCTACTAACTTCGCAGGCAATAGATTTTGATTTTCTATTTTTTTGTTTATACCTTTAAATAATTAGGTTAACTCGCTCAGTTTCGAAGAGTGATTAAGTCTTCTATTCTTTCCCTGTAAACCAAACAATGTTTTGTAGTTTTATATCTTTCGGTACATGATGTCATAATTCTATTTACCTTTCAATAAAAAACTTTTTGTCATTGATATAACGAATATTCAGCATTTCCTCAAAATATTCGTCATTTAATTTTTCTAAAACTATTATATCATTTTTTTAAACCATTTGTGAAGTATTTTCTTCTTTTTTTATTTTAAATAATATTGACGAAGATTTCTTCTTTGGCCATCTATCTTTATAGATACTGGTTCAGTTTTAACTGCCAAATCTTTACGACATAATGAGGCAATGATAGTGTTAATACTTTTAATGTTTAAATCCATAATAATATCTACGAATTCTTGTTCGTCAATATCTTTTAATAACTCATGGTCTTGAAGCTCTTCGTTTTCGCTAATGAAATCTAAAAGAGCGTAAGAAGTAGTTTTATTATCAGCACTTTTTGCGTTTAACATATCAAAAGCAGCATACACTACTTTTGATTTATTAGATAATTCGTCCATAGCGTATCTCCTTTCTATATTATTCTTGAACCAATTTCAAACTCCCCAACCTCTTGTCCTTGGGCATTAAATAATTTTTTCGTCTTAGTATTACAAGTAAGTTTTCTGCCCTTAGCAAAATCTTTTACCATTTCTAAAACTTCTATTTTTTTAGTTCCTGTTTCAGCTACTATACTATGTTTCATTGTATCAAAATATAAATCAATATTAGCATAATATTTTTTATTCATAATATCCCGCCTTCCCTGAAAAAGTTTTTGTTATTTTTTCTTTTTCTAAAACTATTATATTATAAAATGCTTCATGAAATCAAGTATTTTTTATAAATTAGAAGTTAAAAAATTGAAATACAAATCATAAGCTTGCTTATATGCTATATCTGCTTGTGTTTGTGCTGCTCTTTTAATTATTTTCATTACAATTTTGCGTTGTTTCTTTACCTTATACCTATTAGAAAAAGTATTTTGTTTTTTTGTTTGTGCCATTAAAGATTTTAGTAACTTTACTTCTTCAAAAAATAACTTGCTATCCATTTTAGCATCCTCCGTTTCTTATATGAATAGACAGGCAAGATTTTCAACTACGGTTATTTTACAGTCATCTGCTTACGCAGGGCTAACATAGATTCTTGCCTACACATCCGGATGTCATGAGTCATCCCACAGTGCTTCGAGTCTCCCTCCTACTAACCCAACCCATCCCGGGTCTCTGGGAGTGTCTTAATTTGGGTTGATTATAAACTTTATCTTTCAGTCTTATAAGCCCCGAAAGACTATCCATCACTTAATTCTCACGCATATCTAACTATTATATACTTTCCAATGATTTCAGAAGCCGCAGCCCCTTTCAGTCCCAAAGTTCCGTATGAACAATATATCAATTTGTGAGTTGCCATATAGTAGAATATTATTTACAATTCCCAAGCGCCAGCCACATTCCCTCCAATTCATTAAATTGTCTTTTTTAAATTGACAATATAATAATATCACTTTCTATTAGCGTCTGTGAAGTCTTTTTAATATTTTTATCTATTTTTATAGTGACAGACCTCTAACTTACATTTTCCTCGACCTGTATTATAATTACATCTCAGGTTAGGACATTTTCTTTTTTTTCTAAAAAGTGATTTTAACCATCGCATATTGCTTCCTCCTTGGTTTTTATCTGTTTTTTAAAATTACACATTGATTATATTAAATCATAGCTCCTTTTGAAAAGTATATATCTTTCACAGAACTAGTGAGACTATATAAATAGTAGAGTAACAGAAAGTATTTTTAACTTGACAAAAGGATATATATACTATATACTATATATAGTAAGAATAATTTAGTTAAATTAATACTTGACTTTATATACAATAATATATTATAATCACGCATTCATTATTATAATATAAAAAATATTTTTTAAAATAATAGTTATAATAGTTGTCTTATGGTTAGATATATGATATAATATAATTGTCAAAGGAAAAGAATATATAGTATAATATATATTATATATATAATATAAAGGAAATATATAAAAGAAAGGAGAGATATATATGTTAGATTTTATATTAGGTTTTATCTTAGGGAATAATGCTAACAAAAATAATAATACTATTCCTAAGGACTATAATATAGATATTCCTAAGGAAGAAGAAATTATAATTCCTAAAGTAATTAAATATGCTTTTATACCAGAGATATTTAATTTTTCTACTACAATAGAAGATAGTTATAATGATTATGAAAAAACTAATTTGGTATGTATATATAAAAATAATAAAATATACTACTATTTAGAAGTAGAAGTCCCTATTAACCAAAATAAATGGGGAGAAGAAGATTTATTGGAATATATTTAATAAAAATACTTGTCATTAGGAAGCAATATATTTTATAATATATTTGTAAATTGAAGAAAGAAGGTATAATATGAACAAAGACTTATTTATTTCTACTATGAATAAATTAAAGGAATTAAACAGAGAGCAAGAAGAGTTTTATAATATACTTCATAAAATGGATAATGAGTTTGGAGGATGTTATATTCATAATAAGACTATATCTATGGTTGAAGATTTATTAAAGAACTTGATGAATGATAAGTATGATTATATAGGGTATTATATGTGGGAACTAAACTTTGGAAAAGACTACAAAGATGGAATTATCACAGAAGCAGATGGCACTATAATAAAATTAGCTAATGCTGAAGACTTGTATAATCTTATCACTAGCAACCAAGAATAAAAATTAAAAATAATAGTTGATTTTAGAAAAATAATTTGATATAATTAATTTGTAAATTGAAAAAGAAAAATTGGAAAGGAAAGACAATATGAAAACACAATTAACTGAAAACCAAGAAAAGGTTTTAAATCTAATGAAAGAAAAATATCCTAATGGGGCTTTTGCTGATGAAATAGCAGAAGGAGAAGGACTAGTAGTAGCTTCAGTTAGAGCAACCTTAACTTCATTAGCAACAAAAGGACTTTTAGATAAGACAAAAGACATCTATGAAGGTAAAGAAAAAACTAAATATATCGTAAAATAATAGTAAGTATTTTGGCATCGGCTCTCCCGTTGTAAGTCCAACGAGTTTAGTAGAGTTCTCGTAATAACAACAGTCTTCGTAAGCATGTGTAGCAATCGTAATTCTACCTCATTTTTTAAGATTATTTTGTTGGGTGATGACAAAAATCTTATCTACGGTGGATGTAGCCGAGGTTGTAAGTAAACTGTTTTGAAAAGCGATTATTCTAATGAGGGGATAGTCACCAGCGAAGTAAAAATAGTCCAAAAACTTTCTGCTCAGCGTCGCAAGAGTGCGTTCTTTATTCTTTTCGCTCAAAGGAGTTCTTGAGAGTTAAGAGGAGTCGCTCAATCCTCTGGATATTTCCTACTTTCACATAAAAGAAAGTGGCTGAACTCATGTTATGCCGCGATGGCGGAGTTTGGTTTAACGCACTTGACTTGAAATCAAGCATACGAGCAATCGTATCGAGGGTTCAAATCCTTCTCGCGGCGCCATGTGTTCACATACCCAAGTTAGTTGAAGGGGGCACACTGCTAATGTGTTAGGTCGCGTAAGCGGCGCGAAGGGGCGGAGCCTTCTGTGAACGCCATTTTTGATATAAACTGTTTGGCAGTATTATATAGATACAGCTGAGGCTAAACTATCAGTGATGCCAAGACGCAGGCTAAATATGAATGCGTTAGCTTTATGGTGAGATTAGTATAGTGGCTTGTACGCGAGTTTGTGGCACTCGAGGGAGCGGATCGTACCCGTTATCTCACCCCAGTTATAGGCCGGTGATGAAATGGTTATCATGATGCTCTGATACGGCATTCTTCCGAGTCCGAATCTCGGCTGGCCTACCATTTAAAAAAATAGTTGACTTAAACCACCAAAATATTTTATAATATTTATAGAAATGAAAAAGGAGAGAGGTCAAATGTATATATGTCCAACCTGTTATAAGGAGTTTAATACAGAGGAGGAGGTAACTACACATTTTTTAAAATGTTGGAAAGAGCAAAATCCTCATCATAAATCTAAACCGGCTCCTCGTAGTGAAGATATCACTATAACCGAAGTAAGCGAAGATATCATGGCTTTCTTTGATAGTTTGAAAGGGAATGATGACAATGAATGAAGTAATGGTTAAAACTCATTTAATTATTACCGATATACACGATGAATACCATATTAAATGGTGTGGCAGTATTAAGGATACTACGCCATTGATAGAAAATGGTAAACCTGTTTTTGTCATTCGTAGTAAGGAGGGGGCTGTTGAGATAAACACAGTTGATATGAAGTATTTGGAAGATGTTGCTAAAAAGATGACAGCTCCAAAAGGAAGAACTGCGTTAACAACTGATACGGCTAGAATAAATATTAAACAAGTAGATGGAACAGAAAAGACATTAGGTATTTTAACTCACGACCATATTAAGCATTTTGCTCCTATGTATGATGCCGTATATTATAGATAAAATATGCCGTCTCGAATATGAGCGAAAAATTATGTCCCGTTTAAGAAAGTAAGGTGAATAGTATGTATTTTATTATTACCATTAATTTTGATAGAGAACGCAGAAGAATAGAAAGAAAAAGAACAGTAGGTTTTTATGACAATGTAGACCCTGCTAATATTGCTATTTTAAATAATAGTTGTGATATATTTGAAGATGGATATTATAGATACGCAGCTATTCTGTATATAGAACAAGGATTGTATCCTGATACTAAAGTAATACAATGGTACGAATATGACAAAGATACGGGAGAAGTAAAGAAAAGCGCTGCTCCTAAATGTAAAAATAAATATTATCTATATGTCGTAGGATAAGGAGGAAAGATATGGAGAAACAATACTTATTAACTGAAAGCGAACTAAGAGAATTATTGGAAGACCGTCTTACCTTAGCAGCTCTTGAAGCAGCTGGAGTAGACAATTGGGTAGGTTATGACATAGCATTTGAAGATGAAGAACAAGATGAAAACTGTACCGTTGATGATATGTTAAAAAATTATGAAGAGTTTTGCTAAAAAACTTGAAAACTTCTCCTCTTATATATTATAATTATATTGTAAATAAAAAAGAGAGAGAAGTGATATTATGCTTGAACCTTATGAAATAAAATTACCATATAAGCAAAAAATAATATTAGAAGCTTTACAAGATGAGTATGCCACTGGTGCTTATACCAGAGAGTTATTAGATAATTGTGAAGCTGTAAAGGATTTCTCAATGCCCCAATTAACTTGGGCTTTGAATGAACTATATAAATCTTCTCTTGTAGTAAAGCAAAAGGGAGTATATAAAGGGAAAGAATATACTAAATATGCCGTAAGTGATTTTGTTGCTTATGGGGGAGTAAAAGTAAAATAATAAGAAGCCCTCGGAAGTCTTTGGACCGCCCGTGAAAGCTCGGTAGAACTTAGGTAATAGCTATGCTGACGATAGTTCCAACCGAAGTTAAGATGTGTCTTAACATAGGTTGCCCGTTGGGAGAGTGAGAAAGGCGCTGACGAGTTAATAACAGCCGAACAGCAGACCCCGTTAATACTAAGGGATGGCATCGTAGATGAGACGTGGCCCTTAGCGATAGCTGTTATTATATATAAAGATTTTAGACCCTATCCATTACGGGTAAAGCTGGTGATGACGCCTAAGGTTATGATGACTATGGTATGTTAGGGGATGAAGTACTACGTGAAAGTCGTAGTTTGGATGTGGCCGCATTGGAAACGATGTGGAGATGGTAAATCTTATACAAGAAAAAAGAACTATCTTTTGCGAGAGGAACTATTAGCTTAGGCTAGTTGTCAAGACAAACACGCTTGACTTGTGGTTCGCTTAGTTTTCTAACACGACAGAGGGTTCGTTACGCAAGTAAACTGATAAGGCTGACCCGGTGTAGGTACCCAATCCTATGAAAAGGCACATGTGGAGAGCGTGGCTCCACAAATTACTATTGATTATAAGGAGGATTGTATGAAATGGTATGCTTTATTTTATGATGTAAATAAAAAGAAAGTTACTAATCTTAATATATTTGATAACATTAATTTCTCTCAAGGCATAGATGAAATGCGTGAGCGAATCTGGAACAGTATAGCTGATTTTATAGAGCAACTTGATAGCGAATTAAAGTACAGCTTTTGGAGTAAGGCAGAATATGAGCTTGAGGTAAATGGAGAAAAGATTGATATTTACTCACAAGTTAAACCTAATGAATATCAACTTGCCAGATATATTTTAAATTATTGGGCAAATAATCCTAGACAAGAACCAGAAAGAAGTGAAAGCAAATGATAGAAATAATCGGCTGTATATTGTTAATTATAATAGGTGTTTCTTTTATATGTATGGTAGTTGACGAATTAAGAACTAATTACTCATTAAGAAAAAGTTTAGAGCAAGAAAGTAATGATGATATTGAAGATTAAAGATAAGATTAGGTTGATTAATGGAACTATTGCGACAATAATTGATACCAAAAATGAACCAATATCTTTAAATAAGGTGTATTTAATTGATAAGCAATATAAAGGTAAATATGACGACAAATATGGTTATAATAGAGAATATTATAAAGAAGGTACTTGGTTTGTTTATCTTAGTGAAATAGTAGAAAAAGTAGAGAGTGATGAGTAAATGACTTTTTACAAAAATATAAAGAAATAATAGGAGTATCAGATGATTACTAAATTTATGTGGAAAGAAATACTAACAAAAATTAAACAAGTAAAAAATATAACAAATCCTCGTTATTATCGTATAAGGGAAGATAAATCAGAGGCAACAATGGATATGGTAATTGTAATATTAGCAACTCCAATTGTTATTTTGCTAGATTTATTACTATTACCAATTGAACTAATGCTCTTAATTCTTCATAAAATATTATGGAAAATTTAGGAGAGTAGAGGATATACATTTTTAAATACATAAAATTATCAAAAATACTTGATTTTAGATAGAAAAATATTATATAATTATATTGTAAAAAGAAAAAGGACTAATTTCTTTTTAGAGGAAAGTAATTAAATAGGAGAGTAGCTATCTTCGTAAGCCCTGAGAACAGAGTGTGCCGCCTACGTTGGAATCTAATAGAACCAATTAGAGGACAAGAAGGGGCCTGCCACTTGACAAAATGGGAGGAAAAACACCAGTGAAATCCTCAAACTTTATATCGCGGGTTGGAGAAGTGGTTATCTCAACTGGCTCATAATCAGTAGACCATGGGTTCGAATCCCATACCCGCAACCAAATAATTAAAGAGGTGAACTATGGAAGAGATATGGAAACCTTATATTTATACCTATGAAATAAGTAATTTAGGGAGATTGCGTAATGCTAAAACTAATAAAATACTTAAAATTAATAAAGTTGGCAAAGGATACCTGGGTGCTTGTGTATCATTAGGTAGCAGAAATAATTATAAAATGATAAGAATACACAGAGCTGTCGCAGAAAGTTTTATACCTAATCCGAATAACTTACCACAAGTAAATCATATAGATGGAAATAAATTGAATAATAGAGTAGACAATCTTGAATGGTGTGATAATAAATATAATACTATTCATGCCATAAGTTTAGGGTTAAAAACTTTCTTAAGTAAAGAAGATAATCCCTGCTCAAAACTAACCGAGCAAGACGTAGATTTTATACTAAAACATTATAAACCAAGAGACCCAAATTACGGAACAAGAGGGTTGGCAAGAAAGTTTAATGTTCATCACGAAACGATTAGACAAATATTAAACAAAGAAACGTGGAAATAAATGGTCCTGTGGTCTAAAAGTTATGATGGGTGCCTGTCACGCACCAGAAGAGGGAGCGTTACCCTTCGGGACCGCCATATATGTCGTTAGGATATAAGCGTGATTGCTTATCAAGCCTTCCCAGTGAGAAGCTGGTATACGGCCCCATGCGGGATTAGTTTAATGGTAGAGCATTTGCCTTCCAAGCAAATTATGCCAGTTCGATTCTGGTATCCCGCTCCATATAGGGGTTTAGTGTAATTGATAGCACAGTAGTCTCCAAAACTGCTAGTAAGAGTTTAAATCTTTTAACCCCTGCCATTATTTTTTAAAGGGAGTTGACGGCCCCAGAGCCTATCTTCGGCTGATAATAGAAGGAACCTATAATCAGTAATGTTTATGGTCTTGCCCTTGAAAAGTAGAGGGCTGCCGTCTATGATGGCCCCATGGTCAAGTGGTTAAGACAACTGACTTTCTATCAGTTATCCCGAGTTCGAATCTCGGTGGGGTCACCAATTTAATTTTTTAGGGATATGGCAACGAGTGCTTTATAAATGATATATCAGTCTATACAACCAGCAACCGAGGTGAACGACTGATAAAAGGTGAGAAGGTCAGTGGCTTTCCTCGGTGGAACTCTGGCGCCCAAGCATTTATAAAACATTCATTGGCATAGCCCTACCTTGGGGATAAAACCCCATTAAGAAAACACAAGGCGAGCGAAGCGTCCATAATATAAAAAAGCTATGATACCTTGACGGGAAAAATATGTCCCGGGCGAATGGAGTTAGAGAGCGTTAGAAGACTCAGGAGTGGAAGATGTATCCAGAAAGCTCTCATATACATACCGAGGATAGAAGTGTGATTCCTTCTCCTCGGTGCCTACTCTTTTCAATTATTGCCTCGTAGCCAAGCGGTAAGGCACCACACTTTGACTGTGGCATTTCGCTAGTTCGAATCTAGCCGAGGCAACCAAAATAGGAACATAACTCAGTAGATAGAGTACAAAACTTTTAATTTTGGGGTCCAGGGTTTAAGTCCCTGTGTTCCACCGAGTTGATTTTAATAAGTTAATAGTTTAAGATGGGGGTATTATCATTATATTAGGTTAACCGATGTAATATACAACCATCCGCAGTTAAAAAGTAGCTAATTTTTGACTGATGTTTAGAATATTATCCGTGGGAGGATAATGGTTTAGGTGGGAATCCTAATTAACTCTTTTACATATATGGCTTCCTAGCTCAGTTGGTAGAGCGTTTGGCTGAAGACCAAAGCGTGCGGGGTTCGATTCCCTGGGAAGCCACCATATATATTTTTTAATTAAAATGACTTGTTTTTTTGTTTATATTATAGTATAATTATATTATAATAATGAAGGTGAGATGAGAATATGAAGAAAAGACCATTTTGGATAATTAAGCATACGGCAGATTATGACGGATATAATAGCTATATAGATTATATAGGGAAAAACTATGAGGCAGCTTGGGACAGATTTCAGTATATAGCAAAACAAATAAGGGAACAGTATTTTCACTCCGCTGGAGTAGAAGACCCTGTTGATACTATAATACCTCAAGACAATCCTAAGGAATGGGGAAAAGAAATAGGGCATTCAGTCCGTCGTTCTATTAATGACGACTGCGAATGCTGGATAGGAATAGAATTAGCCTGTGTTGAAATGGGTAGCTTCGTGAGCAATTATATACCTAGGACAAATGATTGGCTTAGACCTACTATTTTAAATGATATGCCTGCTGATATCGAAGAACAATATAAAGCAGAATACCCTAATAGTAAATATTAATAAAGATAAAACTTGTTATTTAATACTTGAAAATAGCTAATGAATAATGATATAATATATATAGAAAATGAAGAAAGGAAAAGTGATTATTATGGCTAAAAGAAAAGGTTCAAGTGGGAATGGTGAAGGACAATTCACTATAACTCAACTTAACTTAGATAAGAAAGGTAAAACCAATAAAAAGTTAAAAAGAAATCCTATGGCTTCTAAATACTTAACTGCTAAAGGTAGAGAGTTGAAAGAAGCAGGAGAAAAGGCTTATAAAGAAAACTTCAAAAAAGGAAGAAGACACAATAAAAAAATAGAAGTTGCCTCATAATAAGGAGGTGAGCTTCTATGGCTCTACATAAAGCAATTAAAAGTGGTAAAGAGCATAGGGTAGAATACGGTACTAAAGGACAACCATATGCCAAAGCTGTTGACAAGCACTGTCGTAATCACGGGGGTCGTCGTCATCAATGGGAATGTATATGGTGTCGTGATAATCGCACTTATCGTGATAGAAAAATGAAACTCGCAGCTCTTTATGATATTAAAGAATATAAAGAAGAAAGGTTAGGGAACAAAAATGTTAGATGAACTATTAGAATTAACTGTTGGACAAGTGAGAGAATTACTTGCTTATATTGACGCAGATATTGATTTTGATGATTGGGTAAATAATCACCTAGATGAAGATGACTTCGATAAAGTAGATAAAAATGACCATGAGGATTGGGATGACGAAGACTGTGGTGAAGTAGAAGAAAACGAAGATTGGGAAGAAGAGGACGAAGAAGAGGATGATTACTGGGAACCAGACGACGAAGAAGAGACACCTTCTTATCCTACATTGATTCCCAGTGAAGAAGAACTTGCTCATCAAATCGCTGACGATATTCGTAATAAAGCATATACTATCAACAACATTAGTGGGCTATATAGCAACGACTTTATTAATAGAGTTAGAGAATTGGTTTAATATAAAGAAACTTACATAAAGAGAAATTATAGAAGAGAAATTGAGTTAAAAGACTTGTATTTCTCTTCTTTTTTTTGATATAATATATTTGTAATAAAGAAAGAAAGGAGAATGAAAAAATGGGGACAAAATTAGATATTATTAAAAAACTACAAAAGATACAAAGAATAATTATTAAGGCAGACAGTGCCGAATTAGATAAAATAGGTATGAAAATTACTGAAATTGAAAAAGAAATAATGAGCTTAACTGTTCATTGTGGTGAATTAAAAAAGAGAGGTGAATAACAATGAGAAAAGGTAAAGAAATCTATCCAAAAACTAAGAGAATTAAAGTTGATGGTGATATTATTCAATTAACCGAAAAATTAGACGGTAGTAATTTAGTTATTTTCAAAAAAGACGGGGAATTATATTTTGCTCAACGTAAAACTATCTTTGCTTTAAGTGAAATAGAAGAAGCTAAGGATATTTGCTATAAAGGTCTTTATCAATGGATTAAAGATTATGGTCAAGAATTAAAGGACAATTTAAACGAAGGTAGCGCCATCGCGGGAGAGTGGTTAGGTATGGGTGCTATTAAATATACTATTGATGAGTTCGATAAGAGATGGTATATGTTTGCTAAAGCTAATGTAGATGATGACTTTAATTTATATAACTTGATATATGACCACAGCTTATTTATCTATCCTTTTATAGACCAAACTATCCCTAAGTTTATAGGCGTAGTACCAGTCGTATGTGAGATAAAAGTATTACCTGATAAGAAACATTTGGACGCTATATATGATAAATATTGTGTCAGTGTAGGGGGTAGGGATGTTGAAGGTTTTGTTATTAATTACAACGACAGCATTTGTAAGTATGTTAGGAGAAAAAGTGGTAAATTAGTAGAATATAGCGACCAAGATAGAAAAAGTGCTTAAAATTAAAAATAATAGTTGTCAAAAGCAACCGGAAAATGATATAATATAATTGTAATAAAGAAAGGAGAAAAACAATTATGAGAAAACCTGAAAGAATTGATACTTTTTGTAACGAATTAGCAAAAATATGGAAGGAGAATGCCTGTGACTGGCGCTTCGGCCAACTAATGGTAAATGTATTAAACTCTTTACCAAGAGACCCATTCTTCTATGAAGAAGATGAAATGATACAAGTATTTAGAGATTATTTTTCTCCTAAAGATAATAACAAGGAGGGACAAAAAGATGCTTAATATTGCTTGGATGATGCTTGTAGCTCGTATCTTAGAAATATTTGGTTTTGATACAATGTTTATCACAGGTCTAAATCAATGGACTGGTATAGAAATTACCATTTCTGGATACTATTTTATCTTTGCTGTAATTGGTATTATAAAAAATATCATAGAAAAATTATCATACAGTAAAGATATAAATGCTCTAACTGAAGAAATGAAAGACTTATTAAAATAAAGAAAATACTTGAAAATAACTACCATAATATTATATAATTATATTGTAAAAAGAAAAAGGAGTGATATATAATGAGAAAGAGCAATGATGCTAAGAAAGTTAATAGAAATGTGCGTAAACTGAACCGTCAAATAAAAGCCGATGTATTTGGTGATAGATTTGAAGCAAGACAATTTAAAAAGTCAAGAGTCGGAGAGGTAGAATACTTTATGTATAAACTTATAGACCACGCTCAACCAGAAAGAAACATCATTATTCCTTGGGAAACTGCTTTCTCTATATATCGCTTTAATGCCATCTGGGTAGCAATGAACGACTTCATAGTTAGCTCTAACTTTTGGCAAGAATATAATGCTCGTAAGGAACGCGAGGGTAAATAAGGAATGACAAAAAATATATCAATGCTAGCCGGGAGCAAGGCTGAAAGGTGAGTGGTGTGATTAACCGAGGACCGGGACCGCGACGCCGAAGTGTTGGGTATACAACCGACCCAACCATTGATATTTTCTTATGGGGGATTAGCTCAGTTGATAGAGCATCTGCTTTGCACGCAGAGGGTCAGGAGTTTGAGTCTCCTATCCTCCACCATATGTCGTAAAAGAAATGAAATCAGGCAACAAGCAACACTATTTATAGTGATAACAGGAAACAGGGTATTTCTTTCGGTAAGGGCGAAAACCTTACAACGACGCCTACCTCGATATATAAGGGCGAGGGAACAGAGTGATTGTCTTACCCCATGACCCCTTTTTATATCATTATTTTTGATAAAAAACTTGTCAATAGCTGGCAGTTAATATTATAATTATATTGTAAATAAAAAAAAGAAAAAATTAATACTTGGGATTGGGTCTCAAATCCACAGAGAGTTTGGAAGTGAACGATTACCTCTCTGCTGGTGAAAACTTCCAGAGCAACGCACTCAGCTGAAAGAAAGTTTTGTGGGGAGTGCCAAGAGACCGTGGATACTTAGCATTTTTTTCTAAAGGTATATATTGAAAAGATGCCCACTGACGATGAGGTCGCAAGACTGCCAAGGCAATGAAAGCTCGTCCTTTGTGAAATGAGAAAGGCAAAAATCTTTTTTAAAAAATATCTTAAAAAACTTGTCAATCGCAAGTATAAAATGATATAATATAAATGTAATAAAGAAAGAAATAGAAGTTTTAGAAATCGCTATGAGAGTATTAAAAGTGGTTACCCGGTAAGTGAGATTGATATATACGGCTTTCTCCCACAGTCAGGCGAATGCTTTCATAGGGGTTGCTAAAACCCCTCATCCATTTTTTTCTAATTCGCAGTCATTAGGCTGCGATAGAGTGATTAGGAACTAGATACAGGTCAGCCGGAAATTGCCGCTTGAGGAGTGATTACCAATATGAGCCGCTAGCCCGTAATCCCTGGTGAACGCTTAATCGTTCTATCGGAGCCTAATGCTCCAAGCTCATTTTTTATCTCCAATATTACAAATAGAAGAAGCGGAGCTCCCTTGTAAGAGTGAAATAAGGAGGGACGGTAGTCTGTTGGAAAGGTCGGGACTACATTGTGGAAAAAGTAATTTCGTTATTTATGCCCGAGATAAGTCGCGAGTGTATGGAAGAGCCTCAAAGCTAAGCGACGAAGAACCCTGGCATGCCCGAGTTGAAGGCTTGTAGGGCGAGGAGTATCGTGCCTCGGACATAAATAAGGGGATTACTTATAATCCCCCTCACATCCTTTCATAAATAAAAAATAGGCGAGTTATTTTTCGCCTGAGGGATAATAGAGATTTGTATATATGATAAATAATCTTGTAATATATCAGTAGTATAGCTTTTATTATTCTTCAGGGGGGAAATAAATCCCACACACTTACATTAGTTAAAATCTTATGCTACTCGGCTCACTCACTGTAAACAAGCCTCGGGGGCCCGAACCCTCCAGTAAACTATTCAGTTAGGAACTGTGCCAGAGAATGTGGACAAAAATGGGAGTAGTAAAAAAGCGTCCGTGCTGAAAATCGTTAAAGACAGTCTAAAGAAAATAACGGCCAGCTCACGTAGAGGGTAATTGAACAGGTCATCTAGCAGTAATTTGTTTTAAACCTCGAGTTGGCGTCCCAAGGTGGAAGTCCTTGGGCGGGCGTAAAAAATTAGTTATTAAATTATTGAAAATACTTGTAATAAGGATGCGTTCAATGATATAATATATATAGAAAGAAAGAAAAAGTGAGTGTGAATATGAAGCACAAAACAACAGACTTTAATATATGTATTACAGACATATAGATAAGCCTTAGATGCGGAAGCATCGGACCTTGTGTGAAGAATACCGGTACTGTAAATCTAAACTTTCTCACTAATGCGACTCACTGCTAGCGAAAGTGTGAGTATCCGTTGGCTACGGCGAAACGTGCGTTCGTTTAAATCAACCACTTATTAGAAATAGCCTTAACCTTTTCCCCCATTGAGCTCGGTAGATGGCTAAGCCGAGTCGCCTAGCTCAATGTTTAATATATCCTTTATTGGGGGGTTTAAATCTTTAAGCCTCGCAATAAGTGATATATTAAGGATGGCACCAGCATTACTTTAAAAAGTAAATAGAAGCCAAAGGCTGGCAAACTTATTTCACAAGTGCCTATCATGGAGGATATAATGACCCCTCCTTCAGGTCAACCCGGGGGTGGCTGCTCTTCTATGCTCGTTGAGTGTGATTGCTTATAATGAGCAAGGGCAGATGAAACTAACGAAAGATAGGCTAAAAAAAATTGAAATGACACTTGAAAGTTGCTTCTAAAAGTGTTATAATATATATGTAATAAAAAAAAGAAGGGAGAATGATTAGGATGAAAGAAGTTAAATTAACTGCTAATCAAGAAGCTATTTTAAAAGTTTTAGGAGAAAACTTTGCTGAGGAAGGAGCATTCGCTGCTGACGTACTAGAAAAGGTTGAAGGTAAAACTATCAACGCAGTAAACGCTACACTTGCTTCACTTGCTGGAAAAGGCTTAGTATCAAAAACTAAAGCTGTAAAAGGCGACAAAATGTTAACTAAATATGCTTTAATTCAAAAAGCAAACTAATACAAAGATAGGGTTATGAACCTTATCTTTTTTTATTTTATAAAATTATTTTTTTTATAAACCTTAAATACCTCTTTAAAAACATTTTAAGGGGGCGTATTGCGGTAAAAATATATTTTTAATATAAATATATTAGAAAGGGTAAAAAATCGTTTAGAAGTGGCTTAAAATAAAAAATAAATATTTTTGCGAAAATACTTGAAGAAAGCCACCATTTTATTATATAATTAATATAGAAAAAGAAAGAAATGGAGTGATAAAAATGAAAGTAGAAGTTCAATTCAGTTATACAGTAGATTATGGTATGTGGGATTGCCCTAAATGTGGTCATCATAATGTATTAACTATGGACAGCGACAACGATGGCGTATGCGAAAGTTGTGGCTTTGAAATTGAAGGTTTTGTTAATCGCCTAGGTGAAACTGATAACATCGATGAGGATGTATACGATATTGAGGACGACGAAGGCGACGAAGAATAGGTTAATAACAACTGAGGTTGTTGTTATATATATACGGTTGATTACCGAGCCAATGACTGCTTGAGGCCGATGCCCAATGGCACACGAAGAATTATAGTAGCCGCTAGGAATGGCGTGTGATTTCCCCTAGCCGTAGAGGTAAATACGGTGGTTCTAGTAAACCCGACCCATTCGGTTTACTCCTTAAGCCTTTGGAGTACAAGGCTACTGCGTCGCAGGGCACTTCTGGTCGCGAACAGAGTGTCGCCTATGCCGATATAGTATAATGGTATTACAGGGCAATGGTAATGCCCCAATCTAGGTTCAATTCTTAGTATCGGCACCATTAAAAAATTGCTATATAAAAAACGCCCAAAGACTTCTCAACTCCTAGCAGTATATTGTATAATATATATATAAAGAAAAAAGAAAAAGGAGTTGAAAAAAATGGACGCAATTATCAAAGAAATAAAACTAATCCAAGCCGAGTTAATCGTATGTAAAGACGAGTTAAGGATAGAAGTCTTAGGTAAGAGATTAGATATAATAGAAAAAAGGTTAGAAGAAATGAAAGGAAAAGGTGAGGTAAGATGATGTTAACACACGCACAAGAAAAAATAGTAAGAAGATTAGAGGGGGGCATGGCTACACCAAAACAATTAGCCGAAATGCTAGGCAAAGGTTACACAGAAGAAAAAGCTCAATCAATGGTACTAACACTAGCACGCAAAGGAGCCGTAGACAAAACGAAGGCAGCCCTAATATTACACGATAGCCCAATGCGTAAGTTCCTAAACTACGAAGTAGGTGGAGGCTTAAAGGGCAGCATACCAGAAAATAAAAATCGCTAAACTTAACTAAAATTGTAATCTCGCAAGTAGTTGTCTACTATACAAGTGATTTATTAAGGGGTATTTATTTTCTATATATATATAGTATATATAATATATTATATATCTTAGGTATAAGTAATATATAGTAGTATATAGTATAAGTAGTAGTATATATATAATAGGTATATATAGTAGTAGTATATAATATATATATAATAAGTAGTAGTATATATAATATGTATAGTATATAGTATATAGTATATAGTATATAGTATATAGTATAATACATAATAATATATATAGTATACCATTAGTAATATATAGCATATAATAGTATAAAAGATAAATAATATAAATAGGAGGTGGGGGATGAGCTCCGCAGAGCCCCCGTCTGTCAAGTTTTTTGTAAGCAATGTTTCACGTGAAACATAAAAGGAGGCAAATAATGAACAGAGCAGAGCAAATATTATATTCAGCTTTAGAGGAAGCTATAAAAAAGTATGGTGAGGGTAATGTTCCACGTGAAACATAGGCAATGGTATTTGAACCATTGTCTTTTTTTTATGTCTAAAAATACTTTACAAGAACTAGCGCGATTGTGTATAATTATATTATAATGGGGAAGTATTATTATAAAAAAAATAAAACAACTATGTCGCTTTTTCCTCACACCTCGTAAAACACCATTTTTAGCCGTTTTAAGCAACGTTTTGCTTTTCTAATACAATTACACTATTTTTATTATAAAACCTCTCTAAGGGGCCTTAAAACGCGTCTGAGAGGGTATTTAGAGTTCTATTAGAAAAATATTTTTTAAATTACCGGCTTCGCAGCTCCTTAGGGGGTGCTCCGCATACGGGGGTACAGCTCCCTAACTATGTGGTGTGGAGGCAAAAAAATATGCTAGCACGAAAAATACACGGCTGGCACCTGAAACAATACGGATAAAATTATTAAAAATACTTGACAATACCCCTTGTTTTATGGTATAATATTATTGTAAAATGGGAGAGTATTATTATATAAAAAAAATAAAGCTAATAAAAAAAGATGCTTATTCAGCATCTTCTGCTTCAACTGGAGCTTCATCAGTTTTATCTAATTCAGCGATACCAGTTTCAGTTAAAGTGTATTTAGTTAACATCTTGTCGTTGTAAACTGCTTTTTCTTTGTTAACATAACCTTTAGTAGCCATAGCTGCTAATGTAGCATTAACACTATTGAATGTTCTTTTGCTACCAGCTTCAACCATTTTGTTTAATACTTCTCTAGCGAAAGCTGTTCCTTTATCGAATGTTCTTAATACTGTAGCAACTTCCTTGTAGTTTGCGTTCATTCCAACCATTTTAGCCATATTTCTCACCCTAACAATTACCTATAGCAAAAGTAATTGCCCTTTCCTTTAAATAATTTTTCTTTTCTTTACATATATATTATATCATATATGTGAGTGAAAGTCAACTCTTTTTGAAAAGATTTTAGCAATTTTTTTAATTGGTATTTACTTTTCTTTCTTTTCTATAATAATTATATCATAGAACTAACCGAAAGTCAAGTAATTTTTTTATTTTTCTAACCAATTTTTTTTAATTCCTTTCCCTTTTCTTTATTACAATTATATTATATCACCATTTGGTACCAATTGTCAATAATTTTCGCACCTAAACTTTTTTTATTTTTTAGGTAAAAATACTTGACTTTATACAGCTCCCTATGATATAATAGAATAAGGGGGGATTTAGGGGGGATGCAATGCGTCCCATTAGGTTTCATTTTCATCTCTCTTTCTTCATCTTTTCTATAATAATTATATCACAAATCTGACCTGATGGCAACTGTTTTAGCAAAAATTTTTTTAAAAAAGTTTTTGAAAAATACTTGACTTGACCACCAAAAGTATGATATAATAAAAGGGGATATATTAAAAAAAAAAT